AGTTTTTTCGGTTAGGGCATACCAATTTGTTTTAAGCATTTTGTTATTGCTATAATTCCCCTTAATTATATAATTACCCTCTAAAAGTTTATTTATGGCGGTTTTTAATTTCTGTTCTGTTAAATACGGGAAGATGGTTAGGATGTTTCTTCTACTTGTAAAAAACCATATATACCCATCTTTTAACATATCTTGATTTTCGGCATTTAATTGATGCCAAAAAAGGAAGTGTTGTAAGATTAAACACTCCTCTAATCCTATCTCTGTCGCTAATTGAACAGAGAAAGAATGTGTGGTGTGGTTTTTTTCGCTCATATTCATTTTAAAAAACAACCCTTTCTTTCGTTGCAGTCCCACTACCTACTACAATTACTCAAAAGGGCGTTAAATTTCTATTTTTAGTCAGTAGCGGTTGACTTTTTCTAACTACAAAGGTAAAAATAAAATTCGATTTATGCAAATTCAAACAACTGGTTTTCGCTATATCTGTCTTTTATTTTCGCAATCTCGGACAAAATGGCCTTAATTATTGCGCTATTGTTCGTCTGCTTGTATATCCCCTCATCGTCGTATTCTCCTTGTATTGGGGATAATCCCAATACCGCCTGTTCTATATCTACAAGTGCAGCATAGATAGCATCTCTTTCGTTATAGTACTTACCCTCATATCGTGCACCACGGCAAAAGCCACTTCCACCGCATTTGCTTAAATCGTATGCAATCCCATAGTCCCACTTGCCCATAGGGTTCTCACAAGTAGATATTATTATTTTGCATCCCCTTACTTCGAGGTCTATTGGAGTGTTAGGTGTAAGGCATACATCGTTGATATTGTACTCATAGGTCTTATACCTAAAAACAACCTCATCTCTGCTATTGTAGTAATGGCTTTTGCAGTACTCCCACCATTCCTCTTGCGTAAACGCCTTGTTTAGGCACTTGCACACTAAAAATATATCTTTTTCCATCTTTCGTTCCATTGTTCTATTCGTATTATGCCCTCAAACGGATTTTAAGGCACATAGGACGCGTTTATAATCTTTTTTGGTGTAATTACTCGTCTTTGACTTTCATCGCGGTTTTAGACGGGTTTTTGAACTTCGGCAATTCTGCAAACATTTTTGCCTTTCCCTTGACCTCCTCTTCGCGATGCTCGTTACCCTTAATCCTAATCTTATTATTGTTCTTTAAGCGATACCACATAAAGAACTTTTGATGCTCATTAATCCAAAATTCTCGCTCTTCTTTATCTAACTCCCTAAAAGGGAAAGCATACAACATTGTATGCTCTCTCTTTATTCCTCTCAATAGGTTCTCACGGAACTTTGGGTTCTTTTGGTATTGGCACAACAATTCATAGAACCTATCGTACCATGGCTGACTTGCTATATATCTTGCTACATCTTCGTATGTTCTCATTTGCCAATCATTTTAACTTCACTGACCATATTCACATTCCCCGTTGTTTCATTCGGGATAAGACTGACAACAGGAAAGCGACTTGCTCTCGGATTGTCAGACTTTACAAAGGTAACATTTAAGTCGCAAAGAACGCCACTGATGTGCCCATTCTGCTCTAACAAAGCATCGAAAGTATCTCGGATGTGTGGGATGCTACTCGCTACGGCTTTGGTTTCAAAAGTCCATACGCCGTAAATCTTATCCACCATAGGCAACACTACATTGAGCGTCAGTGTTACCTGCCATCCTGTCTTACTCGGATACTTCTTCTCTATTTGCTCCATAAGGTTAGGCGTATCGTTAGTATTGCACTTAACCCTGCGTTGTGCTTTCTCGCTCCATACCCAAAATTCCTCTCCATCTCCCTCTGCTATCTTCTTACCTGCATTGTCCCTATATACATAGTTCTCCCTGCATACTTGTTCGGGGTCGTCACTCGGAAAGTACACAAGCAAAGTACTTGCATGCGGATACACCGCTTCAAAGAGTGGCGCATACTTACCCGTCGCCACAAAATAGTCTATACTCTGCGGAAAGCCCCTATCGCTCTTAATCCCGCACTTTATCTTACCTAATCGAGGAGGTAGCGGACTGACCGCTACTTCCCTTTTAATTCTTCCGTTCATAAACTACTAAAATAGTGTATCGAAATCATCATCTAATGTCGTTTCATCTACTTCTTCTGCGTCTACCTCTGCCCTATGTTGCTTTACAAGGTCTGCAAGATTATAGACTTGTACATTGTTGCCTGCATCCGCTTTGAGGTCTATAACTCCACTGATGTTCACTATCTTCCTCTCTTTCTCTTCCTCGCAAGCATACAAAGCCAATATATAAGGCACTTTTGCTATTGCAGGGTTCTCCGTCTGCTCCTCGAAGTTGTAGGATGGTTGCTTCTTTGCAGTGCCCATCCACTCCTTTGGTGCAATGTTAAATATCCTCTCAATTGGAGTATCGGGGAAACTCTCATTCCACATTTGGCGATAGATGTCAAGTTGTTGCGCATAACTATCGTAAAAACCCTTTTTACCGCTCTTAAAGTCGATTATAGCGTCGAGCCTTTGCCCGTACTTCGCTTTCGCTTGTGCGACCTTTTTAGCGTCCTCTCCTGCCTTTTCTACTGCTTCCCTTTCCTTGTCTATTGGATACTCTCGGATGTTCGCCACGAGGTCTATCATCCCTGCACATCCAAGTGTCGGACTGCATAGGGCAATCTCCACTGCGTATGGACGCACATCGTAATCCCTCATCCACTTTGCAAATGCTACAATATCTGCCTTTGCTTCCTCTATATGGCTCTCAACAAAGCCGTAAGGTAGTTTCTCCCTCTCTACATATTTGTCGAGTAAGTCCTTAATCTCATCAAGATTGAGGGTTTGAGCAATTATCAACTTCTCGATAAGAGAGTGTAGGAATGTACCATAGGATGCACGCTCGTTAGTGTAGTCCTCTGCGGCTTCCTTGCCAAGTCGCATCTTCCACTCTGTGAGTACCTTGTTTTCAGGTGCACACTTGTGGAGAATAGTAGTGACAGACGGGAAGAACACGGGTTCTCCGTCTGCGTTGAAGAAGTAATAATACCTCTCGCCCTTTGAGTTTAGTTGGTAGAGTTTATACGCTACCTCTTTTAGTTGCGTTGCGTTGAAGTACAACGCTTTCATCTGCTCGGCAGTCGTGCCGAAAGCAATTTGTAATTGACCTTTTTCCATTATTATTTTTTTGAAGTTTCTATTGGACGGATGCTAACTACTCTATCGTAATCAGAGTACCAAAATTCTCCTTTGTAGTTAGTACGAGGGATGAACCTATCCCCCTTAATCGTCATAAACTGACATTTGAGCGGATGCATACACTCTATAACACCGCCGTATGTGGTGTTATCCCACGCGCTCGGTGCTTTCCACTCGTATGCCGTTATCCCTTTTTGTGCAAGAGAAAGGACTAAACTCTTCGTCATAATTTGCCATTCCATAACTTTATATGTTTTTATTTTTTGCAAAGGTATGACAAAAATTTGAATTATGCAAATAATTTAGAAAAAAACCTCCCATCGTGTCGTGCCGATAGGAGGAAAACATAAAACACTTATATACATTTAAAGATTTTGGAAGAGCATTCACTGCTATTCTCAACAAAGATATAAAAAATAAAGCAAAGAGCATTCTCTGCTGTTTGCTTTTGTCAGTTAACACATTAATAATCCAATAACCATTTGTATATGAATAGTCTTTTGCAAAGGTAATAAAAAACGGAAAAAGTTGCAAGCGAGGCGACTTTCTCCGTTATACCTTTATCATCTCGACAGAGGATTTGAAGATGCGTTAAAAATTTGAATGTTATGAAAAAATGTAATTCAATTCAATTTGCTATTGCAAAGGTAAACAAATTATACGAAATTCCAATACCTATGTAAGGTTTTATTTCACCACAATACCCAATTCCTACTTGTAAGCCTACCGACATTTTTGGTTTTTCAAACCTTGTAGTGGTTCGATAAATAGTTGTGGGATACACTTCTATACTCTCTAATCGTGGCTCGTATCCACTGACTACTGCCTTGTAAGTAGTGTCAGCATAAATTTTTATTTCTCGTGGCAAAACTACATAGGTAGTGTCTTTCCGCACTATCGTATCTCTTACTGCTACCCACATAGTGTCCACTACTCTGTGCTCGATTTCTACGGGTTTGTAGAGGGTTATAGTATCTCGGACGATAGTTTCCTTTACTTCGGTCTTTATCTCCGTTTTAGGCGGTCTAAAATAGGCAAAGAGGGGCAATGCTACCACTGCCCCCAATACCATACCAAAGACTATGTTCTTTATTTCAGTAAAAGACATATTCCAATCGCTATAAGTATCCCCAAAGCATCAAAGATAGCATCGTGGATAGTTGCCTGCTTCGTCTGCTTCTTAAAGGCTACATCAGTGGCTTCCTTGAAGAAAGCACAACCAACGGCTACCATTGTCCCTGCAATAGGGAATACACTTGGGTCTGCCAATGCGAAAGTAACTACAATCGCATAACATACGAGGAAGTGAAGCAATCCATCGACTGCCATGTACTTCCAAATAAGGTTAAAAATCTTTTTCATATTTGTATTGATTTTTTAATCCCACCGAATTCGGAGGGTTTTATTCGTAATAATCCCATATTACTTCTTGTGGCAAATTCTCGTCGAAATCCGCGTGGATGAAAGTCTTGCCTATGCCTATCCTCGTGCAATAGTTGTCCAACAAGGCTCGTATTATCTTGAACCGATTGGCACTGCTCGTGCATTTTATATCCAATGCCGTCCCTCTCGTGTGTGCAGAGTTGCCACTCCTGCCGTGTTTCTTATCCCATTCTACACTTCTATATGCAGAGTTAATTACAAGCGGTATGCCTGCATCCTCCCTCACTCGGTCAAAGAGTGCCATTGCATCTGCGTCCATATCTTGTAGACTACACGGAGGGTCGCACCTGCGGAACTCCTTTTCACTAAAATACTTGCTCTTAATCATAGGTTTACATTGTGATAAAAGTCTAATTTAATCTTCGCAAAAATGGTTTCGATGTTCGTCCTCATCAATCCATTCTCGTGGTCAGAATATACCTCCGTTTCTACCTGCGTGGCTAATAGCGGTATCCACTTCGGGTCAGTGTAGCAAGATAGTTTCTTCCCCCGATAGGTGAAACAATCGAGTTTGGAATTCCTATCCTCGTGGGCATTGGTGCATAGATTTTTGATTTTTGCTTTCGTTGCATCTTGGTCTGCAATATGGTTCTCGGTCTTTACCCTTACTATCATCTTTAAGGTGTTTTCAATCCCTAAATCAAACACAAGATTGCTAATCGTCTTTATCCTCAACTGCGTTTCCACTTTCAACCCCTCTGCGATGTCGTCTAACTTCTCGTTCTGCGACTTTGTTTCAGTGACAAGACTTTCCATCGCTTTTCTCTGCGTGCTCATTGTGTCGTTTATGACCTTTATAAACCACTTAAAACACGCAACCATAAGCAACGCGGATAGAACCAAGAAAAACCCTGCTGAAACGGCAAGCATACCGAAATCCGATATGCTATGTGCCGTATTGATTGCGTTGTCTATCATTTCCGTTCCTCCTATGCAAGTGTCCAACCCTTTGCAGTGGCGGCGGTCTTCTGCGCTTCCGTCACCTTTGCAAGATTGGTTTCACCAAGCGTTAGTGTCTTACCCGTTACCTCTTTGAGGTGTGAAAGTATATAATCTATGCTTTCTGCATCCAAAGGACAATCCGATAGAGTGAGGTCGCAACCAATGTTATCCACTCTCATATAAGATAGTTTTGTGCAATGGGTAAAAGCATTTGCCGCACTTGTAACCGCTCCAAAGTCTACTGAACCACTTATCGGAAACTGCGTTAGTGCTGTACAACCAAAGCACAAGTTCGTTATATTGGTTACCTTTGATGCGTTCAGTGATGGTACGGATGTAAGTGCTATGCAGTTGTAAAACATATTACTCATATTCGTTACCGCTTTGGTGTCTATGCTCTCTATGTCAATCAAGTCTTGACAATCGTAAAACATAGCCGCACAAGTCGTAAGGGATGCAAAGACAAGTTTAGGAAAATGCGTTGCCGTACTTCCTTTGAATTTCGTTCCATCGGGTAAGGTAGTCCCCGTAGGGATTGCCTTAATCCTTGTGGCATAGTTTGCCAACACCTCGTCACAAGCCACGCCCTTGCTTGTTATTGCGCTCTTGATGCTTGCTTTTGAAGTCTTTATGCTTGTTATCTGTTCTTCTACCATAGCCCTATCCTATTATTTCGTCCAATTGCTCACTTACTGATTGTAGGCTCGTTGTGCCCTTTATCAAAGTCCCATCTGCCTGCACTTTGATGCAGATTGCATCTTCGTAGTTGTTAGTGTTCTTCACTAACTGACCAAACCACTCCGTACCAATCTTGTGCAGAGTACCTGCATAGAGGTCGTTGTAGGTGCAGTGCATCACTTGTGCAGTAGGGATTTTCGATAAGTAGACTTCGAGTTGTGCCTTGTTCGACAAAGTGGTGTCAGTGAAAGGCACTGGCGTGTAAGAGTACTTGATTGCATCTAACATCTCCACAACCTCATTTGAGGTCTTTTCAAGGAAATAATTGTCTGCACTGAAAGTCACTTCTCCCGTTGAAGTGTTCACATTCATAGGATAGTGCTTGCTTTCGTTTATGTCCGTCACTATACCGCTCAAAAGAGTGCCCGTACCGATATTAAGAGTGCCAAAGTATTCGGCTTCGTTGTCGGTCAAGACAATAGGGATTGAGTAGCCATTTGTGGTTTTTATCCCTGCATCTGTTAGTATCTTTACAAAGGCTGTTATTGCCGTTTTATTGGCGGCATTTTGACCCGTTGTAAGGGTTATAGGAGCAAAAGCATTGACTGCCTTTGCTTTTGTGTTCACCTCGTTGATTTTTTCATTCACATCGGTGGTCTTTGCATACCCCAAAGCCTCAACCTTTCCCTTAATCCAAGTCCATAAAGAGGAAAGTGGGCGTCTGTGATATGTAGTGGTTTCTGTTCCCCCACTTGTATATTGTGAGATGAAATAGTCGGCATCCACGGGTGCTGCTATTCCCGTACTCAACTTGTTTATAAGCCCGTTCAATCCACTTTCCGTGTTGTTTACCTTGCCCGTTATCTCCGTTTGTAGGCTCGTTGAAAGTTTCTCCTTGCTAATGCTTTTATCTATTATCGCATCGGGATTTAATTTTGTCATCTTTCAGTCCTCCTTAATTAATTGATTAAATCTGCTTCGCAGTATTGTTTAATTTCTCCATTGCTGTTCTTTGCTATTATCCACTCATAGTCAGCACCAAGCGCAATACTACTACAATCTATCGTGAGTTTCTTCGAGATGTCTGTACCCTTTATACCCGACTTGATTGTTAGGTTCTGCAAAGGTGCACTCGATGATGGTTTCGTTGCTTGCTCATTAAACAAAAGTTGTACATATCGCACTCCATTGTCCACATGTATATATTGGATGTTATCGAATTGAGCATCCACGATTGTTCCGTTTCCAAAGGAATTGGAGAAGCAGTTGTTTCCAAAGGAATTGGAGCCGCAGGAGTTTCCAAAGGAATTGGAGAAGCATTCGTTTCCAAAGGAATTGGAGCCGCAGGAGTTTCCAAAGGAATTGTAGAAGCAGTTGTTTCCAAAGGAATTGGAGCCGCAGGAGTTTCCAAAGGAATTAGAGAAGCAGGAGTTTCCAAAGGAATTGGAGCTGCAGAAGTTTCCAAAGGAATTAGAGAAGCAGGAGTTTCCAAAGGAATTGGAGAAGCAGTTGTTTCCAAAGGAATTTTTGTAGCAGTTGTTTCCAAAGGAATTTTTGTAGCAGTCGTTTCCAAAGGAATTGGAGGAGCAGCCTTTTCCAAAGGAATTGTAGTCGCAGTCGTTTCCAAAGGAATTGGAGCTGCAGAAGTTTCCAAAGGAATTAGAGAAGCAGTCGTTTCCAAAGGAATTGGAGAAGCAGTTGTTTCCAAAGGAATTTTTGTAGCAGTTGTTTCCAAAGGAATTGTAGAAGCAGTCGTTTCCAAAGGAATTGGAGGAGCAGCCTTTTCCAAAGGAATTGGAGTCGCAGTCGTTTCCAAAGGAATTGGAGCGGCAGTCGTTTCCAAAGGAATTTTTGTAGCAGGAGTTTCCAAAGGAATTGTTGTAGCATTCGTTTCCAAAGGAATTGTTGTAGCAGGAGTTTCCAAAGGAATTGGAGAAGCATTTTCTTCCGAAACCCATATCATGGCTGTTTATGCCTATTTTGTTACCATATACTTGGTAATTTGATGCTAAGTAATCTTCCGAAAAAAATGGAATAAAAAATATAAAATTCAAGGATAACCTACTTATTATATCTTCATCATCTTTTATGAAAGTTTCAAAATTTTCCTTTATGATATTATTGTTAGGAATAGTGGTATATATATCATCATCTCCTTTCAATCCTATAACTGATGCATCGTAAGATGTTTCTTGTCCATCTACTAACGAAAAAGTATATGCATAAATGAATGAAGTTGTCTTTTTCATATTATTCATGTTTGCCGATAGGTGATAAGGCACATCCATCTCATTATCGTAGTAATCTTGCATTTTTTCCCATAAGGGGTCAGTTTCATCTACTGCATATATTTTATATTGTATGTTCTTGAAGTCGTAGAAACACTCGTTGTCCCATTCATCTTTCATCCACCAAACAACACCCTTTCCGTTGGTTGTATCTGCCCAAGCAAAGCGGTTTGTGTCGTTGTCCAAGCAGTATTTCAATTCCCAAGCACTCAACTTGCATCCACTGAAATAGGTGTCCCCTTTGTGTTGTATCGCTTTGGCATTCTCGTTGAGTACATTCACATCGTCTGCCTTGACAATCACATCAAAGGCGTGCCCTGCACTCCGTGTGTCTGTCTGTACACTTGTAGTCACAAAGTCAGTTATTCGATACCTCCTGCCTGCAACAAGTTTGCTCCCATCCCTCAACGCTTTGAGGTCGGCATAGGTGATGCTTACCATTGGATTGAGAGCATTCTGCACTGCCGCTATTTGCTCCTTAACCCAAGTCTTTATTTTCTTTGAAAAGGTCGTTAAACCCGAATTATTTAGATATCCCATTTTTTATTCCTCCTTTTTGTCTTTATTATATTCCTCATAGGCATCTTCCCTTTGCTTGTCAGTGAGGTAGAACCCATTGTTTGCTATGTAAGAATTGTAGATAACTTCTTGATACTTGTGTCTTGCATCGAGTTTAGGCAAGTATGCATCCGCAAAGGCTTTTAAGTCCTCAATAGTTAGCCCTATTTCGTTTGCAAAGTCAGTGACCAAGAATTTGCCGAATTCCAATCCGCTTGCTTGCTCTCTCTGTGCAAATGCTAATAGTTCCTCCTTGGTTTTGACTGCCCAAAGGAACTCACATCTGCCACTCATAGAGGATTGCTTGTAGTGCTTGAAATCCGTGTTCTCGTCAGTCCATACGAGTGTGTCAGTGTCTTTGGATTGAAAACCCTCAATAGGGCTGAAAAAGGCTCTACTGCCTACTATAAATCTCTTTTCCATATTATGCTTCCTCCCATATTTTAGTTATCTCTGCATCGGTGATTGTTGCAGAGGTGTCGAGTTTTTGATCTATAGATAAAAACAAATCGCAAATGTCCTTACCAGCCCATTCGCCCCAATAGGAGGGGTTTTTTGCTCTTGTCTTTATTGATGGAAAAAAATATGTAAATGATAATCCAATACAAGTTTGAACAACAGAAGTAGCTGCAACATAATCTGATACCAATAATAAAGAAGGTGAGTTTATAAACCATGATGAACTCGAAATGCCATCAGACATAGGATAATTTGTATATGAATGCCCCGCCATCAATATATATATGCCTTTTTCTGTGATAGTATTAAGGTCAGTATTCTCATTTATTGCCTTTACATTTGTCCCGACCATTCCAAGTATAGTTTGAATAGATTGGGATAGTTTCGTTTCCGTGACGGCATTGTCGGCAAGTCCACCGCCATACACCTCGTTTATCGCTCCGACAATCGTCTTTGCAGTGGTCTGCAAGGTCTTGTCTGTGATGTACTGCTTGTTCGCTACATCGTTGAGGATGGCTTGTACCTCAACGGATAACTTGTCTTCGGTTATCTCACCCTCAAAATTCGCAAGTGCTTCTATGTTCGCCCTCGCTTGTGCTTTCTGTTCCTCTGTGTACTCTTGTGGGTTAATCTCACCCAAAGCATCCACCATCGCCAAGAGGACAGCCTGCAAGATTGGACCCGTAATCTCTCCGCGTCCGTTCTCCTTAACCTTTTTGGCTATAAGGTCTTTTAGTTGCTCGTAATTCATAATGCATTATTTTTTAATTGTTTATAATTTTTGAAACGGCTACCCCCTTGCCTATTTTCTTTACTACTGAATTGGTTGTGAACTCACATGCTACCTCTGCCAAGTATCCCTGCTCCTGCCAAGTAGGTGTAATCAAAAACGATGTAGCATCGTATGTCCATTCGTTTGTCACTATCTGTATATGGTCGCTCAATCGAATGAAACGCATTACATCGCATACCTCTTCGGGTGCAAGGATGTTGAACCTATACCGCTTGTAAGATACTTGACTGATTGGAAACTGATACCCACTGCGCTCTGCTACTTCTTCCTCGAACTCATAATCGGGCATACCTATCTCCGCATCAAAGTACATTATATTTTTATATCCATTGGAATAGACGACTGCTCCTGCATCGAACTCCAAGTCCTCGTCATCCCACCATCTTATCTCCATACACGCACTGCACCACCCAAAATAAGCCGAATACCACTCGTTGTCATCTTCGTCTACTACCTTTACATACATCTTTGTAGGATGCTTATCTGTTGTGAGTACTACATTTCCGTTATAACAGATGTAATCATAGTCACCTTTGTTAACGATATTGAATTTCGATATGTCAAGTGTGGTTATCTGCTCATCTGTATCCGCATCAAAGATGCTAACGCTCTCCAATGGCACTGGTGCTTCTACGGCTTTGAAATAAGTTGCGTTCTCTCCTCCCGTATATTGTAATATATAGATAGTATCCGCGTTCTGCGGTATGGTTATGTATCCGCTCCAAGTCTTTGCTCCAAGAGGTACGGGATTGAGTGTTTTAATTACTTCTCCGCTTGTGTTGAGAAAGGCTATGGAAGTACCTTGTATTTGCTCACTCAAACCCGAATAGAATGGCGGTGTAGGTAGGTTCTCGATATAGATGTACTTCGTGTCCAATCCGTGCATTTCGATACTACCCACGCCCGATTTAGAGGATGCATTCTCTATAAGATTGCCATCTTTGTCCAAATAGGCATTGTCTATGTAGTCTGCGGTTATCTCCGTCGAGGTCTTTTGTATAGAGGTTGTAGCCTCCCTTTGGATTTGAAAAGGCAATATGCGCTTATTCGGGGTTAAATAAACATAATCCCGACCAAAAGCATACCATTTTTTCTGCTCTATTTTATCGTCGTAAAAAGGAAGAGGAGAAAAGTTATTTTTGTTACTCATAATTATATTGGTTTAATTGACAAAGAGTAACCCTTTCTCCTTATCGCAAAGGTAGTAATTTTTATTTAGGTGTGAAAATTAAATCAATTTCTAACATTTGAGTATCTAAATTCATTTCCACTTTATCTATCTGCCCATCTCCGATACCTGTATGAATTAACTTATACAAGTCAAAATCAAAGTAAGGGCAAGAGATGCTCTGCTTCATAGATTTTTTCACTCCGTTGCTCTTCTTTTCCTTGTCGTTCACTTCGATGTTCCACGCCGGCATATCATAGAGGTAGTAGGTTTGTAGGGCGTAAAAGGACAAAAACCCGTTTTGTAGGACAATATCGTCCGCGATGGTATAGTAAGCCACTTTCCACTTTCCCTCGCTTTCTACGGCACTTAAAAGGGCAAATCCGTCACTTTGCGCCGCACTCGGATTGAATAGCATATAATCAATATCCGAATTGAAGTCATCTATGGTGATGCTCTCCACATCTCCGCTTTTCACATACTTGCTCTTTATCTCTATCGGGTTGCCCTCAAAGTATGAAGTCGTATCGTCTACCCACTTGAATTCGTATCTTTCGGGTAGTTCGTCCTTGTCATAAGATGCAGTGTTCACTCCGAAACTCCAAGCCTTTCCCGTTCTCGGATTGACAAGTTTTGTCAAATCAAGCCCAATTTGAGGGTTTGAAAAATATGCTCCGCCGTTCATAAAGTAAGATATATGCTCTATCCTCAATCGGTAGTTGTTGCCACTCACCTGCTCTAACCACCAATAGCATCTAAATGCATCTCGGAGCATATCGAGTATCTTCCTTAATGTAATCTTCGCTTTTTGCGCAGGCTGGCTATACTCTCCTGCCAAGATATTACTCTTTGGTGTCAAGAATAGACTGAACGCCTGCTGACTTATTGGATTGTAAGTGTCGTACAAGAATTGGCTATACGCCTTTGTCCCTTTGAAGTCTACCGAATATCCGCTATCCTTTGTAATCTTACTCAATAAAGTATCTATCACCGACCACAACGGATATGCATCCTTAAATGTGTATTCTTTGCGAATTAATGGTTCGATAGTGCTTGTGTACATATCAAAACTGAACCAATATGAAAGCCTTGTCCAATAGGTCTGCGCAATAGGGTAGTAATCGGGCACACCAGTACTCCCTCCATGTGGCGGTTTAGTGTAATACAAATCGTCTTTATAGTACCACTCAGTAGGTTCGGAACTAAACTCGTTCCAAATGGTTATCACGTCAAAAGCATACGGAAATACCCTATGGAAATTCCTATTGTTGCTTACCATATCTTCGGAAGACAAAGAAGATGAATTGTAAGTCGTACTCCCTATCTTGAAACTCTCTACATCACAAATAAGTCGCCCATAAAAAGCCATATCGTGGATGTAAAGAATTACATTACCCGTTGCACCAGTACCGCTGACGGGAAGTAAAGTTATATCTGCATCAAGTGGGATATCCCTATTCTGAAATATCGCCCTCCATAATACTACCTTATCCGCTTTCCTTACTACCTCTATATACGAACCATAGGACGCTAGTCCTCCCTCTCTGCGCACTTGTATAGTATATGTGCTATCGGAGATGCTCCATTCAGTTTCACTGCTCGGCTTATCTCCCCATATAGCATTGGGTAACTTTGGGGTCATATCCCCCGAAATCTCCACAATTCGGGCGTTCAATATCTTTGCAAAGTGGTACTTGTCCGTCAAGTCGCTATCGCTTTCTATCGTTTCACAATCCTGCTCCCAAGTCATCCCTTGAAAGAAACACGATACTTTATCCTCGCCCATAGCATAGATTTGTATCATACTGCGCTTGTCGAGCGATACGGCCTGCTTGCGTGGTAGTATCTTAATCAAGTCATATTCCTTTTCAACCCCATCAAGCACCGCACTATATGCATCCTTTGTTTCAAGATTGAGGGTGAAAAGCCTATCGTCTATATTGAACTCGCAATCCGTCTTGTAAAAAGTACCTGTCCAATATAACCCGTAATCCGAATAGATTATAAGATTGAACTTTGTTTCTATATCTGCGTTATACACAAAGTCGAAGTCTTCCCCTACAAAAGTAAACTCCCCCGAAAGACTTTGACGGAAATACTGCTCATTCGCATCGTGCGACCATTTCATTGTGCAATTATTCCCGAATATAGGATGCGCCGTTATTCGTATTTTTGGAGTTTGTAAATAAAATCCGTATTTTGGTTTCATAGCCTAACTTATTATTTTCTTTGTGTTCTTGTAATATATTATCGTCTTTCCGCCCGATGTAAGCACTTTCTGCCCACCCTGCTCTACTAACTCGCTTACACCCTTTTCGAGTTTACGCAAGTCTGCTCCTTGTGGCACAATATCGCTACCCACAAAAGCATTGCCGTACAAATTCTCGAAAGTGCCGTGATTTAACGAAGAAATGATGTCGGATACCTTACTAACGCCGTACTTGCGTACATTGCGCTTGTTGATTACTCCAATCATCTCTCCTCTTTCAACCCTGCGTCTTGTCCCATCGGGTTTTACTCCGAAATCTATGTCGTGCCCACTTGCGTGCGAACCACCATAATCCAAGTACTCACTCATACCCTCTCCGTAACTCTCGCTTTGCATCTTTGTGAGTTGTACCGCCTTTATCTTTGCTGCTGCAAATGAACCCCACATAGCCGCCGTTGCCGCTACTGCTAATGGAATACCCAATACTCCTTTCGTGCCCTCTGCTTTCCATATACTCGCCGTTGCGGTTACAAGACTGCTTATCTGTTGTGCAGTGTCTGCGGCTTCCTGCACCTTTTGTAACTCTAATACATCTTGTGCGGCTTTCTTTGCAATCTTATGCTTCTCCTCGTACTCCTTTCGTGCATATTCCACATTGTTAGCGTATCCGTTTGCCCTTGCTTCGAGTTCATAGTCAAGTGCACTCTTTGCTGCATCCTGCTCGGCTTGTGCCGCTTCTTCCGCTATTTCTGCCATCTTTATTCGCGTTTCAATCCATTCGTTCATATACTTGAACGACTGATTAAAGTACCTCTCCATAGTGCGCCACTTTCGGTCTGCCGTTTTATCTTCTTCGTCCGTTGGGTCGGTCGCATTGGTAGACTTACTCCTCAACGCATTCAACCTCTCCATTATCTTGTTGTACTCGTCAATCGTCAGCGTACCGCTTTCAGTAAGCAATCGGAGGTAATCCTCCCAATACTGAATGTCGGATGCAAGTAACTTGTTGTTAGTTTCCTGCTTAATGGTTTCAATATCCTCACCTGCCTTTCTGCGCTCTTCCATCTCGGCATAGATAGCACTATTCCTAACGGCTTTCTCCTGCTCTACCTGCTTCTTAATTAAAGACACATCCTCCTCTGCAATATATTCATCTTCAACCGCTACGGGTTCGGTTTTAAGTAACTCTTCGCGCTCGGCCTTGTATTTAGATGTAGTATTGCCCATTATTGCTTCTATATAGGCTAACTGCGTTTCTATTTGCTTCTTATCTTTCGCATCGGCGGTCTTCTGCTTCTCCAAGAGTTCGGCGCGAATGTCCTCGTATTGCTTCATCTCCTTTTTGTAGGATAGTTGCAACTGCGCAAGTTGTTTGGTTAGCCCGTCTTCCATAGCATCGATAACGGACTGCCACATATCGAAGTAATAGTCCTTTATTTCATCCTTTCCGTTTCCACTGCCACTGCCACTGCCATTGCCTAATAAGCCTGTGATATCAATCAATTTAAGTAATTCGTCCCGCTGTGTGATAAGAGTTTCTATATCCGATATATTTTTTTGGATAGCTTTAAATGTCGTAACATCTTCGCGTCCTTTGCGTGTTGGTTTACTTGTTGATATAGCATATTTAATTTTTTCTGGTTGGTCTTTTAGATTTTCATAAATTTCACCCCATGTGCTACCATAAAAATACCAACCAAAATAATTTGGGCTTGTCTTAAAAATTTGTCTATTCTGCTCTTCTTTCTCAACAATCTTTGCTTCCGTTTCCTCTATCTTTTTAAGATATGCCTTTGCTCGTGCTCGTTTGACGATACTATCGGTAAGGAGGTCATAATTTGCCTTCGCATCTCCAAGTAGTATTTTTTCTTTTTCGATATTCGCAAAATATGATGGATATAGACTTTGCAACGCTATTGCTGCGTTCAATCTATCGTTATATACGCGATTTATATCCGTTGCGATTTCATACAATGCCCTTAATTTCGCTGTTTCTTGTGCGGCGGCTTGTGCGGCACTAACATCAGCCTTTGCCAACTCTTCCTCCAAGTCGATAGTTTTTGTCAGTATCTCGTTGTACTTCTCCTGCTCTTTGCTCTTTTTGGAAAGATGGCGGAGCACAAAAGGTAGAACCGTCAAAAGCAGCACTAAACCCGATTGCCAAGAAAAGATAGACTTGGTAAGCAACTTTGTTACAGAAAGGTTCTTATTCTTTGCCATTTCTGCTTTGAGTGCGGCGGCTTTCTCTGCTTCTCCTGCGGCTTCTGCGGCTGCAATTTGCTTCAATGTTTCAACTCTTAAAGACTTCACATTTCCGATGTAATCCATAAGAATAGGGATGTTGTTCGATATGGCTATCGCAAAGGTCGCTGGGCTATTGGCAAGTGCTGGCAACTCTCGGATTACCTGCGTTGTAGCGATATTCAATCCCGAAATGGCTTTTGAATAGTTACCTACCTGCAACTGATACTTACCCGTTGCTTGTTGCATCATATTCATCCTCTCATACATCTCTTTGAGTTGCTCGACCATTTTCTTTCCTGCATCGGTGTTTTCCCTTTCGGCTTGCGTCATATTGTTCACAAGTGTTTTGAGGGTGTTGTATTGGGCTTGCAAGCGGTCATACGACCCCTCTCTTGTGCGCTCTAACTCGGTAGAGAGTTGTAGTACCCTATTGCGCTCTCTATTGCTCTTGTTGAGGGCTTGTATTGCTTCGTCATAGAGGTCCACATCTACTTCAAGGCTTTTGTAAATCTCGCGAAGTTTGTCTAATTGGTCTATTTGTGGTTTTACATTTGTTCCACTGCCTGCGGTCTTGATTTGCCCTCCAAGACTGGCAATCTCTTTCTTCATCTCCTCGATAGATGCCTGCGTCTGCGCTTGCAACTGCTTGATTTGGTTTATCCACGCATCAAAACCCTCTCGTACATCGGGGCTGACTATGTCACTATATTTTATTGGGTTTTCCATATTATTTCCTCCTTATTCGGTCTAATTCCTTATTTATTGCTTCTAATCGCTCGTAAGCGGAGTAATACTCCATTATTGTGTAGTCTTTGGCTTTACCACCAAACTCCTTACTGATTGCCAAGCACATCTGCTCAAACTGCTTGTCGAACTGCAATTCGGCACTCTCACTCCCCTCGAATATCATTGGCTTGTATCCTATCGTCAAGAGTTCGGATAACTTCTTTATCTCGTCCTCGTGCGAACAATCGTTCACTATCTCGTCCACCTGCAACAAAGCGCGTTTGCGTGCATAGTCTAAAAGGTTCTTATTTTCGCCCTCAAACACTTTGGGGAAGTAATCCCTCAACTCGTCGTCTAATTGCTCTCTAATAGCCCTTTCTGCGTCTGCAAGGGCTATCTCTTTCTCCCCTATTACGAGTTCATACAACTTCTTCACTCCACTATCGCTGAAATCCTCCCATTTCTTCCCATCTACCGAATGGACGAAGTACATAAAGGCAACATGGCGAATATCCTGCTCTTGAAGTATCGTTACAAGGTTGTGACGCATATTCATCAATTCTTGCTTTGCTTTGTTTACATCGAAATCAATTAACTTCATAATCATCCCTATGTGCTCATCTACATCCGCTATGCTATCCCCAATCCCACTCGCTACAAGCATATACTTGCTATACTTGTGAAATCGACTTATAGACATATCCTCTATGCTATCATAGAAGACGAACTTGTGTTTATTTATCTTTATCTCTCTCATAGTACGGAACTGAATATCGGTATGAATAAAAAGTAAAGTGGAGCACCGAACAATACCAACACTCCACACACACCCAAAGCAAGCCAAAAGCCACGGCAAAACGCACAACTGAACAACTTATAGAAGAAGTCATTTGGAGCGTGTGCCTGCAAAAACGAGAAAATACCCCATTTTTCACCTAATGCTTGTAGAAATTTTACAAAAAGTGCCACTAAAAGCACAAAACACACGAATGTAATCATATCAAATCAACATCAAAATCAAGATTGTAATCCTTATCGTACGCACCTTTTAGGTATCTCGCAAGCCTATCTACATTGAAATCAAGATTGTAATCATCGTTGTAATCCCCAAATAAAGACTTCAAACACGGCACATTCACCCTCAAATCCCCATCTATCCTCAATCCTGCGTATGGATGCATAAGAAATTGGTTCTCCTTATGGTCATAGTCGTACCCTTTGAACACATTTTGTGGTTGCTCATAAATATTCCCAAGAGTGTATGTAACCCCCTTTAAGTGATACTCCCCTAAAACGGCTATTATTTGCTCCTTTACGGCTTCTCTGTTGCGTGTAGCGGTCGAAGATGATACCTCGTCCACCTTAAACCAAAACACCACTGAAAACGGACTTTTTAGCACACTCGCGCTCTTCTCCCATATCGTCTGTGGGTCGCGCAAATAAAAGAAACAAAAATTGCCAAGTTCCGCACACGGCATTACTTGTATGTACCTGCCCTTTCGGGTATATACATTGGCGGATGTAAAGGCTTTCCCGTCTTTGCGCTCTACGAGTGTTTCTGTTAGTCCGAAGATGTTGTCTAACCATCCTATGTTCTGCGCAAGCCTTATCTGTATCTGCGCTATCGCCGCATCGAATAAACGGCTATCTTCTTTTATAAATACTTTCATAATCGATTTTTTAATTCGTTTACCATATACGGCTGTATGTAATTATCTAATATCGTTGCCCACCGCTCGTCCATAAGCCCGAAGTTCCTCCATCCATACTTATCCATTATCCTTTGTGCATAGTTCGTTGTCCCCTCTACTGACATCGTTTCCTCATCGAACTGCATCCCTAACTCCAAATGAAACTTCCCATTGATGTACAAGTTCGGTGCGTCCAAGTTTGCCCTTTCCGTCTGCGATGGATAAGTGAGTTCGGCTTTCCACTGCTTGTATCTCCTCGCACTATCGATATTCTTAAAGTACCCTCCACTTGATTGCAAGTCTTCGGAATAATAAGGGCGTAAATCCTCACCACTTGACGCCTTGCCCGAAAAGAGTTGCTCCCTCTGCTCTTGCAAGATTTCTTGCTCACAAGACTGCGCCCCCTCTCGGATAATCCCGTCAAGATTTTCTAAATACTCCGTTACACCCGTTAATAATTCCTCGATCATTATATCGACCCTATTCTAATTCCTCCATTCTTACAACTCAAACAAAGTGGGTCAAGCCCCTTTGTATCTATACTCAACGCCTTGAAAGCCCTATCTAATTGTCCTTTCAATCCGCGTATCCCTTGTCCGTTCCCCTCACTCTCAAATAGAATATCGTTCCTATCTGCGTTGAATTGCACTCGGTTCACCTCTACTTCGGGGTTCATAGCAAGCGACTTTAAGGCTTGATTGGCTACTTGCAACTGAATAACACTCGCAAAATCACCTCTCATAGCAATCAAAGTGTCCGTAAGGTCACATCCCATCGAAAACTGCATATTCAATCCATAGTTGTCACTCGGAGTGTAGATGTTCTTTTGTATATCCCACAACCTGCCATCCCAATCACTCCCGTTGATGTAGAAAGGCGACAACTGAACCCACTTGCCCATTGCTCGGTAGACATTCAAATCCCCCTTGTTGCAACTGCCACACGGCTCTCTGCTCCAATCCCTACCGAAATTAATGCTCTCCATATAATCGGGCAACTCTGCTTGCGAATATACCAAGTACCAACTACCTCCCGAATTGAGGTCGTGGCTATAATACGGCAAGTAAGTTTCGGGCAAATCGAACCATTGGTAAGTCCCGTGAGTGGAAGTGTAGTTCATTTCTTTTACCCATATAGGCTCACTCCTCGATGAATGGAATAAATACAACTTCACTTTTCCGATGTTCCCTACGAACTGCATCCCAATCCGCTCTAACTTCATCGTTGCTCCATTGGCACGGATAGGAGTTATCTCAAACCCTACTAACCTACCATTGTTCGGAGTGCGTGCGGTTATCCTCCCTGTGCCGTCAAAAAGCGTCCTGCGGTCAAGTATGTTCTTCGTTTCAAGCCCTACTACCTTTTCCGTCATAAACCTCTGTACGACGGCTTTTATGCCACTATCGGTGAGTTTAGATAGGTACTCGGTAAGTGCGTGGTACAACTCCCAATAATCGGCGTCTAACACGCTTCGCCCTTGATTGTCATCCGCAACTGAACGATACAAGTCCTCCCCATATACCACAATATCACCCTTTGAGTAAGTCTTTGTCAGTTCGTACTCCGAATAGGCATAGTCTTTCGGCATTATCCCTTTCATAGCCCGTAAGGTAAGTAGCGGATGCGCTTCTTGAAAGTATAACCCACTATCCGATTGAGTGAGTTCCTCTCCTATCGTATATTCTTTGGCACGGGATTGCTCCCATCCAACCACGCCACGAAAGGCGTTTACTATTTCTTTTATCCTTATCATATTCCAAAGTTACTAAAAAAGGAGAAAGCAATCCCCTTTTCGGTTCATACTTTCTCCCTTTGAAAGACTATTTTAATTTGTCCCTACAACTACGGAGTAACAGTTATAGCCTTTGTAGGAACAGGGTTGCTATCAGTGTTAGCAATAACTACCTGTGGAGTGTAGTCTGTACCCTTTGTTACCTGCGCCTTTATGATTGGAGATGCAAGAGTTTCTGCGTCAGAGTTGTATGCCACGATGAACGCTACATCTACACTGAACCCATAGTATTCTTTTACATCGCAAACCATATCTGCGGTAGCGGCTCCCGAAATCTTACTCTGGTCACCCACTTCCTCATAGTAGTGCAAGCCTACTGGGATGTCAATATAAGGCATATTGATTACACTCCATTCGTGTGTGCCACTCTTCGCTCCGCGTGCGGCTGCTCTATCGTAACGATATAGCATATCTACACTTCCCTCTTCTACTGCATAGAAAGTAGCGTACTGACCCGTTGCATTGGCAAGACGATTGGTGAAGTGGAATTCCTTATTCTCGAATTCAAGTGTCTTGTCCACCTCGTTGTAAGTGCCAAGTTCTTGAAGTTTGCCAAGAATAGACTTCACACCTGCGTTTCCGATGATGTTCACCTTGCCATAGAAGTCGTTTGCTTCCATCATTGGCTCGATGTCACCAAGTATGTTCTCACGAGAACCGAAAGGAACGCCGATAGTGTCTGCTGTCTTTGAGTAAAGCAAAGTGTCGGCAAATACCTTTGTCTTTGCGGCTTCAAGTGCGGCAATAGCGGCACTATCAAGTGCAGCACCAAGTGCGCGTGCAGACTTCTTGAACTTCGCCATAAAGTCCTTTTCATAGTCAATATCGTTGTTAGAATACTGACCCGGCACCATAGTGAAACCTACTGCATAGGTTACGAAACTTACATCCACAAGTGCAGAAGTATTCTCCGCATCTGCAATAGTACAAGTGCGTGCGTTGCTTACACTGACGGTTCCGTCATAGTTGATAACGGGCACTTGAAGTGTCTTACCTGCGCCGTTTCTTGCTTCCTCTCTCATTCTCTCCGAAAGAAGAGGTGCTCTCTCGCTCTGAACTCGGAAGAAGTTCAAAGCACCATAATCGCTTAAACGATTTTCGTTTTTGTCAAGGTTAGTGTCTTTGACCCTAATCGCTTGAATTTTAGTTGCTACTAATGTCATAGTTTAGAACTTTTATTTTGTTTGATACTTTTAGACTTCCCCTTTGTCCGTTACTAAAAAATTATCTTGTAGGAAGTTCGGAAATCTTGTTCTCTCTCCAATACTTGTCAAGTTCTTTTTGGAAAGCACTCGAACCCTTTACTAATCCTTTGGCAAGGAGTTCGGATGTAATCGCTTCCATTGCTTCCTCTTGCGTGCTTGCGGTTAGCACTTTCTCCTTTTGTGGAGTGGTCGTGCCCGTTCCCGTCTTTGTCTTCTCTGCCAATATACCATAGTTAGACAATTCTTTTACAAGAAGTTCTTTCGCGGTATATGGGTTGAGTTTGTTTTCGGGATTGTTCAGTGGTGAACCATTCTCGTCGTGGAAGATAAGTACTTCCTTTCCGTTTCTTTCCTCGTATTTAGGATTTAGTCCCTTAACGCGCTTTACGGCTTGTTCTACGAGTGTATTCACGGCAACCTCATTCAGTCCCTCTTTGTATTTCAAACCCGATTTAGCCACCTCAAAATCGTTGCTAATGCGGTAATTGAGGAGTTTCTTCTCACTCTCGCCCTCCAAAGCCTTATATTTGGTTTGTAGGTCGTTGAACTGCTCTTTGGTAGTCTTCAATTCGGCTCGTGTGGTTTCAAGTTCTTCACTTGTCCCCTCGCCTTTCTTCGACTTCAATTCGGCAATCTCGTTCTCGTACTTCGACTTCATTGCATCTATCGCGCGTGGTAGATAGTCGTAAGTCTTTTCCGCTCCGTTTCTTGGTACTCCCGAATGCTCCTCGATGGATGCATCTAACTGACGATAGTGTTCACCGAACTTAACTCGGAACTGCTCGTTCTCATCATTCTGCGACAAAGTGACGATTGCGCCAATCTGCTCTTCACTCAATCCTTTGAGTGCTTCGTTTGCGGTAATAATCTCTTGTGTCAGCATACTTACTTCTTTTTAATCGGTGTTGGAGTAGGTGCTTTGTACTTCTTCTCGTACTCGGCTCTTACTTCGGCTTCTATCTCTTTACGCATCCTTTCTTCGGGCGTTTCAACTACTCTTTCGGTGTTGTACTTCCCTTCGGGATGGAATAGGATGTTGATTGTGTATCCCTGCAACTCTAAATTGCGCTTCACACTATCGAACATCTTTGGCGTGGTCTTAATCACCTCTTGTCGGCTAATCTTCTGCCCATTGTGAGGATTATAAGTCACTCGCTCAATCGTGTAGTGTACATATCCCTCCTCACCTTTCGGAAGTTGATATGTCGCTCTCGTTAACTTTGCGTTCTCTCGCATACTCTAAAATTGTGTTATATATGGTTTCTATCTTGCTCTCGTAACTAACATCTGCTCCGAAATCCAAGATATTTGTATTTTCCCGCTCAAATCTACGAATAAATCCGCTAAAATCGTTCTTCAAGATTACTTCTTCTGCGGAAATAAGGTGATTGAGGTATAGATTTAGCACTTCATTCTTCTTCAAGTGTCTATATGGCTCTAATTCCGATAGGATTTTCATCCTCTGCAACTGCATAGGGTTGTGCCTATACTCGGTCTCAATCAACTGCGTGCGCAAGGCATCTAACTCCGTGTCGCTCGCTCCTCCCTCTTTGGCTTTGTTGTACCTGTCTTGTAGTACTTCGGGCGTAAGAGTGTAGAACTCCGTACCATAGTTGATATTCGCGCTGATGAAATTATCTCCGTACCTCAATATGCAGATAGTAGTATCTACCCACTTCTGTGCTTCCTCAAAGCCTTTCTTTATCCTATTGAGTACATTGTCTTTGCTTTCATAGGATGCATCCACCTGCTTGTCGTTGATAGACGCTTCGTTGATGATAGTGCTATCCACACCCACACACGATGCTATGATACTATTCTTCAACCTTTCCAAGTCCTCTACATTGTAGTCAAGGCTCTGTTTGTCGATAGAAAGCATTTGTATAGGGTTGCGCATATCGGGTAGTCCGTCCTTTGGTACGGGCACTTCGATATATGTTCCTGCTCCTGCAAGCGACTTCTTGCTCTTACATAACGGACAAGGAATTGGATTGCCGGCAACATCGAGTTTCATAGTGCCGTCAGGCTTCTGCAAGTGTCCGTGATAACAGATATTCCCCTCTGCGTCTGTATAGTCGCACTCTTCCTCGTATCCCGAATAGATAGGGAACGACCCGTATAAATCAAGATGCTTTTTAGATAGTACCCTAAATAGGTAGTAGTCCAAGTTTGCAAGTTCCTTACTCAAAGGAGACTTCTTTATATCCGGATTGGTGATGCTCAAAGGCTCGTTCCAAAAGAACCTTGTAGGGCAAAAGCCTAACCCGTGTGCAGAAGAAGAAAGTAACTTAATTACATCCGTGTCACGAACCTCGTATGTGCGATAGGCAAGCTCGTCAATAGCCACGATAGTATCCTTTGTACTGCGGAAGATAAGCCACTCCATCGCACCATTCATAGGATTGACGCTATAAGACACTACATTCGCTATCGGAACGGGATAGAAGTATGGTGCAGTCCTGCCCTCTTGTGGCTCTTGTGGCATATCTACTACCAAGATGCAGTTTATCTCTGTCTTGAAGTAATCCCACATCTTACTACTCCATACATCGGGTTCTCCAAGTACAAGAGTACGATAACGCTCCCAGTCAGCTCTTGCATCCGCGCTCTTGAACTGATAATCAATAGCGGGATTGCGCCCCTCAAATACCTTTGACAACTTTGTGAAGATGCCATCGGTAATCGCATTGGTAGGGATAGGGAACTTTAAGTTGTTCAAGCAATTTAGATACTTGTCGTTAGGTAACATCGACTGCAAATAGAGTTTGAAGTCGTTGTATGGACGGCCTACCACTGCTGATAGGTTAGTATCTGCGTGGAACTTAATCCGCTCTTGTTGCTTTAAGGCTTCATTTATCTGCGGTCTTTTGCTTGACTGCCTTAACTCCGCTTGTATTTGATTTAGTAGTAAAGCCATTCTTCGTCCATTCAAAGTTAGTATCCGTTACCCTCCACACGCAATTTGGAAGTCGCATTATCCGCTCTGCGTGCTCTATCTCGAAGAACTCTGCGGCACTACCCCCAATAGGAGTAAGTGCCACCAAAGTTTTCTTCGCACCCATTATAGGTCAGTTACTGAAAATTCAGTTGTTACTATCTCCAATCCGTCCGAATAGTTCGGTGCAAAGGAGAACTGCAATGCGTTGTTGTCGGGTTCCTGCAATCCTCCGTGTATCTTATCCCCTACAAAGAGGGCTTGTATTGGAAGAGGATAGTAGTTATCTCCGTCCTTGATTGCTTCTACCTGCCCATCCGCGTTGATAGGATACACTCCCAAAGACGCCTCACACATCAACTCTTTGAGGGCTACAATAGCTTCCTGCGACCACTCGCGAAGTGCAAAGGTCATATTGGTAGGGTTTGAACCTACAATCTTCTCTACACCGCCCAAAGTGTCGTTTCCTCCTCCGAAAGTGATAGCATCTCCACCATCTTGTGTAGGTGCTTCTACGAATGGAGTTACGGCAATCTTTGTTCCGTCAGTAGCGGCAGTGAACTTCTGCCAAGTAGCCAGTTTGGTGATGTCGTTTGTCTTGTCGAACTTGTTTTTAGTCGTACCATCAGAATAGATACGTACAAATGCAAGTTTCTGAATTTGCCCGAAACTCTGCTTGCAAGTTACTTTTGGGATGTCAGGCAAAGCGGCCGAAGTAGTACATGAACATACTCTCATAATTCTATAATGTTAAAAGGTTTATAAATCGGGCTTACCCTTTGCCTACACCACAAAGATAAAAAACTTATTTTTCTTTTGCAAATCCAATAAAATTTTGTATCTTTGTAGGTAGAGAAAGCGATGAATGGCGAATGTTCAAGTGATTTGTTAAGCCATACATAGAAAGCGATTTCGGGGCGTTGTTTTCTCTATATCTTTTCATGCCATCTTCCCCGAAGTCGTTTTCTTTTTACATAGTTGACGGAGTTAAGAGTGCGTTTCGCTTACACATTGGCACTATAATCCCAAAGCAAGTGAAACCCCTACGATTACGTTGTAGGCAACATACTTCGAGTTGACGAAGTGAAGCAACGTCCACAAACTGACGACTTCGACAATTGACAATAGAAGATATAGCCAACAAGAGGTATGAATAACGTAAGACGTACGTTGTAATGAGAAAGGGACGGAGTGATGCACCCATACCGCAAGACTGGGATAACGCTCATCGGGGAAAAAAGTTTAACAACGCCCGCCATACAAACTGAATTGATTTTCTCTCTTGTATGTGAATGTATCTTTTATACTGGTCAAAGGATATAAAGGGCTTGAACACCCTATAATTTGTAGATTTTAATGGTAACAGACAAACAAGTACTCGATGAATTTAAGTTCTTCCTCTCAAAGTTGAAGTACGAAGAACTCGTGACCTTTTGGAAACTCCTACACACCCCTCGTATAGTGGACGCCGTTAAATCTGCCTTGAAGATATGAAATATACAATCTATACCGATGGCGGCTATTACCTGCGCTACGATGTCGGAGCCTTTGCCTATGTCATCCTCGACGAAGAGGGTAAAGTAGTGGCCTGCTCCTCGTCGAAAATCCAAAACGAAACAAGCAATCGCGCCGAACTCCTTGCAATCATCTACGCCATAGCACAACTCCCAATAGGAGTAGATGCTATCATCTATACCGATAGTAGATATTGCACCCTCGTCTGCAATAGCACAAAGCAATACACCCTCAATGCCGACCTCATCGAACTCTACCACAATGTCGTCAACGCTCAAAGGGCAAACATAACTATAAAGAAAATCAAAGGTCACAGCGGCAACAAATGGAACGAAAAATGCGATGAAATGTGTACCCGTAACATAAACGAACAACTACCATTCAAGAGATGAAAGTATTAATCAAAAAACTCTCTCCTTTGGCTCAAATCCCAAAGAAAACCTACAAAGACGACTTCTGCTACGATGTCGTCGCTACATCCGAAGAAGAAATAGCACCAAATGTGTGGAAATACGGCATCGGTCTTGCGTTCCAAATCGTACGACCTCACCCAAGTATCTACAACCTCGCAATAGACTTCCGCCCTCGCTCCTCCGTATGGAAAACAGGGATGGTACTCTCTAACTGCGTCGGCACAATAGACGAACCCTATCGCGGCGAAGTATCTGCCGTATTCTACCACCTCAATACCTCTCTGCCTCGATACAAAGTAGGCGACAAAATCGGCCAACTCAAACTCGGCATCACTACCCCTATCGAATGGCAAGAAACTGACACCCTCGACCAAACAGAACGCGGCGACAAAGGCTACGGCTCAACTGGCAAATAAGCCACTTATAACAGAAAATTTGTATCTTGTATCGCCAAAGGTCTAAACCCCTCTAAAAACGCCTAAAAATGACAGACAATAAAGTACTCGAATACTGCAAACGATGCCACTTCCGCGAAAGACGCATCTGCAAAACAACTCACCAATTTGAACACTTCTGCCTGCAAGCAAACGAATTCCATAAATTTATATCTCAATGTCCCCTAAAAAAGTAATCAAACCCGTAATCACCGCAGTTAGAGATGCAAAAGGAAACAACATCCTCCGCAAACCTATCCTCAAACTGCACTACCACCCCGATACAATCAAAACAAATATCGACGCGCTCATAGACAACGCGCCCGACCAACAAGCACTCTTCCTACTCGAAGATATAAAAACATTAACCGCGTGGGCACTCGCTCACCTAAACCTCAAAAACCCAAATGAAACAAAAATTGACTAAACTCGACCTCGACCAAGTACTCAACTACTTCCCCGTCTCTATCCTTTGGACTATTTGGCTCATCTCCTCCATAGTCCTACTCTGTACCCACACCATCCCCCTACTCGTGGCTCTACTACCACTGCTCATCCCCCTCTCCGTGGGTCTCTCTATCCTCCTCATTATGGAACTCGCTAACCTAATTACCCTAATAACTAAACGCAAATCGGAAAAACTTAACGAAAAAGGGACTTCCTAACAGAAGCCCCCTTTTCAATTCCCCCTGCGAATGCCCCTCGGCCGAAATACTCCACCACTATACCCCCTCGTCGCATTCTTGCAATTCACCTCTTTCCCAATTATACTACTCAATACATCCGGTACATCGTCATGCGCATTCGCCTTGAAGTGCCGCACAAATCCACTCAACTCCTTGTACGCTTTCGGCCACCTGTCCTTCCAGCCCATAGGAAAAACTATCTGGCTCATTACCTGCCCGGCACTATTCAATATCCTCGCCTCCTTGTTCCCCTCACTGAAATACAACTCTATCTTCGCCCTCACCTTCTTCGCTATACTCAACCCGAACTGCTCCCCTCCTGCGTTCCGCTCACACCATACCACTTGACTGCCCTGCATGTTTATCTGCTGCGGTATCATTATACTCGTCTCCTCTACCCCCGCATCACTCAAATAAATATCCGTCACTAATATGAATACCACTGGCTCAAACCTCCGCGTCTGCTCGTTGTATGTCGTGCTCTTGCTCCTATACACATCGTAACATATACTACAAGTGTCATCCCCTCCCCTACCCGCTACATCAATGCAACACCCCTTGCGAATACATACACCATACTCGCCCTTGTCTACGTACTCCTTGAACTCACCATACAACCTGCTGTCCTCACTGAACGGATGCCCTTGATACAAACACTCAAATACATACGGATCCGCCCTCTTCTTCATCATCAAACTCTCAATGCTACTATGGCTCGGAAAGATAGCCTCCCCCTCCTCCCTTGGGTCTAACTCCGTCGGCCCCCCTACCTTTATCGCAGGGAAATTGACATACGCCCATCTCTCCCCTAAATCCTCTAAATCTGACCACCTCTTCACCTCTACTACCCCCTCACTCGCTATTATCCGCCCTATCAAATCATCCTCGTTCCACCTCGTGAAGACCATCAACTGCTGACCCCAATCCTGCAACCTACTCAATACTACACTCGTGTACCACCTCCACGCCTTGTTCCTCACTATCGGACTACTCGCCTCGTTGTAATCCTTGTACATATCGTCCATTATCATTACATCCACCTTCCTACCCGTCAACGAACTCCCTCGCCCTACTACCCTCAATCCCCCTCCATCATACCCAACTACCTGCGTCTCATCCGCATTGCAACGCCACTCCCGGTCTATCCTCCCATCACTTATCCTACTGCCCGGAAATACCGCCATGTACGCATCACTCCGCATCTTCCTCTGTACATCCTCGTTGAACGTCCTCGCTAAATCCGTGTTGTAACTCCCTATCACTATGTTCTTCTCTGGCTTTATCCCCATCAAAAAACTCGGCAACCCCCTACTACTGCACTCACTCTTCCCCGTCTGCGGACTTGCACTAATTATCAACTTCTTAATCCCACCATGCGCGAACTTGTCCACTATCCGGTACAAACTCCGATGATAACTCGTCATCTCTAAACTTGGGTTCAAATACCTCATATACACCCCGAAGTCCCTCTGCGCCATATACCGCACCATCAACTCCGGCGTCATCTCATCTATCATTCTCCCCCCTCCCTGAACTTCGCATCCTGCATCTCCCCTACTATCCTCCTCATATCCTCCTCACTCAAATTCCCGAAATTGTACTGGTTGACTACCTGCTTCCGCTTGTCTACCCTCCCTATCGCCCCTATCAACCGCATCCGCTGCATCCCTATCCGCAACAACGTGTCCAAATACCGCGGGTCTCCACTCTGCGGCCTGCTCGCAAAACACTCATCTATCTCATCCATACTCAACCCCCTCGCCATTAACGCCGCATACTCCATAGGCTTTAATACCCGCTTGCTGCTCTCATAGTCCCTCATCACTACCTCCTCTAAATTGTCTATCCGCATTATCTCCCGACTTACCATGTCATCTATCGCACCTATGTTCGCACGCTTCCACTCATCTAACAAATCCCCTTTCAACTGACTTACAAAACTCCTTGCTACCCCAACCTCTCTCCCTATATCCGCATGTAACCCCCCATTCACTATCCCCTCCGCCATCTCTATCCTCCTCTCTTCCGCTTCTTTACTCTTTTGTCCCATTTTTCTTCCTCCTTTTTTTCCCAAAGTTACTACTTTTTCCCTAATTTCCCATTTTAGTACCGCGCACTTTGTGGAGAACTTCCTTTCCTATTTTTAGTACCGCGCATTTTGGGCGGACTAACTCCCCCTCCCCCTCTCCTCTCATATAGGGGGGGGTCTAAAATGCAGCCCCCTTATAGCCAAACGGCTACCCTGCCGCGACTGGAACAAAAACCACGCTCTCCGACTACTTACATTTTTGCCCCTCCTGTCACGCCCCTATCAAACACAATAGTGCCCCTTTTTGTACACTCTTGCACCAAAAACACCCAAAAAGCGACTTTTTGTAAGTACTTAAAAGTGTTTCCCCCGTGTTTTCGGAGACCAAACCACGAAAAATGCGACTTTTTGTAAGTTTTATAGCCACAACTACGGCTCTTTGCACTGTTCTTTTTGTCAGCTTGCAGTGGGTGGTTTTGCGCCCCCCTTTCTGAGGGCTAAAAAGCAAAAAAAACGGGCTTGCAGGCTTGTGGGAGCGTGATTAAGTAATTCGCGATAAACGAAGTAACCCCATACAAAAGAGCATCATACAAGTAACCCCACAAAAGAGCATCAAACAAAGAGCATCACACAAAAGAGCATCACACAAAGAGCATCGCCACTCAATGAATGAGCATCAAGTAAAAGCATAATTCCAATCATAATTACAATTGCATATAAAGCTTTAATTAATATGAGAGTTCTATTTGTTTTTTCAGCCCTTTATTCAAAGCCTTTATTATCAAAGCATTAAGAAAGCGGATGTAAAAAAGTTGAAAAAAAGTTAAAACATATTTGCATAATTCAAATATTTGCCCTACCTTTGTTCCCAGATGAAGCAAACAAGCCCGCTTGCAAGTGGCTTTGAAAAAGTTAAAAATAATGTTATGAAGTACAAAGCGAATTTCTTTTTTTATGGGATCGGGTTTTTGATCCCTATTGAGGGCAATAATAAAGCTCAATTGAAGAGCTATTTATTGCAGACAATAAGGGGATTTTTAACCCCAAATTCGTCCTCGTCTTATTGGATAAAGGACGAAAAAGGAAACGAAGAAATCGGATATATATCGATGTCCAAAAAAGGGCATTTTACTTATGCCACATTACAACCCTTTAATATAAACCATTAAAAATCAAATAGTTATGAAAACATTGAACAAAAACACAAAAAAAGCACAACAGTATATTAATGCCTATAACCATAGCACATTACACTACCTTGAAGACTGCTATAAATCTTATAGCAATGATAAAAAAATTGCTTACATTAAATGTTATCAAGAATTCTTAAAAGTCTATTGGGCTCATGTTTGGGAACACCCATACTCTATGGGGGTTAGAATACTTTCTTTTAATACCTTTGGTTTTACGTGTGCTTGGCACACTGAGGATGGGCTACGCGTTGAAACTCCGGCTAATAGCTACCTAATACCAGATGTTACAGACTAAAAAAAAAGCCACTCTCTCTGAGTGGTTTTTTTTGTTTTAGCCCCCTTTTATTTTTTTCAACCCTTTGTGCCTTTTATGCTCTATGCCTTACAAGCCACAAAAACCCGTCTTAAATCGATTTATAAGCCTTTGCGGTACTCTTATACCTTTTAGGCTTTTTATCCCTTTATTCGGGCGTTTTTGAGCCTTTGGACTTTTACCCCCCCTCGTACATGTTATGCGTATGTGCTATTATACCAGACGCTCAATGTAATGGGTGAATTTTTACCCTCCATAAATTTTTAATTTGCAGTGACTTAAAATTAATGTGACAGAAATTTTTAGTTTTTTTTTGCATAATTCAAATTTTTGCCCTACCTTTGTTCTCAGATAAAGCAAATAAGCCCGCTTACAAGTGGCTTTGAACAGTTAAAATTTTAATGTTATGAAAAAAAATGGAAATGAAATGAGTTTATTTTTGTCCGATTTCGATAAAAGAAATGGATCACAACTTGAACAAGCCATCACAGAAGCCCACACCATTTATATAAATGGTAGTGGATTTTGGAGTTGTATCCGCATTTTGGCAGACTCCGGCAAATGCATAAAAGTTGTAAGATAGTATTTTTTTAACCCTTTAAGGTGGGCGGTAAAACCTTAAAAATCAATATTAATCGTTTAATAGTTATGAAAAAAAGAAAATTATTAGAAAGTGTATACGATATCGCTTTCAAAGATTATCCAGAACTGGAATATCGGGCATTGGAAATATATTATATGTTACATCGCGGGAATGTTTCCCGCATGAGCATCAATAGCTTCGCGGAAGACTTCATTGAAGATTACTACGGAAGCTCTTATGATGAATATATAAGTGAATACCGATGGATCGAGCCTACAGACACGGAGATTAAGGCCAAAAAAGCGCTTGAATTTGGTGAAATAGTCCAAGTTCGGGGTTGCTATTTTTCTAAATTAAGATTAAAAAACTTAAATTAAGAAATAGTAATGAGAAAGAATTAAAGGGGTTATAATATTTAATCCCTTTTTCTTTTCCTCGTGTAATCGATTTTAAGGCACTTTTAAGGCACTTATACTACCTTTATGGTATTGGACTACCTTTGCTCTTTTTACGAGCGTTTTAGAAGGGTTTTTGTGGGTCGGTATGTTTGCAGTAGCACTGCAAGTTCTGACAGCTCCACGCGTGCACATGCACACACGCACCACACGCGCGCTCATACACCACCCCACCGCCGTGAATTTTTAGCCCGTGGATTTTTAAGAAGAAAGGGATACACCCAATAGGATGCATCCCTCCGTGAATTTTCAGTCCGTGAATTTTCAGAATGGTAGGTCGTCTTTGCCCTCGTCTGCCTTTGCTATTTGTGCAGTTGGTGAATTTTTGACATGTTCAGGGTCGCTCCACTCGTCGGGCTTTAAGTCTGCAATATAGATAGCCTTTTTGGCTTCTTTATCCCATATCGTTATCGTATGCGTTGCCCCGAATTTGGACGGCTCCCGCAACTCGGATACACTGATATACACGCCTTTCAATCCTTGGTTGGTTGTTTGTACTAACTCTTTGGGAATACTACTTAATCTCAAAAATCCTTTTAATCTCTGTGACATAAATTTTTAGTTTTTAATGGTTTATGAATTTTTAGTTTTGTTTTCTTTTTCGTTGATGACCGAAAATAATTGCATAAATTTTGCTCTCTTTTCGGGATGATGGACTAAAAAAGCGGCTACTACTGGTAGTAATATCAGCTCTATTTCCGACCTCTGCTCAATTGCTATATATACACTTGATGCAATCTCATTTCCCATCCCTTTGAGACTTAAAGTTATATCTTCTTCCCCTTTTGCAATTATAAATGCCCTTTCGCATTCATTTACTAATTGGTCTGTCAATTCTTCAATTTTATTTTTCATACTCTTTTATCCTTGCGACCGCTCTATTGTAGTGGTCTTTGTTCAACTCGTAACCTATGTAATTTCTCTTCTCTAAAATGCACGCCACCGCGGTTGTTCCACTGCCCATGCAATTATCTAATACTACTCCGTCAGGCTTCGTGTACATCCGCACTAACATCCGTATCAGTTCAAGCGGCTTCTGCGTTGCTACTACCTGCGTGCGCTCCTTTGGGATATTGAGGATGCTCGTTGGAAACCCTCGCCGTGGTTGCCTTTCAGTCTTTCTGACATGCGCGAATGTTACTCCATTCCTACACTCTATTCGCTTCGCTTCCACCCTCTCTATTCCACTATCGTAATAATGTGGATTTTTATCCCCAAATACACAAATGCTCTCGTGCTTATTGATGGGCTTCGTGTGTGCGAGGAAGAAATCCGTGCCGTTGTTCTTCGCCCAAATCAACTCGTATCTAAACCACTTCGGGTTACTGCTTATCAGTTCGCCAAGATACGCACCCGATGCAAACAAAATCACATTTCCTCCCTTTACAAGCACCCTCTTCCACTGCTTCCACAACTCCGATAGGTCTATTTGGTTATCCCATCTGTTGTTTTTGCACCTATTTACAGCTCTACTCGGTAGGTCACAAATGATTGTATCTATACATCCGTCGGGTAGGCCTTTCAAACCCTCTAAACAATCCTCGTTATATATCTGATTTACTAACATATTTTCCTCGTATCTTTTTGAAGATTAAATACATAACTTTCCCATATTCGTCCATAAATCGGATGCCCGTAACTACATTATCCACCATATCCACCGAAATTTTTATTTGGTTGTCTTTGTAGCGATAGTTCAGTGCCATTACCGCCTGTCTTAACCCGTCTGCAAAGAGTTTTGCGTCGTCTTCGCTAAATACCACATTTAGATACCTGCTTACCGCGTTGTGTATCTCTATAACCTTTCTATGCGGTGTCATTGCGTTGTTAATGCTATGTAAGATATATTCTCCCATCTTGTCTTTTATTCCTCCTATGATGTCATTTATATCCTTGTCGAGCAATCCGCGTATCTCCTCGCTAATCTCCATCTCCTCTGTCGTTGCCCTGCGTGGTAGATTTTTGACTGCATCCGATATCCTCCGTCTGCGTCGTACTTTATGCTCCATTCTTCTTTTTCTCCCTCGCTCTCCTTTGGTATTCCCTCACCTTGTCGGGGTTGTTCTTAACCCATTCGCGCTGATACTCTCGCAACTCGTCTGCTTTCGCTCTGTGTTGCTCTTGTACCTTTTCTTTGTTCTTCTCGTACCACTTCTTTTGATACTCTTTCACCTTTTCGGGGTTCTTCTTCGCCCATTTAATAGCACGAGCACTCACTTCTTTTTTGTGCCTCTCCCGATAAATTCGGGCATACTCTTTTGCTTTCTCTTTCGTTACCATTTTTTTTGTTCTTCTTGTATTCTAATACCCTTTGCTCGGTTCTTCTCATACCACCTCTTTTGATACTCTTTCACCTTTTCGGGGTTCTTCTTTGCCCATTCGCGTTGATATGCATTCCGCTCATCGCGATGCATCTCCTGATGCTTTTTTAGGTACGCTCTCCGTTGCTCTTTCTGCTCCTCTGTCATCCTCTCCCTGCGGCGTCGCTCGACATCCCTCCAATACTCTCTGTATCCATCGGGGTCGTTGGTCTTCCACTCTTCGCGGTATTGACGCATGTATTCCTTTATGTATTCTTTTCTATTCATTTTTTTTTAATCCTAAAATAATCTCTCATAAACTCTTCGGGCGTCTGCTCTAATGGAAACATCCCGGTTGTCTTCTTAATATAGTCCTCCGAATTTTTACAAAACAACTCGGAATACATTAAATTCCAAGCATTGCGCTTGAACACATCTTCGGATATCTTTCCCCCCCTATTGTCATAGTACCTTTGTATCCTCTTTATAACTAAATTGAGTAATTGTGGGTACTGCTTCCATTGTTCTATCTGCTTTGTCTGACTTGCAAGCGGACATCCGATGCATCCCAATCGTCTTTCGGGATGGAACTTCCCCTGCTCGTCATAATAGACGGGTGCACACTTTATTCCTCGCTCCTCGATAAACTCCGCCACATCCTCCAAAGTCCAATCCAATATAGGGTAATATGCCCTTACTTTGGGCTTTCCTTTCATCTTCTTGTATATCCTGCACTCTTCGGGTTCGTGATATCGCTTTGCTCTTGCTGTACTTTCATCTGCTCTCACTCCCATTATTGCACGAGGTAAAATTGGATACTCTTTTAACACTCCACAGCAAAACCGCCTAAACCTTGACGGCTTTCCGCGCTTCTCTATTAACTGCAAAAAAGTCTGTTCGGGGCGTCTAATCTCCACTCCCATATCCTTGCAGTGCTTTATAGTACCTATGGGGTCTATCGTGGTCATCTTGTAGATAGCGCGGTAGTTGATGCCTGCCATCTTCGCTAACTCCAAGCACACATCACTATCCTTGCCGCCCGAATAGGCTACCTCGATTGGTCCATCCTCCGTCGGAATGGCTTGCAGTAGCCGTATGGCTCTATCTACTTTCTTTTTCAACCTCTCTGTCATAACAATACAACCAATATGATTACCAATGCCAAGTGTAATGCTACGGATAATTGAATGCTCTCGTGGATTGCCCTCTTTTTGTTCTCCCCTACTAAATCGTCCGCCCAATGCTCGGTATAGAAGTGACGATAATTTTTACCCCTATGTAAGCAAGCGTGTAAAAGGCTCGGCAAACCCACTATAAGCAAGTAGAACCACCCAAGTATCAGCGACTGCTTATAATGCCCTATTTCGTGCCTTTCTGTGACGCAAGATAGGTCTTTAAAGACATTGAACTCGCAGAAGATAAATTCCCCTAACGATACACTGCCGCGCATCAGTTCTGAATAGTATATCTTCTTCCCATCCACATACTTCGTCGTGTCGGGTCTTAATATCACCCACAACAACGCCCCTAATAGCGTCTGTGGAAGTGTCCAAAGAATTTTTATTATTTTCATATCTCTTTTTCGTATGTCAGTCCTATCGTTGGGATGCTATCCTTTCGCATCCGCAGATACATCCTGCCCGTCAAAACAAATGCTATCCTCTCTAACAGATTTCCTCGATAGCGAAGGGTAAATCCGTCTTTTTCTTTCCTTATGGGGACATTCCCACTCGTCCCCGTGCAATCGCTAAAATATACTATTTTCATCTTCCAATTAATTTCCAATAATTATTTAATTCAATCCTAAATACCTCGCTCTTGTAGTATCCGCAACTCTCCCTTTCGGGACATCTCCCTCGATAGATGCAGTTCGGCACCATCATTGCTCCCATATCGGGGTCTTGCTCGGTTATTGCTTTCTTGACCAGCGTCCAAGCCTGCCGCGTTTCGGGACTTGCGCAACTACAAAGTCGCTTCCTGCTTATGTTTATAAGCGTTTGAGCGTTGACATAAAAGTCCTGCTCGTTGCGCTCTCCCTGCAACATAAAGTCCCTTGCCCTCCAATCCAAATACTGCTCTGCATCCGCTTTCAGTATCTGCATCACCTTTTCCGTCTGCTTCGCCACTGCCTTGTTCCTATCCTCTCTCTGCGAATGGATGAACGGAAGTGTATGCTCGTGCCTTAACAAGTGCACACCTACCCACTGACGCAAATTTTTGAAACTTATCCGATACTCAACTAACTTTATTTGTGAGTGCTCCGCAAAAAGGGACATCCGCTTCCATTCGGCGGATGGCTCTTTCTTTATTGGCTCTTTCCCTGCCGTTCTTCTCGCGGCATTCAAAGCCCTATTCCACGAGGTCTCCTGTATAACCTCTACTGACAACTGCTTTTCCATTGCCCTTGACAAATCTTTTTATAGGCTTCGGGTGCTGTTATCCAATCCCCCTTAAATTCCCTAAACTTCGCACATAAGTGCAAGTATCGGTTACCACCGCGCAGTCGCTTCCACTGCAAGTATTTGCACCCGTAACACCTCATTTCCTATGTGGTATTGTTACATCCATATCACCACGCCTAAAACGCGGAGCAATTATCCTTATATCTCCACCATTCTCTAACCAATCTATAATTTTCTGACCAACTCCAAAACCTATCCCCATAGATGTTCCCGTCGATAGACAATCAAAAGCGACTTTCATCTTTTCTTGTAGGGTATTATCCTTGTAAAACCCAACCAATACGCTCACACTTTCATCGCTATCATAGTCGAATATGCCGTTCTTAACACCAATGCAGAAAACATCATTTCCACTCCTGTAAAAAGCACTATATTCGGCATCTTGGTATAGATATATAAAATACTCCTCCGTGCCCTTTAACTCATCGGGTTCATGATAACTTGAAACCCAACCATTCTGCGCTACTGCTGTCATCCCGACCAACAAAGCGACCATTATTGCCATTATCTTTTTCATATCTTTTTTTTTAATCCGCTATGGTAGGACTTGAACCTACATCCCTCGCAAATGCGTGCCTGCTTAAAATTTAACTTCACTTAAAATTCCCACGCACTCCAAGTGTTCATACCAATTATACCACATAGCGGATATGTTATTTAATCATTCCACTATCGCATACAACTACATTCCCCATTATTACATCCCATATCGGGATTACATTGTAATTCTGAGCAATCATCGTGGCGGTAGTATTGATTTCCGCGCCATTCAGTTTGCCCTCATCATCGATTACCATCAAACGATTATTGTCGTTCAACGATAAAATATCTATTACACGGCATCCGATATGCTCGTATAACTCTTCCAAAGAAAAATCAGTGCCGTTCTTTGGATTGATTTCTACCACTGCACCTGTGGTCTTGTATAAAAATGCTTTCATTTTTTTTTATTAATATTTTAAAAAGGGCGTTGTGAGTATTCCAAGACTTATTCCCCACAAAGAGTTGTCCAAAATCACCTCTTGCACTCTCTTCCGACCGCCTTTTATGTTACCGGGTTTTGCGCCATGCGTGCCAATGCATGGCTCCATCCCTCGAAAAGTAAGTCTCCCTCTCCCAATTCATTCCTCCCTTTTCCGGAACGAATGCATCAACCTGCACCCTGCCTCTCTCTGCCCGGTCTGAACACCCGTTTTTCCGCATGCAGTCCCGGACAAACTGCATTGCAGTTTCGAGAGAGAAGTGGTCGAAGTCTCCCTCGAACCACCCCTCTCTAAAAAACATATTTCCTTGGGTAAAGAACATTACCCAAACCCTCATTGTATTCATATTTCCTCCTTTTTTAATGGTTATTAAATTGCCGTCTTTCCGTGCTGCCAAATACACTAACTCTCTTCTCCACTTTGGTAATGCATCTCTCCCTTGTGGTGCAGCAAGTTTTTATTAAGAGTTCTTGCAACTCTTTATCTTTCTTAAAAATGTCTGTCTTTCCAGACTGCCAAATGCACAAACCATCTTGTCCGCTCTGATAATGCATCTCTTTCTCACGGCGCAGCCCCTTGTCACCCTTCATGAGCACTGGGATAACTTTAAGGTTATCATTCTACCTTTTTTTAGATGGTGAGGTTTCCATCACACGACTATTTCAAGTCGTCTCCAAGATTACACATGCTATTGGGTATTTATAGCACCTTGACCTCTCGGAGTATATTTTTCAGGATTTCAATCCGTCATTTTTCAGACTTCCGCGTTGTTTGTATTGCAAAGGTATAACGAATATTTGAATTATGCAAATATTTTTAGAAAAAATTATACTCTTTTTTTAACTTTTTTATCGTGACATCATTCTTCTCCTTGATTTTCATACCCTTACGAGTTGGTGCGTGCTCCCATAAATTATGACAACTTATACACAACATATTCGTATTTCGTGGGTCGTGTGCCATTTCGGGGTGCGCCCCCCTCGTTAAAATATGGCTAACATTAAATGCAGACGGCCAATATAACGGCTTTCCACACTCCTCGCAGATATGCGGCTTGTGCTCTATTACCCATTTGTAAAACTTCGCATTGCCCTCCGCGTTATTCTTGCCAAAAAGCCGTTTCTGCACGCTTATCCGCAACTCGTGGCTCATTGGTAGTCTTTCGTCTATAAGTGGCTCATAGCCCCTCTTTTGGGCGTATAAATACTCCTCGTCAGTCGTTAATAGCATCGTTGATTATCGTATAATAATTTTCAGCCCCATATCTCTGTACCCAAGCAATCGCTTCAACCGCTTCCGCAGTGTCTAATTCTTCCCACTCCCTCACCCTTACTTTCCACTTCCCCTCCTCTCTTATCTCCTCGCAGAAGACAGGGCACTCCCTCCGTATCTTGTCGTATACTCCCTGCTCCGTCAAGTCCTCTCCGTTCTCGTACATTGCCCTCTGCATCTCCTGCAAGACATACCCGAAAAAATAGGCTTTCATCTTCTTGCTCGGCTCCTTGCTCTGTATCTCCGCTCGCAGAATTATATTGCAGTTGGGATGCAGTTTGCAGAACTCCTCTAACTCTGCCCACCGCATCCCTAACTCTCCCTTACTGTCTATCTTGCCCCATAGGGTCTTCTTTCGCACTCTCATTCAATATCTCCTTTATCTTCTCTCGCATTCGCAGTGCTTGCGCGAATGTTTCAAAGTAATTCCCACTTTTCTTCAACTCTCTCTCCCAAGATAGATTATCACTGCTACTCTCTATCTCTCCGAATACATTTAGCCAATATATCTTTTTATCTTCTGCCATAGTGTTTCCTCCTTTTTCTTTTCGGGGATGTAATAGGTCGCAAATCTGACTATCTTACCCGTCTTTTTTGATTTCATCGTCTTGAATTCCGTTACTACCTCGATACCCTCCTCCCTCAACGCCTTTCGTACTCTCGATATTACCGCAGTGTGGTTGCCTATGCCGTAATCGAATAACATATTTAATTGCGTTAGCGTCTTGCCCTCTAATAGGGCTTGTTTGGTTATTTCGTTTTGATTTTCCATTGTGTTATATTTTAATGTTATCTGCTTTTTCCGCAATTCCATTGCACCTCATAAGATGTTGCAATTCGTGGAGGTAATGTATAGGTAACTCTTCTCCATACATATCGTAATTAACATAAATCCCATCATCATATACCATAAGACTAAAATAATTATAATAACCCTCTATTGCATATTCCCACTCACAATCAATGTTAGATGGGTGCTTATAGCCAGCCTTGGCTAACACATCCTTTGTTAGTGGTATGCCATAACATGGGTAATCTTTGTCGTCAAACTCCCACGGGTCGCCCTCGTTGCCCTCAAAGTTAGCGTAACAATAATTCTCTCCCACCATTTCTATCTGCATCGGAAATCCGTGCTCGTCCATTATCCAATCCCCTACCATAAGGGATGCACATTTAATCTCGTTCATATCCTAAACCAATTTGCTAAATCGTTATACCCCATTACTCTTAATATATTCTGCAATTCGTGTACGGATGCAAAAGTTGCTACCTCATTACTGCCATGCCACATATTATCGATAGATGAGAAAATAACATAAATGTCCGCATTGAGTTCTTTTTTGATGAAAATTGGTTCACTACATGTCCAATAATCAATACACTTAATTAAATTCTTATCTAATATATCAGGAGTAACAACTATTTTACCGACTTTCTCGATAGGGACATCCTCGATAGCATTTATTGTTTCTATCGCTATGTAATTTTTATTTATTCCCTCGACCTTTCCGTATAGATAATTAGATGTCATTGTTTCAAATTCCACCCAATCTCCTACCATCAACTCAGTTATTTTCATCTGTTATCTTCTGTATTTCCTGTTCATAGCACCAATCTTGCAGTGTGCCAACCATTAACCCACCTTGCCTTATTTTCATTTCTTAACCCTCCGAATTCGGTGTGTTTAACCTCTCATATTTTAGTTCATCTATCTCTCCATCCCAAACCTTTCCATCTTTTGTTTCAATATTATCATCTTCGTTGTAATGCCAACAATTGGGGCAATACCACTTACCACCTCTTTCTGTCCAATCAGAGTTCTCTGCATTAAACTTTGCTCCATCTTTATCCGAAGTCCAATACTCATCGTTAAGTATTTCTCCACAACAATCACATCTCATATTGAAGAAGTATTCTCTTATTATTCCCATATCCCTATTTCTTTAATTCTTCGATAAGTGCATCGGCTAATTTTATAGCACCTCTTGCAGTAGTGTTATAATTTTAATTCTATATATGGTAAGCCATCCAAACCCTTATATTCTTTTGCATCTTCAGACCAGTCTACTTCTTCCTTTATCATATCAATTAGATAATCCTTGTCATATCTTGCTATAAGTTGCATTATTACATCTCGTAATTCTGCATTGGTTAAATCTTGTGCTCGGACATGGTCAATGATAAGAGTACCATTTATAATGCTTGTTATTTTCATAATATGCTATCTATCCTTTCTTTAATGTCATCGACTATAAAATCTTCCAAATCATTTGCAAAGTCACGCAAATACTCATCTATAAAACCTAAATCCTGCGAACTACTATCAATAAACTTTTCATATATTGCATCCGAATACTTATCTATAAGCCTATCTTTTGCACTCCAATTACCCATATTTATTCCTCCCATTCGACTTTAATTGGGACTATATAATCTAGACCCACTAACATATAATTCGATGCAACTTCTTTTGTGGGGTATATCTCACTATCTGCAATGATGTATTTACCTTTTCTATCTCTATACATATTCACCCACCCCTCGTGCTTTTCGGGGGCGAAGAATAAATCTAAAGAACTACTCTCTTCAGCATAATATGCCCCATTTGGGTAATAACTCTGTATATATTCCTTTCCCCCATTATCAATTAAAGCTATTACTGGAAGATAATTTTTTGCATCCGTGCAAATTATTCTTGCACTTTTACCATCTCTCGTCACGACTTTGCGTGACGGATTGGCTAAATACTCTTTTAAGTTAAATTGTTTCATATCTTATTTTAATTTTATAACTACTCTACTGAAAAAAAGTTTACTTTTATATGTGTAAGAGCAATAACCAGAGTTAAGACTTACAATCCACATATTAGATGTATCATATTCTGATGAAGATCCATACCAATCTTGAAGTAAATCTCCATTATGTTTTTTAAGAATATCATTAATTTCCTCTTTTTGAAGATATATTTGGAGTAATTCTTTTTTTGTAGCAATCTGTATATTATTCTTTTTTGCATGAATTATATAGTCATGATAAGACATTTTTGAGACTTGCTTTTTAAGTAGTATTCTATCAATTAACGGAATATAAACTCCTTGTTGTTCTTCAATCCATTGAGGGGCAATTATTTCTTTAAGATTTTTATTCATAGACTTATATTATTACTATTCTTTAAAGTATTTATCTGAGAGATTGTTAGCCCACTTTTCAGTATAGAAATGATAATAATCACCTTCTTTGTGGAATGCAGCATGTATAATTGAAGGAATGCCAATGATGAATAAATACAAAGGTCCTAATATCTTACTTTGTATAGTATGTCCAAATTCATGTTTAATAATTCTTTTTTTATATTTGGCATATATTTCTTTATAATATATATCACCTATAAAGATAAAATTACCAATAGTAACTCCTCCTTTCATCCAATAACAATAAGACACTATTACACCTTGAACTTTTTGTACTGCCATTTTAGGCATTAAAATATATAGCAATCCCCCAATTATTTCTTGGGGAAGTTGCCATATAATTAGTATTATGCTTTTAATAATAGACATACTACAATACCAATTAAAATACCTAAAACATTAAATATTACATTATGAACAGTAGCCTTTTTATCTTGATGTTTAAAGGTAATATCATAACCCTCTTTAAAAGCAGCACAAAATACTGCTACCATAGTACCAGCAATAGGAAACACTGCTGTATCAATTAATGCAAATGTTATAATGATTGCATAACATACTAAAAAATGCAGCAATCCATCCACTGCTACATATTGTTTAATTTTACTAAAAAATTTTTTCATATTATATCATAATAATTATTTAAAAATTTAACATAAATATCCTATAATTCTAATATCATCATAAGAAGGAAATAAAGTATCAACTATAATATTATCTATTAAATAATAAATAGAAGATATAAAATTATCTACTATTAAGTAATCCTCAAGATAATCTTCTTTTACTTCTTTTAAATATTCTATTTCTTCTTTATCTATATCTATTGGTTTTTCTGTTTCTATATTTAATTTACTAGCCATTTCAGATAGTATTTTATATATAGAATCATATAGATAAGTTAATTTGTAGTATTCTTTACTATTATCATCATATTGCTCTTTTATTTTATTTCTTTCTTTATTTAATTCTTCTAAAGTGCAATATGAAGAGTAGTATCCTTCTTCTTCTGGTAGTATTACTTTTGCTTCTTCTGATATATCTTTTGGAAATCCTTTATTACTAAAAGAACTATTTCTAAATAAATCTCTTATTATACCTTGAATATAAAAAGAGTCTGTTTTCTTTAATTTTATATCAGAAGTTGTAATATCTGGTGGTATTACTTCTGATATCCATTTTTTCTTTTCTTCATCATAATATGATGTGCTTTTTTCAATATAAGAACTAAAGGTTTTTACGAGATTCCATTTACCTTTTTTATCCTTATATTCAATAACATAATGTAAATAAGTACTCATTTTTTATTATTTTTATTGTTTATAATTAGTGCTCCCAGTGAGACTCGAACTCACACGACCATTTCTGATCAAGGGATTTTAAGTCCCTCTTGGCTTCCATTTCAACATGAGAGCAAGATAAGAAGTTTATATATTATTAAAACTTCTTATTTCTATAAGTAGATTAGTGTTATCTACTTTTAAAAATTCATATATTATAGTATTATTTTTATTTGATAACCACTCTAAATCTGTGTTTTTATCACCGGGTATTGTATTACCCCACATTATATTTTCACTATCTATTAATAATAGTGCAGCAGTTGTAGTATGGTCTACACTATTATTATGTTTGTAATACTTTTTAATAAAAGTATAGACACTATCATCTGCTACTACTGTTTGTATTTTTAGATAGTTAAGTGCAAATATTGTAGTATTTTCATCTGATGGATACATTATTATATTACCATCTTGAATACAATATAAACAAAGAGTGTCTTCTGTATATTCAGCACCCCAACCTTCTTGTGCTTTTCCTATATATATAGATAGAAAAAGTAGTATTATTGTTATTATCTTTTTCATTGTACTAATGTTTTAATTTTGTAATTAGTAATAATATAGGTGAAGATAAAAATAATAAGATATGAGCAAAAACTTTACCTATCTTAGGACTATTATACTTTAATGCTGTTTTATTAATAGTAGCAGTAATAATATCAATATTAGTATTGTATATTATAAGACAAATAATAAGATATGTATATAAAAGTATCATTTTGATATTTTTTTAAAAGTTTCCTTACTATTTAGTTTTTCATAGATTAAGATAGGATATATTACAACCAACAAGAACAGAAATATATAATAGTAAGGAAACTTAGATATGTATAATACTAAAGAAGTATGCTGGCTTCTTTAATTAGATTATGAAAAGTAAAAGAAAACTGTTTTGCTGTTTTATAATCTGGAAAAGACAGCCCATTATAATCTGTATTATTTATATCTGTTTTAATATTAATAATATCATTTTCATAAATTATTTTGTAATTATTCACAGCAGAATCTGGTTCTATCCAAGATTCTCTTAGATTCATAAGTTTCATATATGCAATAAATGCCTTGCATAGTTCTTCAGACATTATATTTGCATCTGATAATCCTAATTTATAGTTAGAATGCACCTTACGAATATCACAAAACTCAGTAATATAATATTTATCCACTCCTGCTTTTCTCTCACAGTATTCTTCCCAAGATTTTGGTCTTTCATTGGATTCATACCATTTAATATATTCTTTATTTCTTTTACCCCACACATCATAACCTTGTGGTGTATCCTTAAAAATAAATGCATTTAAAATAAAACCATTATCATAGTGCAGAACCTCAGCACCATATTTACAATAATTCTCATAAAATTCATTTTTCCATGATTGGTTATCCAACCAATTTAAGATTTGTTTTTTTGTTATCATAATTATATTAAATAAGTAGTATTTTAAGTTTAATATAAAAATATTTATATAGTAAGAGTTTATATTACTCTTACTATAAAATATTTTATTATAAAATAGACTTGGCTTCATCAAGAAGTTCTTCAAAGGTCTTAATAAAGTCACGAGCCATAGTGACAGATGGAAAAGATAATCCATTATAAGTAGCAGTGGTGAACTTCAAATCATCAAAGCCATTTATAATAGTATATGAGTTATTTTTACATATTATTTTGTAAGACATTACTCTCTTTTCATCTTTAACCCAGTCATTCCTTAAACAAAGTAATTGTAAGTAAGCAGACAATGCTTTATTATCTACACAATTATTTTCTGGGTATTTATCGCAAAGTTCTGTCCAAGATTTTACTCTATCTACAGAGTTTTTATTATACCATGTGATAAATTGATTATTTTTATCTTCCCATTCTAAAGGAGAATGGTATTCATGGTCCAACTCTATTTCTTCATTAGTAGCATCATCCCAATTAAATGCACTTCTAATGAAGTTATCATTATATTCTAGAGTAGTTATATTACCTATTCTAGAAATAAGATAGTAAAATCTGTCTTTCCATGGTTGTATATCAACCCAATGTAGTATTTGTTCCTTTGTTTTCATACTATATATATTTAAATTCTATATCTATAGTACAACTAAAAATAAATGATTTATTACTATTTTTATGTTTTAATTCTTTATCTGAAGAGGGCAAAAGAGTTATATTTTTATCTCTATTTTGAGATTTTTTGTAACCCTTTTTAGGTGTTAAAAATGATTGAGATTTGATAGTCATCTCTAACCCCTTAGGTAGCAATACATTAGGTTCAGTTTTCTCTCTATTCCAAGAGTAACTACCATCAGTATTTTCTTTAATAATATGCATAAATAGTAATGCTCTTTTAATAGCAACTATTTTATGAGTATTATTAATACCACATTCTTTACATTCTTTAACCCACTTAATAGTAGTTTTATTATTACCACTATTCTTCATTCTTCTATTAATCTGGGTTAGGAATAGAAGAATGTTTTTTTCATTTTCTGTCATATTTATTTTACTTATCTTTACTGAAAGCATAACTACTGAGAGCATTAGTTGGTGCTGTCAGTATTAATGAGTCTTCAAAAGAAAATCTTAGTACTTTTATCTTTCATTACCTTACCTTTTCTGATGAAAAAATCTCTCGGAAATAGAGAGAAAAAGAAAAAGAAAGTAACCAAAGAATAAAGAAAAAGAAGAGATTAATTATTATTATTATTTCTTTTTAAGATACAAGAGGAAGAACTATATTTATAACCCCTTTTTCCCCCTCCTATAAAGAAAGAAATATATAAAGAAAGAAAGAGGGTTCCCCCTTTTTCCCCTAATTTCTCTTTTTTTCTCTTAGAGTAGTATTATTTTCTCTACTCTAAAGTAGTATTATTGCTCTTATTAATAAAGGGGCAGGATTTCTCCTGCCCCTTTAATTATTCTTGGAAGAGGGCATCCAGTTCCTCTGAATGCCACTCTTCCTTTCTGCAATAGCCCGTGTAGAGGACCTTATATCCTCTCTCACGGGCTACCCACCAACTGCACTCTTTCTCAAACGAGAAGAGTGCAGCCTCTCTCACTTCGGAGAGAACCTCTTTGAAGTCCTCCCCAGATATACAGCACTCCTGCTGTATACCATCGCGGGAAAATCCCGCTATGTAAAATTCATTCATATATAATCACTTAAAATTAAAAGCAGGGATAAATATATCCCTGCTATTATAAACAAACATTGGTGAGGTTAAACCTCACCAATGACATCATTATCTTCTGCGACCTTGCGCAGCAGATAAAAGTTGCCCTGAGGGCTTGATATACCCTCAAAGCATAAAGTACCTTCAGCAAAGGCACTTTCCGCACCTTTGCTGAGAATCTGCTCTGCGGCATATGCCGAGCAAAAGCCCAGCACATTGCCACAGACATCTAGGCAAACCACCTTGCGCAGTGGCTTGCCTTCAAACAGGACGGCACTTCCGTCCTTGTCGTGATAGACTGGGTACTCTACTTCCCCAGTCTCGTTCCTCCGTGAGAAGAACTTAAATCTCACGGAAGATGTCTTCGCAGCCTCCTTGAGGCCTTGAAGAGATAGCAATTTGCTTGCCATGGTACAATAAATTAAATTATCCACAGGGGAGGGTTCGGATAGTGAATATTCCACTTCCACAAATAAAACAAAAATAAAAAAAAAAATAAAAAAAAATTAAAAATTTTAAAATTAAGATTAGATTAAGTACCTTTTAATATTTCATTAATACTATTGCATATGTCATTTTTTTTACTTATATTTGCCCTGTAAGTTTGAGTTACACAGACTTTATCCCCCTAGGACCAATCCGCAAGATGAATGGCTAGGGGCTTACAGGGGCGGTCGTTTAATTAATAGACATAGTGAGGACCCCTGACACAAACCGACTATATAAGTATAAGCAATAGTGACCCACAGTGTAACTGTGAAAGTCTGAGAGGGAAATGGGTCCATTGGGGCAGAAGCTGAAAAGTTTAAACCGCCTATTGTGAAAGCTAATAGTTAGTCCAGCAGGTGACTGTATGGTGAGCTAGGTAAAACTGGCTAGGGGATTACTGTATCTAAAAATTAATGAAATATGAAATATTTTGAATTAGAAGAATTTATAAAAAGTGATACTGCTAAAAAATACAGTATAGATAATACACCAAGTAAACTAGTTGAGGGGCATATTGTGCAATTAGTTGAAGGGTTGTTAGATCCTATGAGAGATGCTTGGGCTGATTTTTGTAGAAGAAAGGGTTATATAAGATGTGGTATTAAAGTAACTAGTGGTTATAGATGTCCTACTTTAAATAGTAAGGTGGGGGGTAAAAGTAATAGTGCTCATTTAACAGGATATGCTGCAGACTTAGTACCTTTGAATGGGGAAACTGAAGTATTTATTTGGTATATACAAAAGTGGTTAAAAAACAATAATATTATGTTTGATCAGTGTATAGATGAACATAATAAGTGGTTACATATTGCTCTAAAAAATAATAAAGAAGAGCAAAGAAGACAGATTTTTAAAATTAGATAATATGACTATTAATGAGATAGCAACAAGGTTAGAAAGGGATAAATGTTTAAGAAAACAAGGTAGAAGTACTGTGGCTAAAAGGTTACATTGTTCTGTAGAAGAGGTAGACAAAGCTAGAAAAATATTAAAAAATAACAATAGACCCAAAATACTAATATTTGATATAGAAACTGCTCCTATGAGGGCTTATGTTTGGGGAAGATGGAATCAAAATGTATCATTAAGTGAAACTATTTCAGAGTGGTTTATGTTGTGCTGGAGTGCTAAGTGGTTAGGAAGGGATGATGTCATTAGTGAGAAACTAACAGCTGAGGAAGCTTTAAGAGAAGATGATTGTAGAATTACAATGTCTTTATGGGAACTAATTAATGAAGCTGATATTGTTGTTGCCTATAATGGTAAAAAAGCTGATATAAAATGGATGAATACTAGATTTATAGTACATAGCATACCACCTCCTTCTTCCTATATAGTTATTGACCCTTGTGAAGTAGCAAGAAAAGTATTTGGTTTTTCTTCAAATAAACTAGATGCTTTAGCTGGCTATTTTAATATAGAGCATAAAATGGAAACCAACTTTGAATTATGGGATAAAGCACTAAGAGGAAGTCAAGAAGCTTTGGATTATATGTCTTTATATTGTGGAAAAGATGTTGAAATATTGGAGAAAGTATATTTAAAATTAAGACCTTGGGATAAGAAACATTTTAATTATTCTTCTTTTATTAATGAGGACTGCTGCCCTATTTGTGGTGGTACAATTGAAAAAATAGAAAAGAAATATATTACTTCTTCTAGTATATTCTCCCTTTATAGATGTAAATCTTGTGGTGCTATATCTAGGGGTAATAAAGGTTCTAAAAGTAATAGTAGTATTAAAATTTGTAGTCATTAATAATAGTGTAATATGGGAAAGAAAGTAAATAATAATTCAATGTGGGGAAATCTAACATTAGAACAAAAAAAGGAATTGTTTAATATTTACACTAAAAACGGTTTTAGTGATATAGATAATATAATTAGTGACTTTAATAAAAACCATAAAATTAATGAAAAGTTCAAAGAGCTACTCCCTACTATTACAAATAAAGATACTATAATAACATCAATTCCTTACAGAAAGGGGGGACCATTAAATAAAAATAAGGAAGCTAAAGAAGTAGCAGAAGGTAAATCTTATGATAATTATTCTTGGGATGATTTTTTAAAAGACCTTAATTTAGATGTAAGAAAAGAAACTTGGAAGGAACAAAATTTTGATGGTTATAGTGATGAGGATTTAAGATATCTATATGATAAATTAGGAGATGCTGGTTGGGATCCTGCTGTTGTTTCATATGCTATAAGGTCAGAATCTGGTTATAATCCCTATGTTCAAAATGAGAATGGTTCTTCAGCAATTGGGTTGGGGCAATTTACTAAAGGTACAATATATGATTTCTTAGGTAAAGATGTTGATACTATATATCAGTCTTATCTAGATAAAAGCAGGGATGTTAAAACTATTATAGATGAAACTATTAATTACTATAAGTATCTTCATGATAGGCTAAAAACAGAACCTGATAATATGGGTTATGGTAGATTGAAAGTTAATTTATTTGCTAAAAATGCATCACTTGATGCTACTTTACCAGATAATACATATGAAAAATCTCTAACTCAAGAGCAAAAAAAATATATAAAAAAGGGTACTGATACATATAGAACTTTAGCTAAGTATTATGATGATGAATATAATAAGTATCGTGGTGTCCCTACTAATAAAAAGGAAGATGGGGGTACTATAGATACTACAGATTATAATAAGCTTTCTGCAATTTCAAAAGCTTATAATTTTGTTTTACAAGAAGAAAATAATAAGTTTAATATTTTTGGGAGTGGTTATAATCCTATAAATAAAAAGTGGTATCCACATAAAAGTTTTGAAGGTGGGACACCAACTGTGGGGTATGGTACTAAATTAGGTACTGGAAGTAAATGGGCTAAAATAGCAGAGCTACAAGGTTTTCTTACAAATGAACAAGCAGAAAAAGCTGCTTATGACCAAGTTGTAGAGCATTATAATAATGCTAGGGATAGTGTAAATAAAGCTTATGGTGATGGTACCTTTGATGCCCTAGATCCAACAATTCAGTTCTTATTGTCAGACTTTGATTATACAGGTACTGGAATAGAAAAATTCCCTAAATTCTTTAATGCCGCTGTTAAGGGAGATGTTAAAAAGATGTTAGAGCAGTATAAAAGATACTCAAAAGGAAAACCATTAGGAAGAAACAAAGAAGTAGAAAAGATACTATTACAATTTAAGGAGAGGGCAGAAAGAAAAAAAAGGGTAGAAAATATGGAATCTCCAATTTCTGATTTCTCTGTTAAATTAAATTATAAAGATAATAATCCAGATGCTCCTGTATTTAGAAGAGGGGGTCATTTGAAACCACTTACTAATAATTATAAGTTAAATGGTAGCAATGCTAATTATATAACAAATAATTACAGTGTTGCTAATAATAAAGTTACTTCTGATAATAAATTATCTTATACAGAAAATTATGAATTCCCACTTTCTGATTATAGTACTTCTGTAGGCTATGATGACTTTTTTACCTATTTTTCTGATTATCTTGCTTCTAATGTAGAGAACAGTAAAAATAGTGAAAGAGGTGGCTGGCATTCTGGGACTAAAACTTGGACACCACATCCTTCCCCAGAAGGAGGAGAGCCTACTATAGGCTTTGGTTTAAAGATGTATGATGGTACACCCCAACAAATTTTATATAAAAAGCAAGGCTTTTTAACGGAAAAACAAGAAGAAACAATAAGAAAGGAAATCACATTTGCAAAATATAAAGATGCAAGAAATGCATTTAATAATATAAATAATGATGCAGATGCCTTTGATAAACTAAGTGATGAAGCTAAAGTGTTTGTAACAGACTATCAATATCAAACTAATAGTGGTGTACAGGGTTTTCCAAAACTTATGAGTGCTTTATATAGAGGTGATTATGATACTGCCTTTAATGAATATCATGTTTTTTATAAAAAAGATACTGGAGAAAAAGATAAAGATGGTAATATTATATATGAAACACTCCCAGACTATCATAGAGATAAAATACATAGATACTTTTTAGAAAGATTTAAAAATGGCTCTTATAAATTTTTTAAATAATTTTTATAAAAAATATTTGGAAATGTCATTTTTTTTACTTATCTTTGCATTAACTTAATAATTAAGGTATATGAAAAATAAAAAAATGTTAATAATAATTATTGCTGTTATAGCACTAGTAACTACACTTGGTATGATAAAAGTAATGCCATTTTATACTTCTTTAGTAGGACTTGCTACTTTTATAATTGGACTTATTTGTGGTTATCATTTAAGCAAGACAATAAAAGAAAAGGAAGTTATTATTGGTGCACCTTCAGAAATTAGGAAGGTTAAAAGAGCAAAGAAAGTAGCTAGTAAATAATATGGATAAGAAGATTATAGTAGAACTTTTAGAAAAGGATTTCTATAATACAGAAACATATAATTATAAAAGATGTAATGGGAAAAATGGGGTGGATGCTCAGTTTAATATAAATAGTCATCATACTGTAGATGAAAAGTTTACTACTGTTAGTGTTAAGCATCCTTACCCCTCCCAATATCAATATATAGAGTTATATTATAGAAAAAAAGATAAAGAAAAAAATGGCTGGTTATTATCCCCAGATAATAATAACTCTTCGTATATATTTGTATGGGTTGATAAAATGAATGGTACGAATAGTTTGGATAATATTAAAAAAGCTGAGTATCTTCTAATTACTAGGGAGAAATTAATAGAATGTATATTAACAAGTGGGTTATCAGAAAAAATATTACTCTCTTTAGTTAATATATGGAAAGAAAGTGATAGGGGAGGTCTTATTAAGTTTGATGGTATTTCATTTATATGCTCTCATAGGGGTAATAAATGTTCTATTGGATTATTAGTAGATAGATATAATTTAAAGAGATTTTCTTGTTTTCATAAATATTATATAAAATAAATTGTTTCACCCTAGAGCATTGGGCTATATAAGGTTCGATTCCTTACTAGGGACTAATAATAAAAATAAATTATAAATGAGAGAAGATTATAATAATATACCGGTTTACTATTGTAAACATTGTATGTCTTTGGGGGTAAAAGAAATGATTGGTACTGAAGGCTATTGTATAAACTGTGGTTCTACAGACATAGAGTATGTTGATTTTGATGAATATAAAAGTTTATACAAAATAAGATTTGGAAAAGAATTAACTAATAAATAATTATAATTATGGAAGAAAGAGTAGATATTCCAGAACTGGAGCAATTAAACAATCTCGATGTTAATTTCTCTAAAGAAGATTTTGAGAAATTGGAAGCACAAAATAAAGAACTAATGAATCTTATAAAGTCCCTTGATGCAGAGAGATATTTTAAGAGAATGGACTACTTATTTGAAGTAGTTAAAAATGCTAAAGAATTTGATGTTCCCTTTATAGAAAGGGTTGTAGCAGAAATAGAAATGGCTTTATATCAAGAGCCAACAACTAAAAAAGAAGAATAATACATGGTTAGAATAGATAAAGCAATACAAGTTCCCTGTAAGCTTTCTAGTAACTTCTTTCATGTTTGGCTAACTTTTTTTGCTCCTATACATAAAATAACACCGGGTGTTATGAGAATAGCAGCAGAATTATTAAAATATCATTATATTTTAAGTAAGAATATATTAGATAATAAGATACTAAATAACTATCTATTTACAAGCGAAGACATTAGAAATAAAATAGTAGAAACTTGTGGTATATCTTTATCTAACTATCATGTAAGCATTAATAAATTAAAGCAGAATAATTTTATAACAGAAGAGGGTATTAATCCTAAATATATTCCTCCTATAAGGGAAGAAGATAATAAAATAAATGTTCTGTTTATGTTTGAGATACTAGATTTAAAAGATAGTGAAAGAAATTTACAAGAAAGTAGCACAGAAACTAAATCTTAGTGAAAAAGATGTAAAAGATGCTTATGTGTCTTTTTGGGGAATTATAAAAGAAAAAATAGAGAGTCTTCCTTTTGATGAAGATTTGTCAGAGGAAGACTTTGATAAATTAGTTACTAGTTTTAATATACCATCTTTAGGTAAGTTATTTTGTACTTATGATAAGTATATTAAACATAAGAATCATTTAAAATATTTAAGTAATATATATGCTAAAAATAAAGAAAGTTAAACCACTGCTTAATCATATTATTACAACTGCTAATATTTATAGTAATAAAATTGATGAGTTGTCTACAGAGGGTCAAGAAAGTGGTGAATTTAAAGAATATCAGACAGTTGTTGCTGTAGGTCCCAATGTTAGTAATGTTAAAGTAGGTGATGTTGTAGTTATTAGTGGACAGGCTTATGCTAGACCAGTACATAAACAAAAAGAGGATAGTGTAACAGGATTGATGAATAGTGACTCTGTACAATATATGGTCCAATTTCCTATTTTATATATTAATGATGTACCTCATTTGTTCCTTTATGACAGAGATGTTGAATTTGTTCTAGAAGATTATGAAGAAACAGATGATACTATTACAGAAGAAAAAGTAGAAATAATTTAAATATAGCCCTCTTTATTAAGAGGGTTTTCTTGTTTATTATGAAGTTATTAAAATATGAGAATTACCAAGTATTACCTACAGAAGAAGCTTTTTTAGTCAAAGGTATAAAGGAACTATATAAAGCTGATAAGACAAAAAATAAAGATAATTTTATGCAGCAACTTAGTTATATCTATTTTATGGCAGACCCAAGAAGTCCTTATAATGAATATCCAGAAGAAGAGAAGTTTAACTACCTAATTCAGTATGAGGGTTTTCCTAAAAATTTTAAAGTAACAAAGAATTTAGAAGATGCTATTATAGATTATAAAAGATTAACTACTACAGCATCTATGAAATTATTAGACTCTATGAGAATAGCAATATCAAAGATTAGTTACTTTCTTGAGAATGTGGATTTATTTGAAACAGATGATAAAGGAAGACCTAAGTATAGTGCTGATAGAATAGCTGCAATGACTGATAAAGTTCCTAATTTAGCGAAGAAACTAATTGAAACTGAGAAGATTGTAGATTCTGAAATATTAGAGGTAGGTAGAGCCAGAGGAGGTAATGAAAATAAAAAATTATTTGAAGATGGAGTATAAAGAGATAATAAACGAAATAATAGATGGATTAAATTTCTATAATAGAGATTACAATGGTACTTTCATTTCTAATACAGTAATAGAATCTTCTAAAGGACCATATAAATGTTTTAAGGATATACACTTTTCTTTATATCATAAGTATTTAAGTAATAATACTGTTGTGTTTGAAATAAATTATATGGCTAAAGAAATAGATGGAAGTATAGATAGAGATTTGAAAAATGTTAAAAATCTAATATGCTCGGAGGTATTTAAAATTATTAGTAATAAGGAAGAGTTACAAAGATATGGAATTAAACAAAATACAAACACCTTTAGATGATTTACATATCGAGAATTATTCAAGAGAAATACAAGATCAGTTTTGGGAATTCTTTAATTCTGTTCCTTTTATTAAGAATTTAACATCTATAGACAGAAAAAGAGCCTGTGAATTACCAAGAGATAGTAGTGGTAAAATAATAATAGATATTACAAACCCACATATCTTAGAAGATGTAGATTATTTTAGACAGACAGCAATACATTATCAAAAAACTGGAAAGTTTACTGACTTAAAACCTAATGGTAATAAAAATAGTGATTATTATAAGTGGGTTACAGAAGAGGTAAGAAGATGTAGGGATGGTTATGTAAGAGAAAGTGATGGGGAGTGGGTAACAGGAGATTACTATTTCTTCCTAAATTATTGCCCAATGCTTATATCTGTTACAGATGATAGTGGTAAAGGGAAAAAGAAAAATAAAGCAAAGAGAATAGTTGACTTTCCAAGATTTTGGGAAGGGCACTATTGGATAACACATTATCTTTATAAGGCTAGACAGGAGGGTCATCATGCTGGGGAATTGTCAAGTAGAGGTCGTGGTAAGACTTATTTAGGTGCTGCTTTTTTAACTAAGAGATTTATATTAGGGGAATCAAAAGATGTTAATAGGGAAGTACAATGTGTAGTGACTGCCTATGAAAGAAAATTTATTAGTGGTGCTAATCAGATATTGGATATATTTAAAAAGAATATAGATTTTCTAGCAACAAATACAGAGTTTCCATCTAAGAAGTTAGTTAACTCTATGCAGGGACTACAATGGGTAATGGGATACAAAGACCTTGATACTGATGCTAATAAAGGTACATTAAATTCTGTAATAGGTATAACATCAAAAGATGATGAATCAAAACTAAGAGGTTCTAGAGGTGTTCTCTACTTGATCGAGGAGGCCGGGACCTTCCCTAGACTTCTTAATCTTTATTCTAACATTAGACCTAGTGTTGAAGATGGGGATAATGTCTTTGGTCAAATATTCTTTTATGGTACTGCTGGTGATGAGTCTTCAGATTTTGCTGCAATGCAAGAAATGATGTACAATCCTAGAGGATATAATATACTATCATTATCAAATGTTTATGATAAGGAAGGTCAAGGTAGGAAAGAATTTACTTTCTTTTTTCCGGGTTATATTAATATGGCTAATTGCTATGATGAAAATGGTAATTCAGATGTAACCAGAGCACTTTTAAATATCCTTATAGATAGATATACTGTAAAGTACAACTCTTCTGATGTAAATGCAGTAACAAAAAGAATTGCAGAAATACCTATTACTCCACAAGAAGCTATTGTTAGAACTACAGGAAATTATTTTCCTGTAACTGAATTAAATGCAAGACTTAATCAAATAGATAATAACCAAAGATTCTATGATGATGTTCTTATAGGAACTTTAGTTTCTGATGGAGAAGGGGTGAAATTTGTTCCCACTACTGATACACCAATTAGAGATTTCCCTACTAAAGATAATAAGCAGTTAGGAGCTATAGAATTTTATGAATTACCAGTTAAAGATAGTTCAGGTAAACCAACTTATGGTAGATATATAATAGGGCATGACCCTGTAGATGATGATTCTTCAGACACTATGTCTTTAACTTCTACTTTTGTTTTTGATTTATTTACAGACCAAATAGTAGCAGAATATACAGGTAGGCAACCTTTAGCTAATGATAACTTTGAGATTGTTAGGAAGTTATGTATTTTCTATAATGCAAAGTGTTTGTTTGAATCTAATAAGAAAGGTTTATATTCTTATTTTGAAATGATGCATTGTTCTTATCTGCTTGCTGATACCCCAGAATATCTAAAAGAAAGAAGTCTAGTAGCTTCTATTGGTGTAGGAAATAAAGGAAAAGGTGTTTCTGCCACTCTCCCTATTAATAACTATGCTAATTCCCTTATTAGGGATTGGATGTTAAAACCTATAGTAAGTCAGACAAAAGTGACAGAAGAAAAAGATGGGGTAATGATAGAAAATGTTGTTGAAACATCTACTTTTAATCTTTATAATATAAGAAATAGAGCACTTATTAAAGAAGCTATACTATTTAACGCTAATGGTAACTTTGATAGAATAAGGGCACTTGGTATGGTGATGCTATATAGAGAAGAATATTTGATACTGTATGGTGGAGATTCTAAGTCTGCTATATCTAGTAGATTTTTATCTCAAGATAATGATTTAGGAGATGACCCATTTTTTAATTCTTTATATAGACAGTCTGATTAAATTTAAAATTTGATTAAGCAACAATTAATAATACATTTATGCTATTGTATAAATGTATTATTTTTTGTATATTTGCTTACTATAGTAGATTAAAGAAGTAAATATATTATGCAATTCGATATATCAGAATTGGGTGGCAGTTTCCCTAAACAATTACTGCCCTTTAGTCAAAAAGGAAGTAAATGGAGAGCACAATGTGTTTACTGGGGAGCAAGTAGAAATATAATGACTTCTTCTCCTATAAGAAGGTCTGTAGCACACAAACAAATAAACTATGACCTCTTAAATGGTAAACTACACATGGAAGATTTAAGTCTGATACTTAATCCTTTCAATATGCAAGGTGCTTTTATTCCTAAAGCAATACAACACTTTCCTATAATGAATACTAAGATACAGATACTTAGGGGTGAGGAAGGTAAAAGGGTTTTTGACTATAGTGTAATTATAACTAATCCCAACTCAGTTTCAGAAATAGAAAGGAACAAAATGGAAGAGTATAAAAGGAGATTAGCAGAATTAATACAAACATCACAAGAACAAGGTGTTGACCAACAAAGAGTTCAAGAACTCTCTGATTACATGAATTATAAATGGAAAGATATAAGGGAAGTAAAAGCAAATGCCTTTATTAATCATTATTGGAAAGAACAGAATTTTGGATTAAAGTTTAATAATGGTTTTGTAGATGCTTTGACAGTAGGAGAAGAAATTTATCAATGTACTGTAGTACAAGGAGAACCAACTCTTATAAAGTTAAATCCTAGAAAAGTAAGAATCTATCAATCTGGTTTCTCCAATAGAATAGAAGATGCCGATATGATAGTGATAGAAGATTATTGGTCACCCGGCAGAGTAATTGATACATACTGTGATATTCTTAAAAAAGAAGATATAAAAAGAATAGAGGAATTACAATGCAGTGTTCATTTTGGGGGTAGTAAAGAGAATGTTGATGAAAGGTTAGGTTTTTATAAAACAGACACACCACTTACACCACAAGATTTATTTACTACTGATACTGATACTTACAATGGATTACCTTATGATATAAATGGTAATGTTAGAGTTTGTCAAGTTTTCTGGAAATCAAAAAGAAAGATAAAGAAAGTAAAGTCTTATGATCCTATGACTGGAGAAGAGATTTTTAATCTTTATGATGAAGACTATATTTGTAATAAAGATATGGGTGAAACAGAAACTACTATGTGGATAAACCAAGCTTTTCAAGGTACTATGGTTGGAGAAAATATCTTTTTAGATTTAGGCCCTTGTCCTATTCAATTTAATAGAGTTAGTAATCCTTCAAAATGCCATTTTGGTATAATAGGCTCTATATATAATCTTAATGATGACAAGCCTTTTTCTCTTGTAGATATTATGAAGCCTTATAACTATATGTATGATGTTATATACGATAGATTAAATGGTTTAATTGCAAGAAATCATGGTAAAGTTATTAGACTAGACTTAGCAAAGGTACCAGATAAATGGAATATAGATAAATGGCTTACTATTTTAAAAACAGCTGGTATAGCAGTAGAAGATTCTTTTAAAGAAGGTAATAAGGGTCTTGCAACAGGTAAATTAGCTGGTTCTTTAAATAATGCTAGTTCTGGTGTTGTTGATGCAGAGTTAGGACAATCTATTCAGCAGCATATCTCTATTCTTGAGTATTTAAAGAATGAAATGGGAGAAGTAGCAGGCATATCAAGACAGAGAGAGGGTCAGATATCTCAAACAGAAACTGTGGGAGGTGTAGAGAGAGCTACATTACAATCTTCTCACATCACAGAGTGGCTATTTATGACTCATGATGATGTCAAGAAAAGAGTGGTAGAATGTTTTTTAGAGATATGTAAGATAGCATCAAAAGGTAGAAATATTAAGTTTCAATACATTACTCCAGAACAGGCACAAATGGTTGTTGATATTGATGGGGATGAATTTTCTGAAAGTGACTATGGTTTAGTTGTGAATAATTCTCTTAATACACAAGAACTTAAAGCAAATCTCCCTATGATAATACAAGCTGGTTTACAAAGTCAAGCATTGTCATTCTCTTCTGCTATGAAGATATGGAGTGCTAATTCTGTGGTTGAAAAGCAAAGAATGATAGAAGCTGATGAGAAGAGAATCAGAGAGCAACAACAACAAGCACAGCAGCAGCAACTAGAGTCACAACAACAAATTGCTCAAATGCAGCAACAGTTGGAAGAAGCAAAACTAGAGCAGGCAGATTTATTAAATAAGAGGGATAATGATACTAAAGTTCTAATTGCTACTATAAATGCTCAATCTCATTCTTATGAAAATGATAAAGAGAGACTAGAGGAATCAAAAAGGCAATTTGATGCTAAACTTTCTTTAGACAAAGAAAAGTTTTCTTTTGATAAGGAGATAGCTAATAAAAGAGTGAATCAAAAGAAAAAATGATTAAAATAAAACCTAATAAAAAATATAATAAATATAGGGGTAGGAAACTATCCCTATGTTATTAAATTCATTATTATGAAAATTAAAACAGGGATTGAAATAGTATCTATGCTTTTTATTTTATTCTTTATTGTGGGAAGTATTATTCAAAATAAAGAGCTAAAAGAGGCAAGAGAAAAAATAGAGATTCTAAATAGAAATTATTTTACATTAGAAAAAGAATATAATAATGCCTTAAATCAAAATTCTTTATACATTTTTACTATTGATAACCTAAGAAACTCTAATGATTCCATTATTATGGAATTAGAGAAGACAAGAAAACAATTAAAAATTAAAGATAAAGATATAAAAGAACTAGGCTATTTACTATCACAAGCTAATAAAAAGGATACTATATTTTTAAAAGATACTATTTTTAGAGAGAAAGTAGTTGTGGATACTGTTATTACTGATTCTACATGGTATAAAACAAATATACATCTAGAATATCCTAATATAATACAATTGGAACAATCTTTTATTAGTGAAAAAGAATTATTTTTTTACAAACATACAGAAATAATAAACCCTTCTAAATGCTGGTTTATAAATTTATTTAAGAAAAAAAGGGATACAATGGAAGTAGTAGTGGAAGAAAAGAATCCTTATATAAAAAATAAAAAACAAAAATTTATACATATAATACAATGATTGAGCCTTTATCTACACTACTAATCACTGCTGGTACTTCTTGTATTACTGGTTTTACTACTTGGTTTTTCTCTAGGAGAAAATATAATCAAGAAGTTGCAGGTGATAATATAAAAAATCTTCAAGAATCTTTAGATTTTTATATTAAATTATCAGATGATAATAATAAAAGATTGGGAGAGATTCTTGAAAGAAATAACCAATTAGAGAAACAGATAATTGAAGTTAAAAAGGAAAATTTTGATTTGAAAGAACTTATGAATGATCAAATACTTCAAATAGAAACCCTTACAAAACAGGTTAATTTACTAATACAAAAAAACAAATAATTATGGGAAAGAAAAAAACAGGAAGAGCAAAACCTATGGTTGGGAAAGCAGGAGTACCCAAAAAGGATACTGGAAACTCAAAAAGGGGAAAATGCAAATAATAGATTATTATATAAAGTATTTTTAATTTCTATTAAATATTCCCCATTACTACTGATTGTTCTCAGTCTTACAAATACAATACATGGTTATTTTAATTTGACTATATGTATATGTAATTATATTGGTGGTATATCTATTATTCTGCTTTTAATATTATATCTATCTTCTTTGGTATTTAAATTTTGTAAATACTATAAAATGGCACTTTTTTATCTATTAATTAATTGGGCTATTAATATTATAGATTGTTATATTGGAATACCTATATCTGATTTTAGATATTTGGAATTGCAGCTGTTTGTTTTTGGTACTTTTTTAATTTTAATGTTAATTAGTTATGTTAGAAATCATAAAGAAACTCTTACTGCAAATAGTAAAAGACATAGATACAGGCAACTCTAACCTTACAGAAGAAGAACAAATAAAAGCAATACAAGAAATTAAAAACTTTACAAGGAAAGACATAGGTTTAAGTAAAAGCCAAGCATGTTCTTTTTTAAATATCAGTAGGGCTAAATTTGATAATTTAGTAAAGAATGGCAAGTTACCTAAAGGAAAGAAAGTGCTTGGTTTTAAAGAACTTAGATGGTATAAAAAAGATTTAAAATTATGATTACTATAGAAGAGCAAATCAGAAAAATAATAAAATCTTCTTTACCTCCTAAAGATGAAAGTGTTATATGGTTAGATGTTTCTAACCCAAGTAAGCCACTATTAAAGTATTATGATTTTGGTGAGTGGGTACCTATGTCAACTACAGATGTTGAAGTAGCAGGTATTAAAGATGAGATTAAAAATCTAAAGAAAGAAGTAGATACAAAATGTAGTGGTATAAAAATATATAATGTAGACGAAAAAGAGTTAATATCTGAAAGTATAGGAGATGTTGTAACTATTAAAGTAGGTAAGATTCCTATAGAAAAAATAGATGGTTTAGAAGAGAAATTGTCTAGTCTTTCTTCTGGTATAGAAGGTATTAAAATAATAAAACATGATAATGTTACTATGCTTCCTATAGATAAAAATAAAAATGCTAATATTCAATTAGGGAATTCTTTATCTATTGACACTAATACATTAAATCTTGTTTGGGAAGAAAATTAACTTATTAATTTATATTAAATTATATGGCAAACACAAAATTAAAATTTAGAAAATTGGCAGCCGCCCCTACATCTGGGATGACTGCAGGAGAGGTGATTTTCTGTACAGGTGACCATACTATCTATGTGGCTACCAGCGATACAGCAAAGCAGGCTTTTTATGGTGGAAATGTAAAAAATGTTACTTCCACCGATGGTAAGCTAATCTTCTCCTTTATGGATGGAACGAAGAATTTGGAAGTTGACTTTAGTGATATGAACTCCACCCTTGCAACACTTACTAATTCTGTTAGTGACTTACAGGGAAGAGTTGACATTCTGGTAGGAAATCAATTGGTTGAGGGTAAGGATATTCATTTTACTACTGGGGAAGAAGCTACTGTAGATAATCCACAGAATGCTATAAATGTATCACTTGATAAGGATATTACTGTTATGGGTGTTACCGTGGGTAATCTTACTAATGGTAGTAAACTTTTAAAAGGTAAATCTCTTTCTGAAATACTTCAGCAGATATTGATGAAGACAATTGATGCAAAGGTGGGTGCATATCCATCTGTCACACTAACTGCAACAGGTATAAGCAATGGCCAAAGAGTTGAAGTTGGTGCTAATGTTACTGCTACACTTTCTTATACTTATATTGATGGTAAGTTTGTGGGAGCAGAAAGTGCTTACTCTTATAATCAAGTAGCTGGATGTACAAAGGGGGCAGTCAAGTACTATTGTAATGGTTCAGAGATTACTTCTCCTCACAAGCCGTCTCTTACTGAAGATGCTTTCCAGTACAAATGTACGGCAGCATATAGTGCAAGTACTAATACTCCAAAGAAAAATGATGGAACAAATTCTGCTGTAAAGATAGCAGCAGGAACTGCAACATCAAATATTATAACCATTTATGCGAGGTATCCTATCTATACTAATGGCGTTACTTCGTCTATATCAGATACCACTGCTCCTACTGTAACTGCAACGGCTGATAGCACAAAATTACCTCTTGTGGATAATGGAACTCAATTCGGAGTTGCTTTTGCAGCTATGACTACTTCTACTGGTTATCGTCTTTTACTCCACGATGGAAAGAAGATAACATCAGCAAAGGCTTTAAATGGTCTTACTGGTAAGTATGATATTGATGTTACTTCAAAGTTTGTTAAAGGTTCTTCAGTTTCAAAAGCAGTGGGGACCGGTTCTTCTACTTATAATGTATGGGAATACAAAGCAACAGAAGGCGCTAATAGAGTGGTTTTTACAATTGGTAATGAATAGGAGGAAAAATTATGGGAAAGAAATTTAATGGAAATATTAAGCTTGCATCTGCAATAAATAGAACAGGTGCTCAACCTCTTGATGATAGTGTTGTTGTTGCAACAGTTGCGGATTTATATAATAGTTTTGGTGCTACTGCTTACGAAGGTATGATGGTATGTGTCCTCGCCGACCATAATATTTATGTCTTGACAGATGTATCTAAAGTAAGTACAGCAGCCGGATGGAAAAAGATTGGTGATGCATCAAGTGACATATCTGGTGCAATTGCTGCCCTTGATGTTACTTCAAATAAAAGTGCTTCTGTTGCTGGTATAGCAGTAACTGTTAATCAGACAGATGGTAAAGTACAAAAACCAGTTGTAGAAGTCACTGCAGGTAGTGTAGCAAGTGGCAATGCAAATGTAGTAACGGGCGGTGCAGTATATACTGCAATTAATAATGCATTAGGAAGTGTCTATAAGGTTAAGGGAAGTTATTCTACCCTTGATGCTCTTGAAGATGGTGTAGCCGAAGCAAATAGAAAGGAGGGTGATGTTTATAACATTGAGCAGGGGTTCACTCTTGCTAATAAGAAATATCCAGCAGGAACTAATGTTGTGTGGGTTGCAGAGCAGACTATCGGGCAGCTGGTGACCGCAGCACATTGGGATGCTCTTGGTGGAACGATAGACCTTTCTAATTTTGCCACTGCAGCACAGGGAAAATTGGCTGATACTGCTATGCAGGGTGCTTCTGGTGATAGTTACATATCAGCCGTAGCTGGTGGTACTGCAGGCAAGACAGTCACAGTTACTGCCAATGTAACAAAGATGGCTGATGTTAAGACTGGTACTGTCGCACTTGCCGATGCTGCTGATGTTAAGTCTTATGTTGATACAAAGGCATCAGCTGCAGCATCTGCTGGTGTTACTTCTTTAGGAGGAAAAACTGGTGCTATATCAGTAGACTCTGGGAAGACCACACTTGGAGATGTCAATTTCACTATCAGTGATGATAAAAAACTAACTGGTTCAGTTGCTGGTATCAAGTCAGCAGCAGGAAAAGAAGCAAGTGATTTTGCAACTGCTGCACAAGGAGCAAAGGCTGATAGTGCAGTGCAGTCTGTTACAGGAAGTGGTTGTGTGAAGGTTGTAAAAGATGATGCTTTTACTAATGGTGCTATTGTTTCTGTTACCACAAAAGATATAAAAACAGCAACAGAGAGAGATGATGGTCTTGTAATTGCATCAGATGTGCAAAGTTATGTTAGCACCTCTATAAAGGATGCTATGGTCTGGGCAGAGTTCGCATAAAATATTTAGTATAGTGAGGGTGATACTTCACTATACTCCTAATTAAAATTATTTAAGTATGAGTAAACCATATAAACTACATAAAGTAAACTCCCTTCCTTCAACAGCAACGGAAGGTGATATTTACTTTGTAAAAAGTGATAAGAAGATATATGTAAGAACTGCAAGTGGTTGGGAAGATTTTAATGGTGTTCCTGTTAATAACCTCACCACTACTACTACTGGAAAGGCTCTTGATGCAGCACAAGGCTATGCACTAAAACAAGCAATTGATGCAGCAAAAATACCTCAAATGCAACCAGCACCATATATACCATATGAGGTTACTTATGGAACTGCTGGCTATGTAACTGCTCCTTTTTTAGGGATAAATTATAGAAATAGTGGTAAAAGAGATGTACTAACTTCAAGAGGTTGGCAACAATTGACTGATAAGGATTTAATTTTAGGTCCCGGAACTCAATTATCTCCAATAGATTACATCCTGAATCCAGTTACTTCTTTAAATATGCTTAATTACCTTCCTGCAGAGCAAATAATATTAGAGGTAAGCTTAGACGGAGGTAGTACTTGGAAAAGTTATAGAGAGTGGTATAATGAAAATATAGCGAATACACCTTTAATGGATTCACAGTATAAAAACTATAAAAGATCATTATTTAATAACACATCAACATTTAATATATCAATACCAACCAAAAACAATAAAAAATCAGTTGATTGTAAACTAAGAGTTACATTTACTGCAATGCAATTCAATGTTCCAGATGGTACTCCAGAAACTGAAATAGTAAATTATTGGAAATCAGATTATGTTAATATATGTGAAAGATACTGTAGATTAAATAAATTTCTTATTAATATTAGTACAAGTGGCGCTCCGGGAATTAGGTGCCTACATGAAATTAGAAAAGGAAATTCGGATATATGGGAGGAGTGTCGAACATCAGAAAAGATGATAGGCTGGACAGGTTGGAACTCTTTCCCAATTGGAAATAAGAATGATTCTATTAGTTCCTGTACTTTCGGTGGATCGACCTCTCAAGTTAATAATTACTGGTGTCATAGATTAACCTTCTTTATTTGTGGAGAAAAAGAAGAGTCTGATGACGCTACAATAGAGAGTCAAAGTAGTCAAGATTACTTATCTATTCGGAGTAGTATTATTAGCATACTTGGGTTTGGTTATGCATATTTTATGGCCCCTAGCTATAATAAAACTAATTTTCCATTTTATTCAGATTTTCTTAAACAGACACACTTTCTAGGAAATATATTTATACAGGATTCAAATAATACGATTGTAGCCTCAATTGAAGATAATGGTAATTTGTATGCTAAGAATATATATGAAGGTAATAAAGTCGCTTCCAATTCACTTAGTAATAAATATGCAAATAAGACTTATAATGCTAAATCCTATGAAGCAATAAACATAAAGACAGATAATTCAGCAGAAAGCAAAGCAGCCAATGTAGCAGCAATAAAGGCATATACTGATAACCTTATTAGTTTGGGAGTAAGCTTGAATAATGGATTTATAATACCTGTAAGAGTAGACAGTATTAACTATGGGGTATTGGTAGGCTCCGGAAGTACACCTCGATTACATGGGTATATCAATCGAGATAATACATGTAATTCCTTGGTTATTGCAGTTGATGGTACTGCAGCTATGTCACAAATACAAAGAGCAGCAGAATCTACTCTTTCTACCACCTCAAAAACCATAGTAGGAGCAATCAACGAATTGAAGACAGAAGCAGGGATGAGGGATAATGATATAAGTGCAGCACAAAGTCAAGCATTATCGGCGCAAGAAGAAGCCACAGATGCAAAGAATAAGGTTACTGACCTTGAAAAGAAAATACCTACCATAGATAGTGCGCTAAGTGACACTTCCACTAATCCTGTTCAGAATAAGATATTAAAAACCTGCTTAGATAATATAGCAGATAATGTAGATGCAGCTGCTGATGCGGTCGCAACTCTTTCTAATAAGGAAACTACCATTGCAGGACAGAAAGTGAAGATTGGAGGAGAAATAACTGCCGTACAACTAACAAAAGGATTAAGATTTCCAATTCGCAGTGTGCTTAACCTTTTAGAGAGTGACCAAAGTCTTAGTTTAAGTTCATTTAATGCATATCTAACTGAGAATAATTTAAGCTTGCAAGATTACTTCTGTGCACCTACTATGATTTATCGTTCAGAAGATGACGCAGAACCGAAGTGTGGTATGATGTATAATTCACCTACTTCACACTGCCTTACAGGTATATTTGACACAGGTACAGACACAGTGGAGTTCGAGGATATTCAGAAAATTCAATTTAATACAAACTCTGGAACAATTAATATAGGCAATAATGGCTTAGCAGAAGTACCTTCTGCAACTATTAACCTATCATCAGTGCCAACCACAAGCACCCCAGTAACCACAACCCTGAATGATTATGACTATAAGCAAATGACAGATTTAAGTATTAAGAAATATGTGAAATTTCCTAATACGATGTCTGTTAATAACGCAAGAACACTTATGGAATTAACTCTTATGGAAAAGAGTGAAATGATTAGACTTAGTGGTGCAGAAGAGGTATGGACATATGTATATCAGCACATCTGCTATTATGGGGGTGGTATTCATGTCTTTGAATTTAGTCTAAATAGTGATACCAAAGTTTTAACTGCTAAAATGATAATGTAATTATGTGTGACATTATTTATAATTATATAAACAAATTAATAGCATTCTCTAAAAGACATGATATACTATATAGTATTATATGTCTAATTATAGTAACAGTTTTATACTTTTTTCCTATAAATATATATGTAGCAACTTTTATAATATTATTAATTTCTTTTCCTTATTTTAATGAACCTAAGAAATTATCTTTTGGTAAGTACAAAAAAATGGATGAACAATGTGATACAATATATATGTTTACTGGTATAATAGTAGGAGCTGTATTATGTATTATAGCATTAAATGGTAATGTTTTTTAGTATAAATCCTCAATAGAGTAACTTCTATTGGGGATTTATTTTTATATATAGTAATGTTTTCTTTTTACTTTAAAATAACATATCTTTGTATTGTAAGCTTACAGAGATATGTTTAATTTTTAATTATAATTTTATGTCAGAAGAAAAAACTTATGTATTTGGAAATGATACCAGTAATGGATTATGGGCATCTTTACCAGCAATGCTTTCTAATAGAGGTGTTGATCCTGCTATTTTATCTTGTTTTAATAATAGAGGATTTCTTGGTGGTGATGGGGATATACTGGCTCTTATTATTTTGTTTGCTATATTTGGTGGGGGATTCGGAAATTTTGGATTTGGTAATGGAAATTCTGTTGCTTCTAATACTGATATGATAATGCAGACATTAAATAGGAATGGATTAGATGTTGGTACTCTTGCTACTAATCTTAATGTAACAAAAGATGCAATAACTACAGCTATTGGAGGTGTAGCAACTCAACTATCACAGTGCTGCTGCGATAATAAAACTGCAGTTATGCAACAGGGTTATGAAAGTAGAATAGCAAATGCAGAACAAACTACTATATTAGGTAGTAAAATAGATCAGCAAACAGCTCTTATAAATGACAAGTTCTGTGCCTTAGAAATGAGAGACATGCAAAGTAAAATGGATGAATTAAGGGAAAGAAATACTGCCCTTATGAGTCAATTAAGTAATGAGCATCAAACTGCTGCTTTGCAGAGTTATGTTGCTTCTACTATTTCTCCAATTGCATCTGATGTTGCTACAATTAAAGCTACTTTACCACCAACAGTTAGTGTTCCTTATCCACAACTAGCAGCAGTGCCAGCATCTTATGCTACTGCTTATTATAGTCCTTATTTTAATAGTAATAATTCTATTTGGTAGGAGGTGATTATGGCTCAATTAAAATTTTCAAATAGAGTCGGTTTTCCTAATTTAGAAGCAGTTAGTGTGGTTTCAGATGGTACTAATACTACTGTTAATTTTAATCCTTATAATATACCCACTAATACTTTCTTTGGCGGGTTTTGGGTTAAAATACCACAAGCTGTAACTACTAGTACTGAACCATTGCAGTTTAGTACAATAGGGGTTAGTAACTCTACAGTTTCTGTTTATTTAGCAAATGGAACACAAGCTACTGTGGCTAATATAGCTAGTACAGGACCTGCTATTTATTTAGTATTTTATGATAGAGATAACAAAAGAGTTCAATTAATTTAATTTATTATGTTTCAATCTTTAAGACAGAATAGTCAATTATATGTATTTTATAAAGGTGATAACCCAAGATTAGAAAGGGCAATGGTTGTATCACCCCCTGTTTCAAGACCTAAATACCAAGTACCTGCTAATTTTGGTCAATCAGAAATGGTAGTAGATATAATAGCAAAAGTAAATGGACAAACAGTTAATTATAATGGTTTACCGGCACATTTAGATATAGCAGATAGTGTATTAAGTGGTGAAAATATTGTTGTTTCTGATAATAAGGAAGCTATGAATGCTGAAATACTATCTTTAAAACAGAAAAGTATAGATATAATTAATAGTGTTGATTTTCATAAAAACCTTATAAAGAATTGTGATTTAATTCTTTCAGAGCTAAATCCAGAATTTGCAGAAAAGAAAGCTCAAAAAGAGGAAATAGATACTTTAAAAATACAAGTAAATGATCTATCTAGTAGTATTAAGGAACTTATGGAAACTAATAAAATATTAATAAATAAGTTATCTATAAAAAATGAATGATTATGAAAATGTGGGAAATAAGAGAAAATGATGAACATAGACCAAGAAAATTAAGAAATTATAAAGAATATGATGATTATACTTGTGGCTATGAAGATGGTTATGAAGAAGCTATGAGGTCTATGCAGTATAGGTATAATGAAAGAAAAATATATTAAATATGAGATTAGATACTTATAACCACTTCCCTACAGGAATGATAGAATACTTAGATACTTATGGGTGGCATTTTAGTAAAGCAATGTGTGATTGGGCAATAAGTAAGATGCATAAAGAAAATAATAAACCTATTGATGTTATAAGTAAAGAAAGAGTAGATAGCTTATTATCTATTTATGGTATTAAACTAGATAATAATAAGGGCTATGACTATGTTTATATAGCTAATATGGTAATGAGTGATTTCTATGGTAAATCTATAAAAGATGAAGAACATCTTATTCTTTATGTAAAGGATGTAATAGATGATGTTGATGCCTATGAAGGTATGCCTTTTACTAGGTTTTATGCTGATTGTATAGGTAGTGGTACCCCTATAATTTGGGAGGATATGTTATGATAAAACAAGATATTTATATTAGAAAATATGGTTGGAAAATAATAGTGTTCTATATTGTAAATGATATAGATATCAAGGCTATTTTAAAAGAACTAATTAATATAGATTGTGATATAGAATCTTTTATTAATATTTATTATAGAATAAACCATTTTAATTATAATGAAGGTATTACATATACAAATCAAGATACTAAAGATACTATAGTAATTATATTTCCATCTACTTCTCCAGAAGAACTAAGTGATACTATAAATCATGAAAAAGGACATTGCTTAGCACACATTAGTGAAACTCTGAATATTAATCCTTTTGGGGAAGAAATACAATATATTAATGGTTATATAAGTAAAAAAGTATTTAAAGAATCTAGAAAACTATTATATGGTTGTGAAAAACTGAATCAAGATTTATTTTCAATTAGGCAGTAGGAAACTACTGCCTTTTTTATTTAATATAATATTAAGCACTGCTTAATTTTAAATTAAATGTATTGTATATTTTAAAATTTTTAATTAGTTTTGTAATTAATTATTATTTTAATAAAAAAGGGAAAATATGGAAGATTTTAGTTTAGATCTCTCTAATATTTTAAGTGATGAGCAATTGAATGCTCTAAACAATGAAGGAGAGAAGAAAGAAAAACAGGATACTCCACCTGAAATTAAGGAGAACACTAGTACTGAGAATTTAACAGCATCAGAGTTGTTTGATTCAGAGAGCGTAAGTAAAAGTGACGAGGATAATAAAAAAATTATTAAAGATGATAATGATATCTCTGTCTTAAATACTGATGCTCCCCCAAAAAATATCTACTCTTCCATAGCAAAAGCATTTAAGACAGATGATATTTTTGATTTATCTGATGAGGAAATAGATAATATTAAAACTTCTGATGATTTTGCTAATGCTATTGAAAAACAAATTCAATCTAAATTTGATGAAAGACAGAAGAGAATAGATGATGCACTAAATAATGGAGTGCCTGCTGATAGTATTAAAATGTTTGAAAATAATATTGGTATACTTAATAGTATTACTGATGAAAACATTGAAGATGAAAGTGAGCAGGGTATTGAGTTAAGAAGAAATTTAATAATAAGAGATTACCTAAATAGAGGTTATACTGAAGAAAAAGCAGCAGCAATGGCTCAAAGGTCTTTTGATTCTAATAATGATATTGATGATGCAAAAGATGCATTACAACAAAATAAAGACTTTTTTAAGAGAGAATATAATAAACTTCTAACAGAAGCTAAGAAAAAAGCTGATAAAGAGAAGAAAGATATTGCTGACGCTGCTGAAAGATTAAGAAAATCTATTTTTGAAGAGAAGAAGGCATTTGGGGAACTGGATGTTGATAAAGGTACAAGGCAAAAGATTTACGATACTATTAGTAAGCCTTATTATAAAGATCCTGCTACAGGTCAATATCTAACAGAACTTCAAAAATATGAAAAAGATAATCATAATGACTTCATGAAAAATATTGGTTATTTATATGTAATAACTGATGGATTCAAAACCTTAGGTAATATAACAAAAACTATAGAAAGAAAAGTTAACAATAAGGGCATAAAAAACCTTGAGAATATCATTAATACTACATATAGAAACTCAGATGGCAGCTTGAGATTAATTAATGATAGTACTTCTGATAAGGAGTCTTATTTCTCTGGTGGTTGGACCCTTGATTTAAATAATTAATTATAATTACTTATGGTAAAATTAAACAAATTTCAGACTGCAACATTTGATGGTTGGGCTTCGGAGATTACAAAAAGAAACCATATTGATTCTATGTATCCAAGTAACCAGCAGGCTGTTGCTGATTTTATGATTCAGTTGTTGGCAAGGAATTTTGGTAATAGCCTTGAAACAACTTTGAGTAAATTTCCTACAAAGTTTTTTGAAGATGATTCAGAATTTTATTGGGATGTTATAGGTTCTGCAAGGAGAAATATTCCTCTAGTAGAAGCTAGGAAATATGATGGTACACCAGTTAAAGAAGACTCTGGTATGATAGGTGCTAACAGAGAGCCTTTCTACCTAGTATTTCCAGAAATGTGGTTCTTCGATGGTGAGGAAATCTTTGGTGAGTTGAATCAAGTTTATCCTATGTTAATTAAGGATAAGCCTAAAACTGAAGGTACTAATTATGTTTATCTTGTAGAACTCTCTAATGGTTCAACTAATGGTATTCCTGCTGAAAGGTTACTTGCTGGTGAGAGATTCTCTTGGGGATTTGCTCCAGTAGAAAGAGGACTTTCTCGTGGTGTTGGTGGTGTAAGGTATGCTACTCCTGCTAAGATGAGGAATGAATTTACCACAATCAGAATTAAAGATGAGGTTTCTGGTGATGTTTATGGAAAGAAGATTGCTATGGGTGTTCCTATGGTTAGAGTAGACCAGAGTGGTAAGATGGTTAAAGAAACTGCTAATATGTGGATGCATTATTGGGAGTTTGAATTTGAAAAGACTTGGAGAGAATATAAAAATAACCTTTATGCTTATTCTGTTTCTAATAGAAATGAGAATGGAGAATATATGAACTTTGGTAAATCTGCAGAGGTTATTCGTAAGGGAGATGGTCTATATGCTCAGTTAGAAAGAGGAAATGTACATTATTATAATAAGTTCTCTCTTCAGTTACTAGAAGATTTACTTCTCTCTATTTCTACTTCTAAACTTGAAGCTGGTGAGAGGGAATTCCTTATTAGAACTGGTGAGTATGGCATGAGAGATTTCAGCAGGGCTGTATCACAGACTGGTTCTGGTTGGTCTATGTATAATTATAATGCTGATAATCTTGGTATTATGAAGAAAACAGGGGATAATAACTTTACTCTTGTTAATCCACAGTTTGATAATTATTATACTTTTGGTGGTATTAAGATTAGAGTTGAGGTAGATTCATTCTATGATGACCCTGTAAATAATAAGATAGAATTTCCGGGAGGAGAAGGCAAAGCAATGTCACACAGATTTGATATTATCAATATTGGTACTATGGATCAGCCTAATATCTTTAAGTGTGGTATTAAAGGTCAGCCTACGGAAGTTAGGTCTATTCAGTGGGGATTAATGGCATAAGCCTTACACATTTCTCAGTTCTCACTATTCTACCTAGAACAGAAAAGAAAGTATAAAATAAGATTGTTAATTGCTAGAAGTTCCTTAGAGACTTTATTGCTTTTTATCTTCAAACATTTAATTATGGAAGAAAAAGAATTATGGAAAAAACTAGATGAATATCCAAATATAGAAATTAGTAATTTAGGAAGGATTAAAAAATTAAAAAATCATAAAAAACATAAAGATATTATTCAGTCTGATTTTTTTAAAGATAAAGATGGGTATTCAAGAATAAATGTTTTAAATAAAAAAGGTGAAATAAAACAAGTTGGTATACACAGACTAGTGGCTTTGGCATTTATCCCAAATCTAGAAAACAAAAAGTGTGTCAATCATAGAAACTCAGTAAGAACAGATAATAGAGTTTCTAATCTAGAATGGGTAACACCAAAAGAAAATGTTTATCATTCTTTTATTTTTGGTAATGCAGTAAAAAGAACATTAGTACCAAAAAATAAAGTATTAACAGCATTTCAAATTTCTGAAATAGAAAATTTGAGAAGGATGTATACATTAAAAAAGATTTCATATCTTTTTAATATTAATTATTCTACTTTAAAAAACATAATTCGTAAAAAGAAACAACATAAAGTATTGGATAACCAGCAGCCAAGTATCTATAGTTACAATGATATTATAGATAAAGGTTCAACGACTATTCCGAAAGGAAGTAGTGAGTAGTACTCACGAAATGCAGTCTGCTGTATTTACAGTAAAGATATAGTCTGAACTTCAATGAAAATTGAAGAGAATATATGGAAACGATATATTCGTAACATTAAATGTGAGAGATCCTTATACGGGTAGATGGGGTAACCAAAATATGTCTTTTGAGGATGACAAGGCTGTTATCCACAAGATGGGACAGTTTGGTGTTTGTGTTCTTGACCCTTCTAGGACACTGTCTTTGATACCTAAAGTATTAAGGGGATAATTAATGGGTGGGGAAATTTCCCCACTCTATTTTAAATTTTTAAAATGGGAGATTAAAAATGGAAGAAATGAATATTGATACTCAAGAATTAAAGGAACCAATACCTATGGAACCAGTAACTCTTAGTAGACAAAAAGAAAAAACAAAAGTAAAAACTGTTACTACAGTTTCTGATAGAGAGGTTACAAATTGTTTAAGAAATGAAAAAGTCATTGTTAGATATATTATAAAAGAAAAGACTGGAATTACAGATACTAAACACCCATTTTATGGTGGTTTGGCTGATAATTCTTTTATTGACCTCACAGTACCCCTTTTAAGAAGTGGCTCTTATAAAAATCCTCTTACTAGTAATGAGAAGGCATTTTTAGAGTCCTATATGGGATTAGAGGAAGGGAGTCTAAGTGTTTATAATAAAGAAGATAATTTTTGGGATAATTTTTATGTTAGATTAACTAAGGTGGATACTATATTAAATCTGGCAGATGCTAATGATTATATTAGATATAAAGTTATCCTTGCTAATAATGATATTGTAGCACCTTCTTTAAAGTCCTTACGAGATTATTCTCTAGAGACATATAGATTTGTAATTATTTCAGAATCTGAAACATATAATTCTACTATAGACAAAACTAATACTAAGAGTAAATGCTGGAAAGAGTTTGGAAAAGTTGAAAATAATGAAGATATCCTAAGATGTATTATTCATACCATTGATGGAAGAAAACCTTCAGAAAATACTAAGATAGAGTTCTTGAGAGATAGAATTGATAAATTGATAGATTCTGATAGTAAACTATTCTTATCAGTAATTACTGACCCTCTTCTTGACTTTAAGGTTTTAATAGAAAAAGCATATGATAAAGGTGTAGTAAATAAGAGAGGTGATTATTATTATTTTAATAATACTCCTTTGTGTGGAAAGAATGAAAATCCTACATTTACTATTGCAGCTAAATATATTAGTTTACCTGAAAATCAAGAGATTAAGTTTGCTATTGAAGGTAAAATAAAAAATAAATGACTTTAGAACAGTTTAATTTAGAGTTTGATATTCTATTTAATAGCATTTCTTCTAATGTAGCCCCTAGTTTATCACCATTAGAAAAAAGTATTCTTTTAACACAAGCACAAGAACTTTTAGTAAAAGAGTATTATAGTGGTGATATAACAGGAAACTCTTTTGAAAAAAATGAAGAATCAAAAGAATATCTAAACACTTTAGTTACTCAAACTACTGCAACTGAAAAACCTACTGTTTTAGATGTGCCTTTTAATTATAAAAGTTATGAACTTCCTACAGATTTATTATATATAGTTAATGAAGTTATAACAGTTAAAAATAAATGTAATGAATCATTAAGTAGTGTATTAAGAGTAAAACCATCTTCAAATGATGAGTATATAAAAAGTCTAGACAATCCTTTTACTGGACCTTTAGGTAATATAGTATTAAGAAGAATAGAAAATAACACTATATTTTTGTATCCTCCTAATACAGAAGAAGTTAAGTCTTATTTTATTACTTATATTAAAAGACCAGAACCTATTGTTTTGCTAGGTATTGAGGATGCTCCTGCACCTTATAAACAATATATAGAAAATGGTAATAACTGCTCTTTACCAGAGTCTTGTCATCAAGATGTGCTATTAAGAGCAGTACAACTTGCTAGAAATGTTTGGGTTTCCCAATAATAAATAATATTTAATATTAAATAATATGAATTTTTCAACAAATCAAGTTAAGCAGCTTTATGTAGCAAAAGCTGATTCAACACTTACATTAAAAGAAATTAAATCCCCTGATAAGGCTGCTACTGTTGGGGCTGTTATAGATATTGATGGGGAGATAACTGATATTATTCCTAAGGGAAAAGTAATGTCTGTTACTACTGCTTGTGCTCAAGATGATGCTCAGAAATTAAAGAGAAAGGGTGTCCTTATTAAACTTAATGCAGATGTAAATGATGGAGCACCTGTTGCTGGTGAACACTATATTATGCATCTTAATTATAGAGGGCATATTGGTGAGGAAGATACCTATCAGAAGTGTGCAGAAGTTTATGTTAATAAGAAGAACATGACTGCTGCTGAGTTTCTTCAGAAAATGGCTCAATCTCTTATTGATCAGATAGGTGTAGAAGCAACTCCTCTTTATGAATTATTTACAACTGAAGGACAAGTTATAAAAGAAATTACTATACCTGTATTCTCTGAAACTGTTGACTATAAGACAGGTGATAAGGTTATTTATGCTGGCAAAGCATATGCTTTTAGTAAGGCACATACTAAAGGTGCTTGGGCTGCTGGTGATGTTACAGCCCTTACAGAAGCTCCAGTAGAAGCTATTACTGATAAAGGATTTTACATTGTAGAGCCAGTACCTTATTGGAGATTAGGTACTTTCCCAGAGACTTTAATGAAAATTGAAATAGGTACAGCTCCTATTACAGTTAGTGCTATAGAGTATATTGATTGGCTTGCTAATTATAAGTTTGAAGCTGTTAATATTACAGCTATTAAACCTATTTACAATACCCATAAGATTGCAGACCTTGAGTATTTCTGCAAGGGTGAAAGGGGTATATCTGCAGGTCTTTCTGCTCCTTATGATGTTCAGTTGCCTTTAGATCTTAAAGTTGATACTACTGTTGCTACTGGTTATGATATTCTTAATGTTCATTATGCTTATGAGGGACATAATCAGAATAGTACTTTATCTGAAAAAGATATAACAATAGTTATCCCTAATAGTGGTGCTACTGTAAACACTAAACTCAGCACTCTTAAAACTAGTCTTTTGGCACTTTAGTGTGTATTTAATATAAGGTGGCACTTAATTGTGTCACCTTTTTTAGTATCTATTAATTTTAGATTAAATCTATTGTATTATATTATAATTTTTATTATATTTATATTTTAAAATTTAATTAAAATGAGTACTTATAGAGAACTAATATATATAGTATCAGATTTAGCAAAACAACTAAATGATGATACTACAATAAATGAAAACCATATAGCCTTCTTACTTAATAAGTATAGAATGTATCTTTTAAAACAGAAATATGGTAAGGATTACAGTCAAAATATACCAATAGAAGCATTTCAAACTATATGTGTAGACTTAAAAGAAAATAATTTTTCCTCACAATGTGTTGACTCCTGCCTTATAGATGATGCTGAGGATAAATATTTAAAATCAATTAAAAAAGTACCTAGTATTTTTAATATCAATTTAGTTAGAGTAGCAACTAATAACATATTTAAAAGTTCTATAGCTTTTATTTCTCCGGAAAGAATGGGTTATGTAGGTAATAATAAATGGTTAAAGAATGTTATTTATAGTACCATTTATTATGATAACTATCTATATTTAAAATCAGCCAATCTCAACCTATATAAGAAAATAGATAATAATTTAGTTTATAATAAGGTATATCTTTCTGCTATTTTTGATGACCCTATTCAAGCTTTTAATATGAAGCACTGTACTGGAGATGTTTGTACTGAAGAAGAATGCTTAAAAGAATATAGTTATTTAGATATACAATTTCCAATAGAAAGTGCTTTGGAAACACAACTTATAGCACTTACACTTAATGAAGTTATTAACGCTTCATATAGACCTAATGATAATACTAATAATGCTAAAGATGATTTGGCTGATCTTGCTTCTTATGTATCTCAATATATGAAGAAAAATAAACAACAAAATACAGATGCATAATATAACACTAGAGGATTTTTTAAAGGAAACTAAAAAAGTTAAAGAAAAAAGAACATTTAAAGTAACTAATTCTATTGGTTCTTCTTATGCTTATAGAATCTATAAAAGAGATATTAATGCATTGTCTAATCATGACTATTGTAGAGTAATAAGGGAGATAAATAATGAAATTATTAATAGAATAATAGAAGGTGATATTATAAATCTTCCACTAAGGATGGGTAATCTATGTATAGTAAAGAAAGAAACTAAAGTTGTATTTAATAAAGATAAGTTATATATAGATAAGCCTATAGATTGGAATAAAACAGCTATTTTATGGTATAATAATGAAGAAGCCAGAGAAGCAAAAAAGATAGTTAGAAATGATGTGCCTTATGTATTTAGAATAAAATATAGTAAAGGACATGCTATGTATAAAAATAAAAACTTTTTTAGGTTTAAAACACATCGCCCAGTTAAATTAAGAATAAAAGATTTAGTTCAAAAAAATGAACTAGAAGCATTAATGGTGGATTAATATGGAAAATAAAAGTATAAGTTTAAAACAGGTAATAGATAGATTGAAAAGGCATCCTATTTTAAAAAGTTTAAATGAAGAAACTATAATAGATTATACTATTGATTTTTTTAGGATAGTAGGACTGCCTAATACATATGAAGAAAAAACCTGTCTAATAAAAATACATAATAATAAAGGGAAGTTACCAGAAGATTATATAGAGCCTATTCAGTTAAGGTATGTTGATTATAATCCAGTAGAATTTAATGAAGAAAAACAATATACAAAAGGCACTATTTTATTTTATGATAATAAATTATGGAAATTATTACAAAATAAAGATATTGGAGAATGGGATAATACTATAGTAGAGGAAGCAGAAATAGATAATAAAGATGTAGTATATTATAGATATAGTACTGATACTTTCCACATGAGTACTAATAAAGTAAATAGTGTCCCATTTACTTATAAAATACAGGGAGAGTGCCTTATAACCACAGAACAAGATTGTATGGTAGAATTATCTTATTATGCTATTGAAGTTGATAAGTGTGGGTTACCTGTTATACCTGATAATTCTAAGTTTATTAGAGCATTAGAAAACTATATAAAAGTACAATATTTTACAATACAGTTTGAATTAGGTAATTTACCACCTGCAGTTTTACAACACGCTGAACAGGAATATTGCTGGGCTGTAGGAGCTTGTGAGAGTGATTTACATTCTATATCTTTAGATAAATTAGAAAGTATTGCTAATATGGCTAAATCCTTAATACCAAGAGATTTTGAACATCATTCTGGTTATGCAAATGCTGGAAATAAAGAACTTTTAAAAATACAATAATATGAAGTTAGATGTAGTAGAATGCGGAAATTTAGGAATGTCCCAAGATTTATCTATTAGTAAAGCAGATAATAAATTAGCTTTTGAGAATAGAAATATAAGAATAACAGCTGTAAATGATAATACTTTATTAAGTATTACAAATGAGAAAGGACCATCTGAAGTAGAAGGTTCTACATCTATAGAAGGATGTTATAAAGCACATTGTATAATAGATGATACATTGGTACTATTTACATCTAAAACAGCTGTACCTCTATTAAAGTTTTCTGATTATATATATGTAATAAAATTAAGTAAAACAGGGGATACAATGACTGTTAAATTATTGTATTCTGGCAATCTTAAGTTAGGGGATAATATTGATACAATAGGATATTATGAAGCTTATGATGTAAGAAAAGTATATTGGGTAGATGGTGTAAATTCTCCTAGAGTTATTAATATAGATAAGGAATATACTAATAATGAATCATTAGATTTTATGCCTGTTCTACATAACTTTTCTACAATTAAAGTTGAAAAAGACTTTAATGGTGAGGGTATTTTTGAAGCAGGTACTATTCAATATGCTATTACTTACTATAATAAATATGGGGCAGAAACTGCTATTTCTAATATAACACCTTTAATATATATTACAGAAGAAAATAATGGATTAGATATAAATAATAAAACTTCTTGTAATTTTAATATTACTATTACCAATATTGATACATCTTTTGAATATATGAGAGTATATTCAATAAAAAGGACAACTCTCAATGGTCCATTTACTGTAAATATAGTTAAGGATGTACCAGTAGTATCTTCAACAATATCTATTATAGATAATAATACTAATCAAGAAAGTATTGACCCTAATTTATTATATTATATAGGAGGTAATGATTTTATAGCTAAAACTATTAGTCATAAAGATAATACTCTTTTTGTGGGTAATATAACTACTAAGGGAACAATAGTAAATGATGATATTGAGGATGATATTAAAAATAATTGGTATACAGATATAAAAGATAAAGATGGTAATATAACATACAGAGAATGCAATGTTATATCAGAAATATACAAAACAGTTAATACTGGAAATTATAAAAATACTGATGCTTATTATGTAAAAGATACATCTTTTATAAATAACAATATAAAAGGTTTTAAAAGCTCTGAAATTTATAGATTTGCTATACAGTTTCAAAGTGAGAAAGGACAGTGGTCGGCTCCTATTTATATAGGAGATAAAAAACAAACTAAGTTCCCTAAAACAAGTCTTGTAAACTATAATGTAGTAAACCATATTCCTGTCTTTGAGTTTAATAATTCTATATTTTTTGAAAATGTACTTACTAAGCAATTAAAAGATATTTACAAAGATATTAGAGCTTTTAGAGTTTTAAGAGCAGAAACAACTTATGAAAATAGAAGTGTTTTAGCACAGGGAATAATTAGTCCTACTATATTTAATTATAAGCAAAGATGTGATAATGCTCCTTATGTAATATCTTCTCCTATAATGAGAGATAATACTAATAGAAACTGGTGTAACTTAGCAAATGAAATAAGAGGCACTAAATATAATAGTATAGCACAAAATGAAACTAATACAGATATTAAAAAAGACTCATATGCTATAATTCTTATTTTTGAAGAATGTGTTGATTATATCTGCAAAAAATTAAAATGTTCTATAAATGCTACAAAAACTAATAATACAGATTATGGTGTTATATTACATACTTTTGCTATAGATAATGATAAATATAATAATACCGAGCTTGTAACAAATATAAATAATATATTAACTAGTTATAATTGTGCTAAAGTAATAACAGAAGCAGAGATAATAAATCTTATTAAATATTTAAATAATGAAATAGAAAGTGCACCTAGTGGTTGGATAAAGTATTCTAAATATTCATATTCTTGTGAGTATATTATTAATGATACAATACCAGAAAAATGTATAGATAGCAGTAATTATCAAAATAAGCAAAGTGAATTTTTTGTAGATACTTCTATTATTACATTTCATTCTCCAGAATTAGATAAGGAAGAATTATCTATAAATGATGATGTTAAATTTAGATTAGTAGGTATAGCTCCTATAACAGCAAATAAAGCAGATGTATCATTAAATGTAGAAAATCCAATGTCTTCTTTAGGTGGATTATTTAAGGATAATATATATAAATATAACTATCCTAATATCTCAAAAAATGTTAAACCACTAACAAAAGATAGATTGTATATTGATGCTTCTTGGAATTATAGTAGTGACAAAAAAAGTTTTTATCCAGATAGCAGTATAACTAAAGCATATAATGTATTTATGTGGGATAAGACAGGTTCTCTTATAGGACAAACAGATGGCACTATAAAAAATAGTAGTGGTGATAGCTGGGGAGAAGAAAAGAAATCTATTATAAAAAATAAAATATTTGCTAATAAAAGATTTTCTTTATATACTAAATATCTTAATATAAAAGAAGATATTAATATTACAAATGTACAAACATTTAATTCAGAAAGTATAGATGCTAAAAGACTTAATATACTAAATAAGGATATTTATTATTATGGTAATTATGATTTTCTTAATACTTATTTAGATTCTTATTCTGTAGATGGCACATATACTAATGAAATAAAGAGTTATGCTCCTGTAAGAATTAAATATAAATCTACTCCACATGCTGTATTTGGGTTATTAAATAGTGATAAGACTAAGATGCTTAAACTTCCTTATATAATAGGAGAAGCACCTGCTTCTGAATACTCTGAGGTTAATAAAAAATATTTATGGCTCTCTAATATATTTGGTAGTCAAGATTTATATAGTACCGATTCTATAAATCAATCTAATATAGAATATCCAGATAGTAATTATTTATTTATTGGAGAATTATATAGAGATATAAACTATAGTTCCTTATATGGTGGATTAGAGGATACTTCTTTGCAGAAATTAAGATGGTTACCTGCTAGTGAGATTTATAATATTTATACACCTTATATATCTACAATCTATATATATGGTGATACTTTTTATGAAAGGTATGATTGTTTAAAGACTTATCCTTTTTCAGAAGAGGAACAAAACAGTGTAGTAGATGTTACATCTGTAATGCTAGAAACACATATAAATACTGCGGCAACCTATAATACTGCAAAAGATAGTCTTACTAATATAAGACCTACATCATTAAAATTAAATACAATATATAATCAAGAAGATAATGTTTTTGTATATTCAATACTAGATAATAAATATAAAAATATAAATTATCCTAATCAAATTATTTGGAGTTTACAAAAAACAACTAAAGAAAATATAGATAATTGGACTAATATTACTCTTACTTCTTCTTTAGATTTAGATGGTACAAAAGGTAATGTAACGAAACTAATAACATATCAAGATAAACTATTAGCCTTTCAGCCAAAAGCCATATCTTCTATAAACTATAATAATAGAACAGCATTATCTACAGTAGAAGGTGTTCCTATTGAGATAGTTAATAGTGGTTTAGTTAATGGCTATACTATTATTTCTGATAGTATAGGACTTTCTAATATAAAAGAAATAGTAAAAGCATCTTCTGGTATATATTTTATAGATATTATAAATAAGCAAGTTTATTGTTTAAACAATAATGGTTTAAGTACTATTACCTCTAAAGGGTTGGAACAATGGTTTAAAGAGCAGTGCTCTTATAATAGTATAAAAGATACTAAAAAGAAAGCTTTTACTGTATGCTATGATTACCTAACTAAAGATGTATACTTTATAAACTATAATCATTGTATAACTTATAATGAAGTATTACAACAGTTTACATCTTTTATGCCCTATTCAAATATTTCAGCATTATTTAATATATTAGGTTATTCCTATTTTATTAGTAATAATATATCTATTATGAAACTATTTAAAATGTTTGGTGGTGATTATAATAAAGATAAAAATGGTCAATTTATACCTTACTCCATTACATATAGGATAAATCCTAATAATATAGATAATGTATTTACTAATATAGAATTTACTGCTGATTTATTAAAGAGTGACTATACTATAGATTCTAAACCTAATAATAGTTTATTATCTAGTGTTCCTTTTGATAAACTTACTGTGTGGAATGAATATCAATATGGAGAATCTAATATTACACCTAATTATGGTGTATCTAATATAAAACAAAAGTATAGAAGGTGGAGATTAGATATTCCTAGAGATAGTAATTCTAAATATAAAATAGATAGAATTAGAAATCCTTGGTGTTATATTAAATTAGAGAAAACACCAACAGATTCTAATAAGTTAATTTTTCATAATTTATTAGTGAAATATTATAAATAAAATTAAAGGGGAGTAAAAGCTAAATTTTACTTCCCTTAATTTTTACTTAAAAGTGTTGTGTAGTATAAATATTTTTACTATATTAGTAAATTGAATTATAAATAATAATAAAATGGACGCAAATACATTACAGGGAATAATAAATTTAGTAGGCATGTCTGCAGGTAATCTTGATTCTAGTGGGCTTACTAAAGATAAAACTAAATATTCAAATGAGATACAATTAAATAATCATTTTTCTTCTACTAATGATTATGACTCACTTACTAATAATTTTAGTAATTTAAAATTAAATACTAATAATTATACACAGTCAGATTTATGGAACTCAAATAATTGGAAATCTGCAGCTAATATGTTTAAAGATGCTACTACAGGAGCATTGTCAGGTGCTGCAGCTGGTCCAGTAGGTGCTATAGTTGGTGCTGTTGCTGGGTTAGGTACAGGTGCTTATAAATGGATAAAAGGAGCAACAGATGCTAAAAATAAAGCAGATGAACTAAATAAAGAACAGAATGAAGCTAAAAATGCTGCATTGTATAGTGCACAAAATAATGCCTTCAATATATCTAATGATACTTTTAATAAAGCAGTTATGGGAATAAAGAAAAATGGAGGTAGTTTAAATACCTATGATTTATATAAATTAAGCACATTAACTCCCTATAAAATTAAAGATAAGAAACTACAATATAGAGGATATGGCAATATAAATGCTTTTGGGGGTGACCTTAATCAGTCTGGTGATTGGAGTAATAATGTAAAAATTATATCAGAAGGGGGTACTCACGAAGAAAATAAATATGGAGGAGTACCACTAGGAGTTAGTATAGATGGTGTTCCTAATTTAGTAGAAGAGGGGGAAGTAGTCTTCAATGACTATGTATTTAGTAATAGGTTATTTCCATCAAAAGGACAGCTAGAAAGCATTAAACTTCCTAGAAAATACAATGGTAAAACTTATGCTGAGATAGCAAAAGATATGCAGAAAGAATCAGCAGAGATGCCTAATGACCCGATTGCTAAAAATAGTTTATTAGATAATATGGGAAAACTGATGGCTATTCAAGAAGAAACAAGAGAACTAGAAAGTGCTAAAAATTTTAATAATGCTATTAATAAAGATATAAATGTTTTTAAGGGTGGTGGTAAAACTAATACTGATAAAACTAATACTGATAAAACTAATACTGATTGGCTGAGATATGCAAGTGTTATAGGCTCTGCTGGTCAAGTATTATCAGATACTTTTAATCTTACTAATCAATATGATTATAGTAATGCTGATTATATAAAACAAGGTATTAACAACATAAAAGATTACTCCTATACTCCTGTTAATGGACATATTGATTATACCCCAATAGACTTATCTTATTTGGATAGCAAGATATTAAATACTGGTTTAAGTAGTCAAAGAGCAGTACAAAATAGTTCTTCTAATAATGGGGCAGCTATTACTAATTTACTTGCTTTAAATAATAATATAACTCAACAAAGGGGTGATAATTATTTTAAGACAAGACAATACAATGAAGAATTAAGAAATAAATCTACTCAGTTTAATACTAATATACAACAAATAAATAGTCAATTACAAGCTCAAACAAATCAATTAAATGCTCAGTCTGCTGCTCAAAGATTGCAAGGATTAAGTAATTATGCACAATTTAGAGATAGCATTGATACTGCTGTTTCTTCGGCTCGTTCTGCTAACTGGAATAATCTAATACAGAATTTAAATAATATAGGAAGAGAAAAAGAAGAAGGTAATTTAATTATAGAGTTTTTAAAAAATAATGGTTTGTATGAGCAATATATGGATTATATAAATAATACAAAAAATAAATAATATAAGTATGCCAAGAATATCAATGAATACTACCGTGTTTAATCCTATTGATTTTGAAAAGAGAATTAAACCAGTAGAAGCATATATAAATACATACAATAATGAATCTAAGACTTTAGATACATTAAGTATGGCTGGAGATAATATAGCTTCTTTAATAACAAATACTGAAGAAGATAAAGAACTCCAAAGTAAATATAATAATTATGATACTGGTCTAACTAATGCAGTTAAGCAATTAGAATCTGGAGATATTAGTTCTGCTATGAATAGCATAAGAAGTTTATCACGGCAGTATTATAAAGATTTAGACCCAATAAAAACTGCTGCAGCTGCTAGATTACAAGATATACAGAATTATCAAAAAGAAAAAGCAAAAGGTGATTATATAGGTAATGATCCGTCTCTAAGAGGTATATCTTCTTATATGAATGGTAATGCCCCTAATAATTTCTATATACATGGTAATGATTTATACAAAGCAGCAATGCAAGGTATGTCATCAGCATCTGCTAGAAACAAAACTATAAGTGATTGGGGGTTAGATGAAGACCTTTTAAATCTGTATTTTATAAGGGGAGCAGCTACTGGTTTTTCTGATAAAGATGTTAATGATATATGGGATAGTATATCAGAAAATGTTAAACAAGGAAAAACAAAAAAAGATTTAAAAAAAGATCTCACTGCTTTAGAAGCTGATGTTTTAGATGTTGCTCATAGTGTATATGATAGGTATATTGGAAATGCTTTTAATGATGATAAGTATTCTAGGGAGCAAGCGTATAATTATATATTATCAGGAGCTAAAGATGGTATAGGATTTGATTATAAAGAGGAACGGTTAAATAATACACTACTTACCGCAAAAACACCTAAAAAAGAAAATAAGAAAGATGATAGTGCAAAAATAACTAGTTATGCTTATGCTAATAGAGTACCAGATGATAAAGAAATAAAAGAAGAACAGAGAATATTGGGCTATGCTTATACTGATAGTGATGGCAATGTAAAAATAGCAGATAAAAAAATACAAAAAGAAGTAGCAGAAAAAAATAAAAAAATAGAAAAACTCTATAAGCAAGGTGTATATAATGATAAAGGAGAAAAAATAGACATACCGTTTGAAGACCTTGATTTTTCTACTTTTGAAGGTAATAAAAATCTAGATAATACTGCTGTACCTACAAATGCTGGGTATGCAAAAGGGGTTGCTTATAACTATACTATAAAAGATAAAAAAGGAAATAAATATAAAATAGGAAATAGTAATAATATGCTTGATGCATTAACTCCTACAACAGAAGAAAAGATAGTAACTAAATATAAACCTATGGAAATAGATGGTGTTGATAAAGTTGATACATTTAAGTTAGGTGCTGCTATTGAACTTAATAAACATGTAATGAATAATAATATATTAGCATTTGATGATCTTAATAGTTCTGAAAGATCAACCTTAAAAAGCAAAACAGTAGAATATATTAATAATGTAGGACTACAAGAAAATAATCTTAATAATTCTATTATAGATGGTGATGGTGATAATAGTTATGGTTTATTTGATTTTAAAACTGGTAAAAGATTAAATGAAAAAGAAACAGAAAATGTTAGAGCTATAAAACAAGAAGATATTATAAGTGTTGGTCTTGCTATGCCTAATAATAATAGTGGTTTTAAAATGGTTGTATCTTATAAAGATAAAGATGGTAAAGCTAAAGATATTTATGTAAAACCTAATAATGTAGCATTCCAAAAGTATGTACATACAATGGATAGACTGTTAAAAAAGACATCTACATTTAATGACTTATCTATGGAAAGAGCAAAAACAAGTGTTGTTGATAATAAAGCTGATGTTTTAGAAATTGGTAAAGATATATTATTAGATGACCTTAATAATGGTACTTTTGATGATAATAATATTAGTGAAAATGGTGTAGAAATTGTAGACACTACTGATGGTGTAATAAAAGCTATTGTCCCACAGAAAATAAAAATAGGTGAAGATTTTGATTATATTAAAACTTATTATAGTGTAATACCTGATCCAAATGATGACACTAATTATATTATTATAGATAGCAAGCCTGTCTTTGGAAAAGACACTGCTTATAATGGGCAAACTTATAATAGTTTTGCTAAGCACTTAGGAGAAGGATTAATTAATCAGTTATTTAAAATGAAATAATTATGGCAAATGGAAATTATTACTTAAACCAGACTGCTGATAGTGACGGTCAGTTTGAAACTGAAAAATGGGCTACAACTAACACTGATAAAACCCAATCTAATGAAGGTGTGTTTTATATGAATACTGAAGATGTCCTTCCTACTTTTGTAGGAAGGCATTTTAATGGAACTACATCTGATTCTAATGCTGCTGGAAGAGTTATTAACTGGGATAAATATGAATCTGAAGGTTATACGGATTTAGAAATTTTAGCAGCTAATCAAAAAAATAAAGAAAGAATAGGTAGTGCATTAGTTAATAATGTTGTTACCTTTGGTAGTACTTTATTTAATAGTACTGCAGGTCTTGTTTGGGGATTACTAGACGCTGCTATTAATTGGGATATTACAAGATTAGCAGATAATGCTTTAACAAGAGAAGCTCATAAATGGATAGAGGATGCTAACTATAATAATCCTATATATCAAAGAAAAGGATTTGAAGATTTAAATGCTTTACAGAGATTGGGTACTACAGAGTTTTGGGCACAAACTATACAAAGTTTAGGATTTACAGAGGGAGCAATAGTGGCTTCTTTATTGCCCGGTGGTATATTAGCTAGAGCACCTAGATTTATAGGTATGGGATTATCTTCATTAAGTAGTTCTACAGGTGAAGGTACAGTAGAGGCTCTTTATGCTAAGGATGATAAAATAAAATTAGAAAAAACATTAGCTATAGATGCATATAATAGAGCTAGAAAAAATATACAATATTTACCAGAAGAAGATAGACAAGAAGCTTATAATAGTCTTGAAAATAAATTAAATATAGCTTTAAATGATATCCAAAATGATGGTGATAGAGTTGGTAATGCAGTGTTGGGATTAAATATTGCATTATTAACAATTACTGGTTTAGCAGAATTTGGTCCTTTAATAAAAAGAGGTATGAGTAAAGCTAGAGCTAGGTCTGCAAAAAAATTATTAGAAGCAGGTAATATAGAACAGGCTATAAGTAGGGCAGGTAAACATGTTGAGGGTAACCCATTAACTGTTGTTAGAAGAGGAACTAATGGTGCAATAGAGGAAATTGATAGGGTTGGTAAGGGAATATTTTATGCTAAAGAAGGAGCAAAGGTTATTGGGAGAGGTTTAGTAGAAGGATTTGAAGAAATCGGTCAAGGTATAATACCAAGTGCACTAGATAAATATAGTAAATTTAATAGCTTTAATGATAGTGAATTTAATCCTGAAAAAAGAGAAACTACTAATAATTTCTTAAATGCAATGTGGCAATCTACATTAGAAGCAATGCATGATCAAAATGTTTTATCCGAGGGATTAAGTGGCTTTGTTACAGGTGTAATAGGTGCACCTATGATTAGAAGTTCTAGAAATAGTAAAGGTAATTTCCAGTCTCCTATATATTTACAAGGTGCTTTGCATGAATCTTTTGAAAACATTAGAGATTATAATAAGATACAGGGTGATATAGATGTAATTAACAAGAGACTACAAGATCCTAATTTTCAAGAATTTTATAATCACCTAACAAGAAATATTGCTTTTAATGAAGAAACTAATGAAGCTATAGCAGAAGATGATATAAAGAAATTAAAAGACAGTGAATTAAAAACAATTATATCAGACATTACTCTTTTTAATAATGTAGGTGCCTTAAATAATTATAGGCAAATGATAAGAGATATATCTACTCTTAATGATGAACAAATAGATGAATTAATAAAAGAAACAACAGATAAAGATGGTAATGGTCCTTTTAGTTCTAATGATAATAAAGATGACATTAATATAGTTAGAGATAAACTAAAATCAAATGCTGATTACATTGAGAGTCAAATAGATATGTATGAAAAGTATAGTACTTTCTTAGACTCTGTTTTACCTAATCTAGATTCAAAAGTAAGAGAAAATATAATTGCAGCTCATATTACTAATGAAGACTGGTTGCAAAGAAGTTCTGAATTAAAAGATAAAATATATGATTATTATAAGCATTACCAAGAAAATATAGATTCTAGTAAATTAGAATCAAAAGAAGAATTCTACAAACATAGTATTGAGGAACTAAATACTATATTTAAAGAAGTAATAAGAAGAGCTTCTGTATTAGAAAAGAAAGAAATAAATGATACTATTACAGATTTTAATAGAATTAATAAGAATATTGAAGACTATAGTACTCAGCTTGAAAACTTTTATAAGGACCCATCTCAATATGTTAAACAGAGAGAGAGGAAAGTGGAAAGAAAAAAACAAGAAGTACAAAATAACAGTAAACAAGATAAATTAAGTAGAATTGATAATGCTACCTCTTTTGCTGATATATATAATATAGAACAAGAAGAAACAGAACCAGATACTCCTTATGTTGATGCTCATAGTAGTAAAAGTAAAATAGCAAAAGAATATATTAAAACACGGTCTACTTTAAGTGTTATAAATAGAAAAAGTCAAGCATTACTAAAAGATAAGTCTGTACCAGAACAGGTAAAAAAAGATATAAAAACTATTATAAATAGAGCTTTTGATTTTACTGATGATAAACAATCTATTAAATCTTATAATGATTTAGTTAATATAGATAATTCTTTTTTTAATTCTCAGTTACTACAAGAAGATGGAAAAGATGTAAAACCAGAAGAGTTGCAGAAAAGATTTGATGCTGCTATGTCTTTACTTACTCCTATTATTAAACAAGCAGATTCCGAAAATAAAAAAAGACAAAAATTTACTGATAAACAGGGTAATACTCTAGAATTAGATGATACCTATACAGGAACAAAAGAGGAGGAAGAATTATTTGATTTTATGGAAAGAAAATCAAGGGAAAAAGCAGATGATTATAGTGATATTGATGATTCCATTGCAGATGATGTCCCTAAACCTAAACCTGCGCAACCTAATAATGAAAAAAAGAGGAAGAATAAAAAAGAGGAGAGTGGAGAAGAAAATGGAGAAGGTAATGGATTTACTACATATACTGATGAAAATGGTGTTGTGCACTATGTTGACCCTAACAGTGCAGAGCGGAAACAAGATGATAATAGTAAAGAAAGTATAAAAGAAGGTTCTGGTCAGTTTTCTGGAGATGTAAATATAGATTTACCAGAAGGTTCTTTCTATCCTGCTATATATCAATATGATTTAAGTGAAGCTAATCCTTTAGATAAAAATGGTAATTATAAAGACATAAACTTTGTACAGCCTAAATATGAAAATTCAGACAAGGTATATACTTATTTAAAAACTAAAGGACCAGAAGGCAATGCTTTTGAGTGGGTAAATAATGGAGGATTAAAAAAATATGTAGAAGAAGGTGGTAAAGTATATATTGGTATAGACCCTGAGTTTTCTGAAACACAACCTGTTTTCTTTGTAAAAATAGGAGATGAATATAAACCAATAAATCTATCTTATGAGAGTCAAGAACAGATAGATAAAAGGGGTCTTACTGATATACATAGAGTTGTAGTAGAGGAATATAATAAAAATAAAGGTAATCTTTATATTAGTCCTTATTTATTTACAGTTAGTAATATAGCAAGAGGTAGATTACCTATCAAGGTAAATCAAAAGTTTAATTTAAAAGATGTTATAGGTACAACTACTGACCCTTTTTCTTTATCAATAGTTATTGATAAGTATGCTATGAATCCATACTCAGGTAGGGCTTATATTAAAATAAAGACAGCTAATAGTAATATGCCTATTAGTGTTCCTATTATGCCTATTAGATATAAAGATAGGGATTTAAATTCTAATAATAGTTATTTAGATAAAGTAGATACTGTAGTGCGTAATTTTGTTACTGAGGTTACTTCTTTTGCTGTAGGTTTAGGAAATATAGAAGATGTATTAAAATTGTTAAATAAATTAAAACCATATATTCTTATAGAAGACTTAGAACTATTTGTATCTAATGATGTTTTATATTTTGCAAAAAAATTAAGAGATGAAAATGGTAATATTATTAAAAAAGCAAATGGATATGATGCCACAAAAATAATAGGTAGTACTGATGCTATTAATTCAAGAGATGCTGCTGTTGATTTAGTTAATGCTGTTTTAGGTGATTTTAAATTTGTAATTAATAAGGATTCTAATATCTTTAAATTAGAAGAAGCAGCAGAAGCAGGTATCTTATATTGTTTTACTCCTAGCTTGCAATCTCAAATGTCTTTTTATAGTCTTAAAGCAGAGAGTAGAATTGCAGAACAGAAACCAGTAGAAGGAAATAATGAGGATAGCACAAAAGCAGATGAACAAAAACCTAATAGTATTATACAAAGAAAAGAAAGAAAAGCAAGAGTACAACAAGAACATGAAGTTGAAGGAGAAATACATAAAGCATCAAACTTAAATAATAATAATGATTCTAACGCTGTTATAAGTATGGATGAAGAAAGAAATAAAAGTATGGATAATCAACCAAGAGAAGCTCCTGTAGAGAGTAAATCAGCTGCTTTAAGTAATAAAGAAGAGGAATACATAAATAATTGTGATTTTCCGTTTTAAATACTATATATAAAAATAAAGGTGAGGATTTATATAATCCCCACCTTTTTTGTTTATAGTCATATTTTTTATTTATTAAAGTATCTTTCTGCTATTTCTGGATGTAATAATCTATATATTGTTTTATTCATAGGTACAAAGGGACTATTCATTAATGCTCTATAACCTTTTGATTTTCCTTTAAATCTTCCAGATTCTATCTTTTCTCCAAACCAATTAGGTAAATATAATGCTTCTTTTATCGATCCTATACTTTCTAATGTTCTAGTTGCTGCCATAGGAGAAGCAATGATATCTCCTAATTCTCTTGTAACACCAAAAGGAGTAAATGCTTTTATTTCAGTTTTTAATCTCCTACTCATATATATAAGTAATCTTTCTCCCCAAGGATTATCTTTTTTATCTTTATCACCCGTTAATGCAGCAGTAACACCTGTTAATACTATTACTGTTATTAATTCATTTAAAGCTCTTGCTATATTAGATTTTTGAAAATCTTCCATCTGATCCCAATGAAGACTTATTTGTAGTCCCATATCTTTGGAATCTTTAATAGTACTATATATAAACTTCCACAAAGATACATAATAACCTTCATGTTCTTCTGCAGTATCAAAATTATATAGTGTTTCTTTTGATGTTATACCTCCATATTTTCTATTTAGAGCTGGTACAATATACTTTCTAAACATCATTATTAAAGCACCTATTGCTGTTTTTTGTAAAGCATTTTTATCTGCTTTATTATAAATACCATATAAATCATGGTTTACTCCCCACACTCTTTTTTTGAAGTTATTTTCTTCTTCTCTTGTTAACTCTACACCATCTATTGTACCTAAATATTTCTCACCATTCTCATCAGTTTTAACTTCTAATGCATCCCATAAAGATATCTCTTTACCATCATTTGTTTTTACTTTAGTATACATTGCTTGTGCTAATGCTGTCCTACTTTCGCCCCAATGCGCACCTGCAGACATTAAAAAATAAAGACTATTTTCTGATAATAATTTTCTTACCTTTGGTGTTTTAAATTTATAATTAAATATATCATTTTCATAATTATGAAGAACATCAAATTTTTCAAGGAATAATCCAAGTTTATTTGTTTTATTTATTTCCCCAAATTCTCCTATAACTTTTAATATATTTTTTCTATAGTACTTATCTGCTGAATATAAAGATTTTGCATCAAAATAAGCCTTTCCTCCCTTTACCATACTAGCAGCAACTTCAGAATTTACTTGAATAATATCATTACCAACAGCTGCAATAGCAGCTAATGCATTTAATGCTAAAGAGTTAAGAGCAGTTAATTTATTTAATAGTCCTGCAACTTTAGATAAGTTTATATTAGTATTCTTAATTTGTACACTTGCATCACTTAAATATCTTCCGTAGAGTTGTGTTTCTAATAGTTCGTTATATTTAGCTACAAAATTATTATTTTCAGTTTTAAATATTTTCTGTACTAATTTTATACCTTTTGTTTTTATAGTTTCATTTCCTTTTTCTTCTGCAACTCTTTCATTCATAGGTGTTCTACCTAATTCTAATATATCAACTATATCAGACATTTCTTCATAATTTATAGCCATATCAGCAAAAGCAAGCATTGTAGATACCGTATCTCTATTTAAATTACTTTCATCTATAGCAGATGTAAAAAATATAGGAAGAGTGTATTTTTCAGAACCATCAAAATTTTTATATTTACCACCACTACCAAAATTTGTATCAGATAAATGAGATGTTACAGATTGCTTTGCGGCTTCTCTTATTTTTCCCCACCACTCTTTAGGGTTTGTTTCTTTTAATCTCAAATATAAATCTTTTTGCATTTGTACAGCTAGCATTGGATCATTACTTAGTATTTGAGGAGGTAGTTTGCTTAACATATTCACTCTTATTTGCATAAAAGTATTATAGTAATCTAACTGTTCATCTGATAAATTGTAATCTTTTTGTATATCTACACTATATTTAAGTGGGGATGGATCCCCCTCATAAGTAGTATTATCTCTATACCAAGCATTTAAATCTTGATTATAATCTTTCCAATCTCCTTTTTCTATATCTCTTTTATACTTTTCATATAGTTCTTTCTTAAAAGAATTTAAAGTATCATAATATAAAGTCCAGTTGGTATTAGATATATATCTACCACTCATACTACCATCTTTATGTCTTTCAAACATAAAAGAATCATCTAATCCTTTTTCTTTTAATTTATTATATTTTGCTACAAGTACTCTTTTTAGTTCCTGTACTTTAGTTCTTGTATTGTCTTTCTTTTCTTTTATAGCAGCATCTACTATTTGTATTAATAAGTCATTAGTATTAGCTGCAGATTGTATATATCTATCAATAATAGTTATATCCTGTTTAGCTGTTTCTAATAAGCTATCTATTATATCTTTTGTTAGTACTTTTTTCCCTTCTTTAGTTGATACTTTTATTCCTTCTTCTGGGAAATACTCTTTTAAAAAAGTAGAAAAAGCACTAAAAGCAGCTTTTTTATATTCTGATTCTAGGATACCTAAATCTTCATTCAAACTATGTAAATAAGAAGAAATTTGAGGTTCTAATTTTAAATCACCATCAAATGTTTCTTTGGCTATTAAATCTCTTACTGTAGGATATATAGAATCTATAAATATTTTTATAGTATTTAATTGATAAGCAGCTTCTTTTATATTTAAATCAGAATTAATAATTCCTTTCATTTTATCTGTATAAGTAGATAGATTCTCAAAAGATTTTTGTATAAAAGATACTATACCAATATCAAACTCTTCTTTTGCTAGATTTTCTTTTTCTTCTAAAATAAAAGATTCAACATCAAATATATAATCTGCTAATTTATCATTTAGTTCCTCTTTTTCTTTTTCTGTTTTTGCTTTTAGCATTTTATCTTGAAGACTCTTTCTATAGAAGTCATATTTCTTTATTTCATTACTTAAAATTCTTGTTAGTATTTCTTTTTTGGATGTTGTTTTACTTTGTAAGTTATATAAAGAATCTAGTTTTTTTAGGTTGTTTAATTGTTCTTTTTTTACATCTATATCTTCTGTTATAAATTTACCTATATCACTAGCTATACTTTGTGCTTCTGTTAATGCATCTATAAAATCTTCTTTTTTAAATGTTTTTCTAATAAACTCTTTAATTGAATTTATTACTCTACTAATTATACCTTGATAGTTAGTGTTTTGTTTTTTGTCTAAAAACCAAGATTGATATATTAATTTACCTGCTACTTCTCTTATTAATGTTTCCTCATTATTAGAATACTTTTTAGTATATTCTTCATATTCTTCTCCTAATACCTCTCTAATTAATGTTGGGTTTTTAGATAATAAGGTAAATAATCTTCGTACCAGAGGATTATCACTATTTATATCTACAGCAAAGTGAGCAAACTCTTCTGGAAGAGCATTTACACCTGTTTCATTGTTAGCTAATTTAATTAGTCCTATTAAACCTTCTGCTGTATATTCTGCTGTCTTATAATCTACTTTACCACCTATACCAATGCTTTCTTCTAGTTTTGTTAATCTGTTTATAGTTATTCCTTTATTAGCTAATAGTGTTTCTATACTTTTATTAAGAGTATAATTTATTTTAATATTTTTAGCTTTAGCTTCATTTATTTTATTTTTTCTTTCTACTTCTACATATAAACCACTATTATCTTGCTTTATAGTAGCTATAAAATCCTTATATGTATTTTCTTCATTAAATTTATTAACTTTTTCATATAAAGTCATTACTCCTTTATATGTATTTTCTTCATATTTAAAAGAACCATCTTTGTTAATAGCATCTATCTTTTTATTTAATGCTGTAGTAATAACAGCATCATTCAATATTGTATTTACTTCTTTATTTTTTAAAAGACTTTCTATTTTTGGTTCTCCTAATTCGTCTTTTTCTATTTTTTGATATTCCCTTGTAAAAGAGGGAGAAGTTACTTTAAAGTAAAGACTTTTAGTAGCTTCTCTACTGTTAGTCAAAGAGAGTAAATCTTTAAATAGTTTACTCTCTTTTAACTCTCCAGTATTTACATCTTTTTTAAAGGGAAACAAAGTACAATAATTTCCCATTTTTATAATCTAATTAACACATTTCTACAAATTCACCATTTTCATCAAGCACTGTATTTTCTTGATTCTCCCTAGCACTCACTTTATCTGCACTACTAAGGAGCATGTCAATAATAGGATTATCACCTTCCATTACAAAGTCATCTGATTCATTATCATTAACATCATTAGTTTCATCAGCTAATTTTTCAATGTCACTTGTACTTGCATCTCCTATAAATTCACCATTCTCAGATTCTTCTTGTGACACTGCCTGTTCATTTGTATTAGAATTATTATCTTGTAATAAAGTGTCTCTTATCGTTTTTTCTACAACTTCTTGACAATAGTACTCTCTTAATTTACTATCACCCATCTTTTGTATTCTTTCATAAGTACACACAACTTTATCTCCTTTCTTCTCTTCACTTACCTTTTTATAATAAACAGTAACTGTTTCTCCTATTTCAAAAGCAGGTGCTTTTAGTTTTACATAAGTTTTACTTTGTCCTTCTTCAAAAGTAGCTGTTATGGTTTTATATCCATCTATAAGAGTAACATCATTTTTCTTTTTTCCTATTACACTAAATAAGAAATTATCATACAAATGATTAGCCATAAATTGTTTATTAAAAGAACTGACTAATGCTTCATTTTGTTGTGCATTTAAGTCTTTATTCATAGTAGCACTATATTCCTCTACCTTACTCTTTACTATAGCAGAAATATAAGGCATCAAAGAATTTGGTAAATAATTAAATCCATATGTTGTTGCATATAATAATAAGGAAACTCCTAATCTATGTAAGTCTTTATTATTAGAAGTGAGTAATTTATACCAAGCATCTTTAATATTTTCAATTTGGGTTCTATTAACACCATAGTCTTTACTAAACCCAATTCTTTGACCTATCACAGAATTATTATAAATATAAACTTTTATATTATTTAATAAAGCATTTGTTCTAAATTCTTCTGGGTATTTCTCTTGCATCTCTGCTAATACATTAGGAACTTTCTGCAATAATTCTATATAATCATATGAAAATGATGGAGTTCCTCTTAAAAGGAATAGATAGTAATCATTTATATATTGATCTATAAATTTAGCTAATTCATCTGTACTTGTATATGTAATATCTGTTTCTGCTAATAAATCAAGAGCATTTTGTAGTACTGCTTTAATCTTTACATGTTTTAATAATTGATTATTTCCCATTACTAAACCACATTTAGTAGCTGCATAAACAAAAGGAATAGGTTGTTCCATAATCTCTTTAATTAAATCATCTATACTGTTTGGATTTTGTTCTAACATGGAGTCTATATTAACCATGTTAGTAACAATATTACCTTTTTTATCTGCACTATCCAAACTATTTTTAAGTTTTAAAAGAGTAGCTACAGTTTGTCCTAATGTAGGTCCAGCTTCATTAGATTGGGCATCCCCTCTTGCTGCTAATGTATAACTATTTAATGTTCCACCATAGCTCTGAATTACCTCATTTAATACATGTATTGTCTTTGCTAGAGATGCATTACTATCTATTTCTAAATAACCCGGTGTTTCTACCATTTTACTTAATATAATAATATCCTCTAGTTTTACACTATTAATAGCACGATATAAACTCTTCCTTTCATCATCACTAATTTCAAGTTTTTTATATTCACTATTTTTTTCTAGTGTAGACATTGCCTTAACATATTTCAAAACTACTTTAAGTGGTATACCTGCTCTTAATAAGAAGTTAGTTACATTTCCTGTATTAGGATTGTGACCCAAAGAATATAAGGTAGGATTAGATGCATTATCTACTGAAGCACCAATACCTTCTGCTATATTACTACTAATTAGAGTACCTTCCTTATCATATATATCATCAATTTTACTAATTGTATATCCTAAGAATGTAAAAGGTTTTTTTGTTTTAGTAGTGGTTAATTCTCCTATATTATGTCCTGCTGCAGCTACAGCATTAATACCAATCATCTTATCTCCTAAATTAAATTGTTCAAAGGTAAATAATTGAGTATTGAAAGATACTAAACTTTGATTTCTAGAAAGTGCCTGCTCTTTGAGTTTTCTCAGCTCAGATGAAGACATGTTATTTATTTCATTATAAAATTTTGCAACTATCTTTTTTATTTCTTTAGTATCTGTAATATCTTCTTGCTTAATATTGTAGTATTCTAATATCTGAGGTATACTCATATTATCCATAATATCAGCAATTGTAGCTTCTCTTACATAGTCTGAAAAATTACCAACTCTTAAGTTTAAATCTGCAGTATCTTTATTTGTTAAAAACTCAAAAATTAAATCTTTTAACAAAGTATTTCTTTGTGTTTGAGTAGTTTCTTTATATATTTTTGCATAATCAATACTCCCATCTTCATTAATATAATCTTCTAAATTAACTGTGTCTGCTACTAATTTTTTAGTTTCTTTATCATATTTTACTTCTGGTAGTAGCATGAAAACTTTATCAATGTCGAAATCTGAACCTACTATTTTAGTAATCTCAGCTGGTAGCATTATAGAAGAACCCATTGTTGCTGGTAGAAAATCTTTAATATAGATAGGTTGCATAGAGTATGCTGCTTCTGTAGGTATTCTATAGCCAACAACCTTTCTTAATTCTTTTGGTAGTTTATTTACATCTACTTTACCATCTTTAAAGTACTTTCTAAAAAATTTCTTTGCATATACTGGCATGTAGCATTCATAGTATGCTACAGATAGTCCTTCTATGCTATTTATATAATTTTCCCAATCTTTTTCTGTTTTATCTTTATTGTTTTTCAACCATTGTTTTTTAGTTGGTAATAATTTACCGTCTTTATCTTTAAATCTAATGCTTAAATCATCAGTTTTACCTACTGCAGAAATTTGAACACAAGAAGCCCCAGCCATTTGTTGTCTAGTTACTTTCTTTGAAACAATAGAACTAAGAAGTTTCTCTATCCTATTTCTATTAGCAGGCTCTGTAAGAGGTACATTAAATTCCCCATCTTCATTTAGGGATACTGCATATCTATCATCATCTGTATATTGGTCACTTCCTGCCATTTGAGATAGTAAGAAAGTAGATAGAGATATATTATCTCTGCATATTTTTTGTATTCCCTCAAAGCCTTTAATGTATCCAGCAGTTAACATAAATTGTACAAGATTAACAAATGGTTTCTTTCCTATTTTTATTTCTTTTCCATTGTGTTTATAGGTGAAACTAAATGAATCTGGGATATTTGCAGTAGTAATCTTTTTAGCTTGAGAACCAATAATACTTAATGCATCTCTAGCATGTTCTGGTGTTTCAGTAATTAATCCCCAATCTTCTCTGTTATGTTCTTTTATAACATTAGGAATTTTAGATACTTCTTCTAAATAATCAAGTATTTGTTCTTCACTCCAATTCTCTTCTATTGCTTGGTTAAGATCAATAGGTGCTATATTACCAATCTTTATACCACTTGAAAATTGAGCTAATTCTACATTTTCCTTTTCACAAAATCTATTTAAAGCCTTTAAAAAAGGAGAATTACCTAATTCACCAGCAATTTCTTGATATATAGCCATCATTACAGCTTCGGAGTTTTTAATAATCATTGGTACTTTTAGTTTACCATAGTTTTCTCCTTCACTATTTGTTACACCACTTTCAACATCAATATTAGTAAATACATAGGGTTTAAGAACAGTAACCATTGTTTGTATATCATTAAATGTAAATCTACCTGTCTTAATATGCATGTAGGCTTCTTGCATTGTGTCATTCCACAATCCTAAGCCAAGTAGAGTATCTTTTAAGGAGGTAAGAGTTACAAAACCCTGTCCATCAGTAACATTTACATTTGATTTCCAATTAGATATCATGAAGTCATACTCTTGTTTATTCATTCTGCCTTCTTTTACTGCTTTTTTAAATATTGCATCAACTTCAGTTAGTATTTTAGATTTATATTGAATATCTGAAAGACTTATAAATCTCCTTTTTTTCCTATTAAAGTTTCTACTTTCAAGTTGTGCTCTTCTTTCCATAGCTGGAGTATAAAGTCTTTTTGTTGCCGATATAACACCTTTACATCTCTTAAAGAAGTCTGTAATAGATTTGAAATAAGCAGGGTCAACCATTAATAGTTGCATCATTTGTGAATTCCAAAAAGTATAATTTAAATAATAGTCTTGTAAGTCTTTTAGTTTTTCTTCTGTTGCATCTTTTACATACTTAGAAGCAAAAGTATTAAACTCCCTATTTAAACCGTCTTTAAGTTCTTCTTCTATTATTTCTCTTCTTTCTGTTTCACTACCTGCTTTTACTATAGCATTAAAAGTTTCAGGGTTATTTAAGAACTCAAAATAGCAGAATTGTTTACCTCTCTTACCATCAAAGTTAGCAATAGGGGCCATGTCATTCTTTTCTCTTGCAAGAACTAAATTAATTCTCTCCCACTCCTGCATACATAGATCTACTAAATCTTCTAATACTTTATCTCTTCTCATATGTGGAACTTTATAGAATTCATAGCTAGAACTATCAGAAAGTATGAACATTGGCATCCATATTTCACCTTTTTTATTATCATTATTACTATATTCAGCATAACAAGCTGCAAAATATTCTGCAGCATTCATTTCTTCTATTTCTTTTTTATCTTTAGATAATAGAACTTTCCTTTGTAATGTTTTTTTAAAGCTAGAATCAGTGTCTAATAATCTTAAGAATTCATTTTTATAACCATTTTTATCTTTGAATTGTTTATATTTACCAAAGTTTTCTTGTAAATAATCCTTAAATTGATCATAATTAAGTGTGTATACAGCATTAAGAAGTCTACCCCAGAAAGAAGGTTTAGTATAAGCATATCTTGATTTACCATCTTCTGTAAATGAAGCCATAGATACATTCTCTGGTATTACCCCTATTACCTGTGCTAATTCTCTCCACCTTCTATTATTATCATTTCCCGGTTGAAATTTAATATCTGTAAATATATTAGTACCTTGAGGTAATAAAGTGCTTTTTCCTTCTTTATCAAGATTTTTATTGTAGAGAGAATCTAGTATTGTACTTATACTACTTTTAATGGTAACAAAAGCTTGTAATGTATTTTTTTCTTTTTCTCCTTCTTCTGAATTTTCTGATATATAATCAGTACTAGCTAGTAATTCTTCTTTTGTAGTATTTACACCTATCATTCTTAGAAGTTCTACTATACCTAAAATATTATCTTTATATATTTGTATTCTCTGTTCATCAGAAAGGTATGGAACTATTACTTTTTCATTTATACTATTTAATAAAGCTTCTGCTCTTTTTATATTCTGTAAATTAAATGTTTGATTACTATTATATACAGGATATTTACTATAAGCAGTACCAGTAGAATAAACTCTTGCCCATTCTTTAACTAAATATTCTTCAGCATTTGATTTGTTTACTCTTTTAGTTTTGTTTTCAATTTGTATCCAATAATTAAGATATTCAGAATAAAGATCTGTGTATAAAGCTGCATCTATATTTGCTACATGAGATAAATCTCTACTCATTGATTCTTTCATAATATCATCTTGTATCATCTTATAGAGTTCTTTAGCCCAGCCATATTTTATACCTAATTTCTGTATAGCAGGTAAAAATTCTTCTGGTGAGTTTAGCTTACTAACTACTTCTAATAAAACAGTATGTACTCTATCTGCATCTTCATATTGTGCAAAACCTAAATCATCTGTAATTTTTTTACCATTAAGGTCAACTTTATGAAGATTACTAAGTACTCTTCTTGAAGTAGCAGAAAGTGTTGTTCTTGGGTCTACTTCTCTTATTTTTACTGAAAAACCTTGCTTTATATCTTGTTTTTCTTCCTCATTAACTTCTTCTGCTTCTACTGTTTCTGTTTCTGTATCATTATCTTCTATATTATTATCTTCTTCTTTTTCTGTTTTTTCAGAAGTTTCATGATTCATAATATAATCATAATCTTCATCAGTAAATTCACCTATCTTCGCATCTTCTTGACTCACAATATCTATTTTTACATCCTCTCTCTTATATAAAAGATTAGCAGCTTCAGCAAATAGTTGTTCAAAATTATCATATATCTTTTTAAACTCTCCTTCTATATATTGCCAATCTTCTTCTGTGTATTTATCTTTACGAAAAGATTGATCTGGGCGTAAAAAGACATCTTTAAACTCTCTTAATAAAACATCTGTATATTTGGTAAGAAGATATTTCTTTGTCTTTTTATATTTTTTACCTTTACTTTCTGCATCTGCTTTTAAATCTTCTATATAGTAATCTAATACTTCTTCTATTTTTAGAACTATAAGGTTTACTCTATTAAGTTTAGCAGCAGCAGAACCAAAAACATTATTTAAATTTTTACTTGTAACTCTTTCTTTTTCTTTGATTTTATCTATTCTTTTTTGTTCTTCAACAGTAGGTTTTGGGTCAAATGTAGTACCTATACCTTCTCTTCCTAGAAGAGGAGTGGTTGTTTTTTTATCTTCTGTTTGCACGGATTGTTTTTTAAGATTATCTTTATCCCATTGTTCTGCAGCCTGTTTTGTGGCTTCAAATCTTTCTGTTTCTTTTACTTCTTCTGGGTATCTTGCTGCTGCTTCACAGATTGCAAGTGCTTTGGAGCAGGCATTATACAGGCTCCTGTCTTGTGTATTAGATTTGGTTTTAAGCCATGTTTTATACAAATTTCTTCTGGACTCATTGTCCAAGTATCTACTGTTTTGAAAACTGTATCCTTTGTACTCATATTTATCTTTTAATTTATTAAAAATATTATCAACTTCTTCTTGACTGAAGCAAGTAATAGCTAGTTCATTAGTATCAAAATGAAAACTACTACCATCTATACCTACTTCTTGTAATGTTTTTTCAATTTGCTCTATTGTAGTACCTTCTGGTGTTGTAAACACTACTTCCAAAGCTGTTGCTTCTTCTTCAGTATTAACATAATTAGCAGCTATTACAGCATCTTGATATTCATTGCTTAAATCACCCATTAAAGATGCAAATAAATCTATTTTTTCTTGATCTGCATTTTTAAGTGTATAAAACCAACTTATCTCACTACTACCTAAATATGTACCACCTAAAGGTTCTACTTTTACTATTTCTAATCCTAATTTTTTTGCTAATTTATTAGCTTTTTCTTGTATATCCTTAGTTGCTTGTATCATCTCTTCTTTATTAGAAGATGTTAATTTACTTCTAAAATATGGAGCTACAGTAACAAACTGATAGTCTTTATTGTTATTTTCTTGCTGTTCTTTTTTATTCTTTTTACCTTCAAATATTTTATTTGCTATAGCAATAATGTTTTCTCTACCTTTGGAGCCACTAAGTATAGCATCAATAGCCTTTTTACCATTATCTTGCAGTTCTCTTGACCCTATAACAGCTGCATTTTTTGTAATAGTTGGTTGTGGTATTTCTTTAAAATTTCCATCATCCCATATTTTCCAAGAGTTGCTATTTTGATCAAATAAATACACAGGTATACCTCTTTGTATACCTCTTATCACAGCATATGCTGTTCCACCTTTAACAAATCCATCATTATCTAAAGTACTTATTGCAAATATTGCATCTGCATCATCTGCCTGCATCATACTTCTTCTAACAAGTTTACCAACATAGGTATTTTCATTCAGTACTTTTCTACCAAGTATTTTTACAACTTCTAGATATTCTTTTTCAAATTTTTCTTTCAATTCTTTTGGTAGATTATCCCAGTCTGATGTAGTATAATGCACTACCTTAATACCAGCTTTATTAGCCACTTCTCCCCAATAAGTATCTGCACCTTTTGCTCCCCCAGAATAAAAGGTTGCTTCTTTTGGATTAAAAGGTAGTTTATACCCTTCAGTCTTAGAAGATTGAGCAGTTTCAGGTTGTAAAGGAGTACCTTCTTTCTTGGTATTTTTACTTATAATAGAAACAGTATCTGTAGCTCTTGATACAGCTACATACTCTAATTGTTTAAGTATAGTGTTTTCTATACCTTTACCTAAAAAGTCACTCCATTCATCTAATTCAGAAGTATTCTGTACTTTTGCTATATCATCATCATCTATAAGAACATTATCAAAAGTAGAACCTTGCGATTTATGTACAGTCATAGCATAACCATAGTCTATAACTTTATTTTGCAAAGTATTACCTTTATCATCTATTATATCATCATTTACAAATAAAAAACTATCTAAATACTGGATTTTTGCTAGTATTGCATTTGCTAATTTTTTATTTCCTCTATTTTCTCTCCATTTTTTCCATAATTTCTTTTTTTCTTCAGCTACGGTAATAGCCGCTAATTTATTTTTTTGATTTGTTTTTATATCTATAAAATTAAAAGTATTTGCTTTTTTAGATGAATTAATTAGTGTAATAGGGACTGCACTAAATTCAACAGTAGTGTCTGATAATTGTACAGAAATAGATTTTTGTTCCTTTACATCAGTAACAGTATAAGCTTCTGAATTTACTAATGCATAGCTGCCAGTTCTCCAATCATATCCCATATTTGTATAACCCATCATAGGTTCTCCAACTCTAGGTATCATTGTTTTGTATCCTAGTACACTCCTTGTGAGGTCATTGTAATAAGCAACCATCTTATTAGTGTAGGCTAATATTCTAAAATAATTTGGATTATCTTTTATTTTAGTAGCAAAATGTTGTATAATCTTTTTTATAGAATCATGATTATTACTTTTAATATATGCCACACCTTTTCCTTCTTTATTAAAAGAAGATTCTTCTGACAATCCTTTATTATTACGAAGAGCTGTAGCTTCTTTAAGTATAGCATTATCCCCAGTTCTTTCTACCTGAGTTAATGTTACTACCTTACCATTATTATTTGTAAAGACTTTAGAAATATTATTCTCTTTGACAGGATTTAACTGAGCACTATCACCTACATATATAATTTTTAAATTAAAATCTTTTGCTATTTGATTTATAGTATTGTAATTATTAGTATTAATCATTGATGCTTCATCTATGACTACTACAGTACCCGGATAAATGCCATTTTTTGCTAAATTGCTAAGATCTAATTTGTTTACTAGATTTTTAACATTATAATCTTCTTTTGAAGAATCTAGCTCAACCATTATTCCAAATGCTTTATTCAAAGTGATAGCTTTAAATCCTGTTTTTTTTACTTTCTCAGAAAGAACAGCTGCTGCTTTGTTAGTTGATGCACTAAAAACTATATTTACACCATCTTGTGTACATTTGTCAGCAACCATTTGCATTAATGATGTTTTTCCAGTACCAGCATAACCACTAAGAGTCATTGTTGTTGCATCTGATTTAATAAAGTCACTTATAGTGTTTAATGCTTCTTCCTGCTGTTTATTAGGTTTAAATGAAGCATCTACTTTAATACCATCATTAAATGTAAAATATGTAGGAGTATTGCTTAAAATAGTTTCTTTTTCTTCTGTTTTGTCTTCTAATCTTTGCCCTGTTTCTGCATCTATAATATCTCCTCTTGTATTTACAATATAATTTTTATTTTTATATTCTACAACTACTGCTTTATTTAGTAATACATCAAGATTAAAAAGTATTTTATTTCTATCAGGACCTTCTTCTGCAAATACTTCTCTACCTTCTGTATTATATATTTTAGTTCCTTTTACAATATATTCTTGTTGTATTTCCCCTTTTGGAGTATATTTGATTTTATATCCCTCTTTATCTTGAGACTCCTCTGCATTTTCTATAGGAGAAAAACTATTAGGCTGTACTGTTTTTTTACTTTTTTTTGCTATAGCTTCATTTAACTTTTCACTAAATTCAGATATTTGATCATCAGTAAAATCCCTTAAAAATATTTTTTTTCTGGTGTATACATCTATTATAGTACCTTTATCATCAATAACATATTTTTGGTTATTATATTCTACTATCCAAGCTTCTCCTTTTGAAATTTTATAATTCATTAATATAAAATCTCTTTCAGGATTGCCTTTTTTAAATACTTCATTACCCTCCTCATCTGTAATGATGTACTCACCAGAAGTATTCTGCATTATTAAAAATTTTTTCTCTTCTCCTCCATATTTAAATGGTACTACTCTAGCATCTTTAAATCTTGAATCTATGTCTTCAATTTGTTTAGCCATATAATCATCTAATTCTTTTTGTGAAGGCATAGTATCTTTTATAAATACACCTAGTTTTGCTCTAATAAATCTTTCTGTAACATATTTTTTATCTTTATATTTAGATAAAAAATCTTCAATTACTCCTTGTGGGATTACCTTACATTCTATTTTACTCATATTAATATATATTAATTATTAATTAAATATCAAATATAAATTTTAGTGCTAATATAGTAAAAAGAAATAAATTATACAATAGTTTTAATAAAAAAGTAGGGCAGTAATAATTAAATATTACTACCCCATAAATAAAAAATTAAATAGGTTTTAAATATAAAATAATCATTAATATATAATTAATAAGTACTAAAGATAATAATTATCTTTGAAATATTTATATAGAGAATCTAATAATCTGTGCATTTCAGGATGTGCTTTTCCTGTTTTATCTAGTACTCTTAAATCAAATAAATGTTTCCAATCTTCTATAAAACCAGTTACTACTATCTCTGTTTTAGTACAAAGAGGTAATATATCTCTACATTCTTGTGCTTTAAAATCTTTAGATAACTTCATATAGTTATTTTCTACTGTTGCTAAGTAATTATAAAACTCTTTTTTGGTTTTAGTATCAGCATTTTTAACCCAAAGGGGTTCTATAAAAGATAACTCATTACCAAATTTATCTTTAGAATAATTACAATATCTTGATGATTCTTGAGCAAAACTCATAGTTCTATGTCTAACTAGTTCATTAGCAATGGCTCTATCAGTTATAAATCTAACTGTTGGTCTAATTTTATCTATATTAGGTGTAGGATTATATAACTTTAAATCATCTAATCTACCTAGCTCTTGTAATACTCTTAAATTTGATATAACTGTATAGTTACCATTTATATCTAATCTGCATATAGAATAGTGATTACAACCATAATCTGCTTCATAAGAATAGGGAAACTTTAATGATACTGTTCCAAATTCTAGCATAGCATAGTGTTTATGTTTTATAAGATTATCTACAAATCTTTTATAGGAATCTTCAGTTATACAATCAGAGGATTTATAGCATGTTCTTCCTACTTTTTCTATTTGTTTATAGATACCTTCTACTCCTTTTTCTTGTTTAATTATTTCCCATGATGGCTCTAAAAGTTTCATATTTTCTTTAGTATAAATGTATAATCATTGTTGATTTTTTCAATAACAGTATCCTTGTCTATTGTAAAACCGACACTTAGAAAAGGACCCCCTTCTGGATCTACTGCTAATATACCTTTATTATCTTCTGTATATATATGTCGGGTATAATTAGAATTTCCAGCATCTAGAGCATATTCATTGTTATTTATCTGTATTAATCTTACTTTATAATTATATCTATTATATAAAGTATATTCTTTTTTAAATTTACTCATATGGTTCTAATGTGTAGTGTTTTACTTGTATATTAGGTAATTTAGTAATTAAAGTATTATAAGCATTACTATAAGAAGTTCCTAATACTGTTACTTCTGTTGTTAAATTAAACACATTAATTGTAAAAATAAACTTATTCATCTTTAATATATAATTTACAATGGCATATATTCCTTTCCCTAAAATCAGTACAAGGACAATGGGGGTCTTTTGATTTATTATCACAGATACACTTATTCCCATTTTTCTCTATTAATCTTGTAATATTATCTACTATTTTTTCATTAGGATTTAGGTGGAATCCTTCTTTTTCTACATAATACATTACATACCTCCTACTTCTAATATAGCTCCTCCAATAGATAGCAAAGATAATGCTGTGGATGCTGCATTTTGTACAGAATTAAGTATTACTAATTTAGGGTCTATAATATAAGAATTTATTAAGTTACATTTCTTCATATTTTTAAAATCAAAGCCTTGCATTTCTTTAATATTATCATATGAAATTTCAGCATTTTGACATTGTTTGATTAAAGGCTCATAAAGAACAGTATAAAAAGGATTATTTTTAATTTTATTAGCAATATCTCTATATGCAAAACCTCCACCTTTTACTACACCTCCATTTAAAGCAGCTTTAACAGCACAAACAGCATCTTCTACTCTATCATACTTTTCTTTTATTTCTGACTCTGTTAATCCGCCTACTTTAATTACTGCTAATTTACCTAATAACTTTGCCTTTCTTCTTTCTAAAGATACTAAAATTGGATCATTATTTTCTTTGGCTAATTTGATTTGTTGTGTTAATTCTTCCTCTCTTTCTTTAAGACTTTCTATATTATTATCTATATATATTACAGTATCAGAAAAAGAAGATATTACTTTTTCACAATGACCTAATTCATTAGGGCTAAACATTCTTATATTATTAAGAAGTTTAGCACCTGTAACAGCACAATAGTCTCTTAAAGTATCTTCTTTATTACCTACCCAACCTTGGTTTTTAATAAGCAGTACTGAAGAATTACCTTGATAATTATTCCTAATTACTCCTCTTATTACTTCTTCTCCAAAATCATTAGCTATAAGTAATAATGGTTTTTTCTGCTCTATTGCATGCTTCATAATAGGCATAATGTCTTTAAAATAAGGAATAGTATTATTTACAACTACTACTAAAGCATCAGTATATTTACATTCTTTTCTGACTTTATCAGTAAAGAAATCTGATGATATAAGTCCTGTATTAAATAAAGCACCTTCTATACAATCTACAGTATCTTTTTGATGGTCAGTTAATTCAAATAGCACAACTCCACTACTTCCTGCTTTTATAAAAGCATCTTTTACTATTTCTCCTATATAATCATCATTATTTGCAGATATAGTAGCAATACCTTTTATATAGTCAATATCTTTATATGTTATTACTTTGCTATCTTTTTCTAATATTTTTGCAGTACTATCTACTAAATCCCCTAATAATTCTTTTACTTCCAATAGTGTATTAGTTTTAAGCATTTCTACTCCTTTTTTATAAAACCCACTAGTCAATATAGTAGTAGTTGTAGTACCATCACCTGCTTCTTTTGCAGTTTTTTCTGCTGCTTCTCTTACTATAGATATAATAGCATTAATAATAGGGTCTTCATCCTGCAATTTTTTAGCTACTGATACACCATCTTTTGTAATAAATGGTTTACCCATATTATCAGTAAGCATTATAGTCCTTCCTCTTGGACCCAAAGTTAATGAAACATAACCATTTATCTCATCTACTCCTTTTCCTATTAATTGTTTTATCTCTTTAGTTTTAATCATTTTGTTCTAACATATTTATTTTTTCATTTATATAGAAAATAGCTTTCTTTAAATCTTCTATTTCTTTTTCTCTATCTTCTAGACCCTCTTCTCTTTTTAATCCTGCTCTCCAAAGATATTTTATAGCATTACCTATACAAAAGTCTCTATATTTTACAATTTCTATACACTCTACCCCACTAAGGTCTTTATAATAATTAGGGTGATTAACTCTTTCCATTTTCTATTGTTTTTAGTATATCTTCTTTAGTCATTAAGCCTTTATGTGTAGCATAAGGTATAGTATCATTATCTTTATAGAATTCAAGATATGGGATATTAACTATTCCTTTTTCTTCTATAACATCTTCATTTTTATCTATATCAATCTCTTCAAATTCTACACCACTATCTTTTAAATTTATAGTAGTGGCTTTACAAGGAGCACACCATTCTGCTCCATATTTTTTTACTTTTACCATATTATTTATTTTTTCTTTTATTAATAATATCTTTAAGTTCATAATAAGATATAGGGTAATAATTATTATTATCTACTCCTACATCATACTGCTCTGGATAGCACAATTTTAATCTATCTAAATCTAAACTTGTAGACTTAGGACCAGAATGCACATGTCCATATAACTGAATAAAGTGTCTATAATCATAACATAAAAAAGGAAAATGATTAAGATAAATACCTGTATTATCTATATTTATTTTTAATTGATTAGTTCTATAATAAAGTAAATTATCATAATCCTTTCTTAAATTTCTGGCATCATGATTACCCATAATTAACACTATATTACCATTTAGTTTAGAAAATATTTCATACCATAATTTTGAACCACCAAATATGAAATCTCCTAAATGATATACTATATCATCTTTTTTTACTTTACTATTCCAATTATCTATTAAAACTTGATTCATTTCTTCTACTGATTTATAAGGTCTGCTGCAATATTGAATTATTGCAGCATGACCAAAATGAGTATCAGAAGTGAAAAATGTTTTATTAGGTGAAGGACTTAATATTTTTTCTATATTATCTACCATAATGCAAATATAATAAAAAATAATAAAAGAAACAAATTAATGTATCCAATGATCTCCTATAGCTGCTTCTGCTGGGATAGGTAAAGATTTACAAAATATAGTAGCTGCTTGTTCCATAATAGTTTCAAGAGTTTTTGGAAATTGTTCTATTTCTTTAGGATATTCACAGCATATTTCATCATGGACTACTGCACATATTTTAACTTTATTAAATAAATTATTATTTATAATCCAATTAAATAAATTTATAGTCGCTAGTTTAATTATACAAGAACCAGTACCTTGTGTTACATAGTTTAAAGCATGTCTTTCCCATTCTGAACCTGCTTTAAAATGTATTTTTACTTCTTGTTCTATTATATCACCAGTTCCCTTATGATTTAATTTATAATCACTCCAACTCCAAGATGATGATCTATATTTATCCTCTATTTCTTTCCATTTCTTCCAATCCCACCAATAAGTTTTATGTTTTGTTATAGGATTAATCAATATATAACCATGTTCTTTTACAAATTTAGAACCTTTATTTTTAAAAGCTGTAACACCAGTAAAACCTTTATCATAATAGTCAGAAAATTTCTGAGCTTCTTCTAAAGAACAACCTAAAGAACCAGCAATAGCATGTGCTGAACCTCCAAATTGCTTTGCGCTTTTATTAATTATTAAACTTTTTCTCAATGTCTTTTATTATTTGCTCTTTTGTTTCTATATTTAGATTATTAATCATTTCTTCAGTAAACTGAGTTAATGGTTCTGTTCTAAATTTCTGTTCTAATATAAATCTAGCAAAAGTAGCTTCTTCTTTTGTTTTATAACAAGGAGAATGATATTGTTTGTTATCTACCCTAAAGTAAGCAGAAAATTTACCATTTTTATGTTCTTCTACACCCTTAATATTTAATTTATTATAAGGATGTCTATTAGAAGAATTTAAAGAATTATCACAAATTCTTAGGTTACTTTTTCTGTTATCTTTAATATCTAAATTAATATGGTCAACTTGTTGTCCTAGTTTAGCATTAGTGATTAACCTATGTAATAATATACTAGTTTCTTTTGTTCTTGCATAGCCATATTTATTAGAAGACCAATGGTATTTACTTACTAATGGGTAATCTTCAGCATCTATAATATAAGTTGCATCTTTATAGTAAGATGGTGCTTTATAAGTATCAAATTCTACTGTATCATTACCAATAAATCTAAACTCATTAGTATCAAATTTATTTCTTGGATTGGTGTCAAGAAAATAACCATATTTTTCCAGTTGACATTGATGTTTTCTGCAGTATTTAGATGAGTGATTACCATTATGCTTTCTCCCACATACTGCACAATAATATTCTTTCATAATTTTAATAATTTAAAATAAAATGGACTATTCCTTTATCATATAATAGTGTTTACTATTACTTAGATAGGCATTAGTAGTCTCTAGGGTGGTATAATACCGCCACGGTGTTAGGGTTTAATCTTTCGCCGTAATTTGCCTTTTGTTTATAAAAATTTCTTTTTATAGGAGTCCGCAGTTGAACTCCACTGATTTTACTTTTTTTCTTAAATCTGGTCTTACTTTTTTAATATCTTTTATTTCTACATCTTTTAATTCTTCAGCAAAAACCATTTTTGCACAAAGAGAATGCATATCACCACTTCCCTCTAAGAATTCTTTTAGCATTGTAGGTTCTTGGTATATATCAGCCCCCAAACGACTTTCTAGAGCACTGAAATCGCAACTTACAAACTTATTATTTTCTTCTGAAGTAAAAGCTCCTCTTGTAGCATCATCTGCAGGTAATTGTTGCATATTAGGATAAGCACAATTTTTAGGATTAATCTTTTTTAGTTTTGCTAAATCAATATTTGATTGTCTAGAACCACTAGACATTCTACCAGTAACTGTTCCTAATTGTTTATATATTGTATGCATTCTATTAGTGTTAGGATTAATAGCATTAAGATGCCCTTGACCAAAAGAAGATACTACTTTAGAATATTCTTTATAACTAAAATATAATTTAAGAAATTCATCATTTATACCTTTTTGTGTAGATAATGATTTTTCAAGAACACTGTCTTTATCTTCTCCTGTCTTTTTATCTTGAACTGTTGTATTAAATCCTAATTTTTTAGCTACTTTTATTACTTGTTCTGGACTATCCCAATTAATAGTACATTTAGGAGATGTATCAAAACCAGTAAATAAATCACCTTGTAGGTTAATATATGTAAATTCTTTTAATAATTCACTATTAATAACAAAATTATTTAATAATTCCTGTGCTTCTTTTAATTGAATACTGTCATTATACATTTTTTCTTTCCATTTAGTTTGGTCTAAATGTATACCACACCATTCAAGATAAGCTATAGCAGGTACAAAGTTATTTTCTAGTTCTGCAGCTTTTAAAAGCTCTTGATTTTGTAAATCAATTATTTGACTTTCCATTATTTTCTCTAGATAAGTAACATCTCCAGCTGAATATTGAATTACATTACTATCTAATCCTCTCCATATAATTTCACCTCTAATTGTTTTATCTATATTAACATGTAATCTTCTATCTGCTATACTTTTTAAAGAATAAGATATTATACCTTGGGGATATCCAAGGTATAATAACTGTTCTGCTATCATAGTATCATATACTTTAATAGGAATGATACCATAATTATATAAAAATTGTAAATCAAATTTAAGATTTTGCCCTATAATAAGATGCGTTTCTAGTATTTCTTTATATTCTTTAATATCAATAGTTGTTGTATCTATTACTATTCTAATATCTTTAGCATCATTACCAAACTGGATACATAAAACATCATTAATATGAGCATCTCTACCATTAGTTTCACTATCATATTGTAATCTACCACATGAATTCAATAATTCTTTTGATTTTTCTACAGATATTATAGTATAATAATCAGATTTAAACAGCTCTTGATTATTAGTAACTAAATAAATCATGGTTTATAAATTTTAAAATCATTAAAATCTAAAGTAAATCCAAAGTGTGCTAAAAAATCAGTGCCTATTACTCCTACTACTGGATTATTATTTATCTTTATAGTACTTAAAGCATCCTTTATATCTAAAATCCAAAAGTCAAATTCAAAAGATTCTTTATTAAAAGTAAAAGGTATTTTTGAATATTTAGCTGATAAATTACCTGTTGCAGTAGCAATAGTAGCAGTTGATTTTGTTGTCTTTTTTCCTTTTAATTCTGTTAATACTTCTGGTGTAATATAAGAAGAATTGGCACCTGTATCTATCAGAAAATAATATTCTTTATTATTATTAATTAACTTTAAATGGGCAACACCATCACTACTCTTAAATGTGTCTATAAAAGACTCTGAGTTTCTCCTTTTTTTGAAGAGATCATAAAGCAATACAATGCTTAAGGAAGTAAAAAATATTAAACATAATGTTAATGTAACCATATAAATTATTTCTTTCCAGTACTACCAAATCCACCACGATTCTTGCCATTTAAAGAATCTACATATACTATCTTAATACCATTAGAGAATAACCATTTAATCTTTTGCCATACAGTTGCTTTTTGTGATAGCATTATTCTAAATTGTGCTATTCTAGTATTATTTTCTATATTTCCATCTACCATACATCTAGCAGAGAATTTCCAAATATCATCATTACCACAATAGGAATTATCTATAATACCCATAGAATTTCTAAGTTCTATTCCTAATTTAGGTGTAGAGCTTCTTGGTAATACCCAAGCTTCATAACCCTTAGGTAGTTCTATTGCAACACCTAAATCTAACATTTTGTTTTCAAATGTTACAATCTTTTTACTTTTCTTTGTTTCTATTACTTTAGAAGTAATAGTAGGAGCAGTAAGAGTAATGTCTTTTTGCATATATAAATCAATCCAATCTCCTTTAGGATTTATTATAATTTTCTTTGCTCCTTCACTTGTTTTTACTTTTATTTTAATTTTCATATTTTTTATATAAATAAATTGGTTTAAGTTTATTATTCTCTATTTTAAATAATTGTTGATTCGTTGTTTCTTTATCAAGTCCTCCTAGTTCTTTTATATAAGGACCTGTTTTAATATAATCTAATATATCTATAAAAATAGAAGGTATATTGGGGAGTATTTCCCCAGTATACCATGCTAATTTTATATCTGGATAAGCTTCTTTTAGTTGTATAAATAAATTATAAAGAGAATCTAAATCAGAATTACCACCCATCATACAGATACAAGTAATTAATTTATTTTTCTTTAATTCTTCAGTAATACATTTTAAAGTTAGCTCTTTTCCTATATCTTTCCATAAGAATTTAGAGTGACATCCTTTACAGTGTATTTTACAATTAGTTATATTTATAGCTAATGTTATTTCTTCAGGTATCTCTCTAAATACCATGTCCATTGTAAGATACTTAAGCATCTTTATTAGGCATAAGATATAACATTAATACACCAAGTACTTGAAGAAATACACCTGAAAGTATACCTAGTAAAGCATCCTTTTTACTACTGTCAGTTATTTTTTTCTTCATTGCTACATTCCTACCCCAATATCCAAATAGGGCAGCTATACATAAATAAAATAAACAAAATAACATAATTTATACTATTTAATAATTATTTACCATGGAATACTCTAGTTTTCCATTCTTCTAATCTACCTTTACTATAACTCTTTATAGGCACTAAGTATCCAATACTTTTATACTCAATGTTTCCATTTATTTAATAAACATTTACTTATAATATCTTTTTGATCCTGAGTTAAAGAATCTATTACTTGTTATCTTACACTGGTATTTTGATATATTTCCACATTAAATCTTTGCTCCATTATATATCTTGCAAAGATTGCTTCTGCTTCAGTTTTATACCAACTAGAGTAATATCTTTTACCATTTAATTGTAATTCCGCATGCCAACATGAAGGGTTTCTTTTTTCATTTTTATATACACCTTTATAAAGAGAGAGACTCTCTCTTTTTCTAGTATTATATAGTTGTTGCTTTCTATTTGATATGCGTAAATTAAATTTTCTATTATCAGTAGAATCAATATTAATATGATCAATTTCACCAATAGGATTTCCTAAAACTAATCTGTGAAAATAGATATGTTGTTTATGTTTTGTAGTGACTAAATAATATGATTTAATATTTTTACCTTTTATAATGCACTGCCATTTATATGCATATATTATAGGCAAATCTTCTTTATCAAATTTAAATGTTTTTAGCACATTACCAAATTGATTATAGGTATCTATTTCACAATAATGCTCTAAAACACGGACTTCATTTTTATCAAATACAGTTCTAGAATTAGAGCACATAATTTTTCCATATTTTTTAACCTATAAGTAATGCTTAAAACACATATTACTATGTGAATTAGTGTGCATTTTTCCACACACTGGGCATATTTTTTCTTTCATATGTTAATATAAGTAATGTTTGAGAATAGACCATACCATCATCATTTTCAGATGCCTCTTGGTGGTCGTTGAGGGCTTCTATTTCTAGCTATCCCTGCTGATTATCCATTGTTGCATTCTTAAAATTTTTACACTTTGGTATTTAAGACTTTAGGAACTTCCAGCATATTCGAGGTTTGCATTATATATTTCTATATATGGGGCTATTGTTAACTAACCCTGTCATAAAGAGTTACTTTATCACTATTACATTTAGGGCATCTAGCAAATGGTTTTTTTGCTATAAAACCACAATCATCACACTCACAATTTGGAACATTAAATGTAAAATAGTTACAGCCTACTTCTGCTGCAAATTGTAGTATTTTTTCATATTGTTCTTTATCTAAATGTTCAGATAAATTAATATGGCATGCTGATCCACCATCTAATTGATTGTTAGCAAATTGTGTACTATGTAATATTATTTTATCTGTTATACTAATTTCTGTATCATTAGGTTTAAATATATAAGAAGCATAAAGATTAGTATCTGTAGGTACCCAATATCCATCTTCTTTATCTCTATTATATAGTTTAATAGCAGCAGATTCTGCAGGTACTAGTTCTGTATTAAACATAGTATTCTCTGTTTTGTGCTTAGTATTTTCTTCTTTAATAGTAGAGAATATAAAAGAACAAAACTCTTTATAGTCTTTATTATTATTACACTGAATTCCAATAAATTCTGCAGCTTGATTTAAACCATTTATACCAATAGTTAAATACTGTTTATCTAAGTTTATAAAACCTGCTTTATATGCATTAAGAAGATTATTATTATATGCCCAATGTAACATATCATTATAAGCAGTATGATAAAGATATACTCTATTAAGAATATTAATAATACTATCTTTTATATTCTTCTTGAGTGTTTCTTTATTTTCATTTACCCATTCTGATGTTGGTTTTTCTCCTTTATTTTTACCAGTAGAGTTTAAATAACAATCTTGAATTATCCTATTTAAATTTAATGTTATTACATTTTTACTTCCAGTCATTATACCAATCTGACCATTAGTAGTTGTAAACTGATTAGATGTAATAGAGTTTCTTAATCTACAATTATGTGTATTTAAACCATTAGCTAAAGTAAAATAAGGCATATTTTGATTACTACATTGAAAGCAATAAATATCTTTATTATAATCTATTTTTTCAATAGACTCAACCTTCCAATAAGCGGCACAGTCTGTATTTTTTAAATAAAATGTATCTTTAGTTACTATTTCTAGACATTGAATTGGGGTGTTTTTATAATCTACAAAATCATAACTAACAGTCTGAATACCTAAAGAAACACATAAAGCTTCTACTTTAGTAAACAAATCTTTATTTTTAGTAGAAAAGAAAGGATGATTATCATCTGTAACAGCAGTAAATAATCCTTCTATAATACCTCTTCTAAACTTTTCTTGTTGATAAAGACATTCTATTTTAAGAGAGTAGTTATTAACAAGAGTATCACTTGGTTCATACTTAATCCATCTTGAGATAAATTTATATATAGGGTTATCTTTGCATTCTACTATACATCCTCCCTTTGTTGGTTGTTTATATATAAAATTACCTAAAGTAGATAGAGTTTCTTTATATTTATTCCAAGTAACAACATCAAGATTAAATGCTATTTCTTTATAAGCACTTTTATCTATTAATAGTGGTTTATCAAAAGTATCTCTTGTTAAACATAATCCTAACAATAAACCAAAAGCATATGATAAATGATTATCTTCTGTTCCAAGTAATACCTTGTTATTAAACTCCAAATAATCAGTTGTTGTTAAGTCTTTTGTTTCTTTTTCTCCATCTAATGTAAGATTTATATGATTGTCGCTCATAATAAATTCTCTATTATTAGCAGTAACAACTTTATACATTTTTCTATTAGGTAATTTAATAACTTTACCTTTTATCCATTCTCCATTATAAAGAGTTTCAATTTCATCTTTAATATCAAATTCCCATAGTTTCTTAAAAGGTGTTATATTTACTTTATTTTTGTATCTCCATATTATCTTAGTATCACCATTAAAACAACAAGAACTAAGACTATCTACACTATTAGAATTATATATAAAGAATGAATTACCTTCAGCTAACTCTTTACATATAAAATCTTTAGTTTGTTTATCTTTAAAATCATTATTTTCAGTAAGACAAGCATAACTAACTACTGGGAAAGTAAGCATACATTTTAATCTTTCCTGATTGAACCAGTGGAGAAAATGTTGCTGTAGCCAATTAAAAGATTCCCAATGAGGTGCTGTTCCATCTGGAAAATAGAAACTACTAAACATACCCTCAAAGAAATACTTATCAAATAAAGAGAAGTTAGTAAAAGGACACTGAGCACCTCTACTACTTGCTACTTGATTAATAGAATAAACTATTTGTTGAAGGTATTGGTCTATTTGTTGTTCTATTGTTTTCTTATTTTTTACAATATCAGAAGAGATAAGCTTATCAACATTAAGATAATAATCCTCTCCCCATTCTATTTCACAGAATCTATTAAAATACAATAATACTTCTGGTGTAGCTACAGCACCTTTAACCTCTGAAGCCAATGCAAATATAAGATTAATATATATACCACAGAATGATTCAAGAGATTTAGGAACAGCTGATTTACCACCTAAATCTTTTAATCCATTTAATAGAAATGGATACATTGATACTGCCATACAGTATGGCATCATTACTTGTGAAGAAGAATCATGAGCATAAAGAATTGATTTAAAGTCCTTTTCCATTTGTTTAATATCAAATGTTTCATCAATATTTCTTACCCATTTTTCCCAAATATACATATTAGTAATTTGATTATCTTGCTTATGTATTTCTGAGTTTAATACTGCAACATTATGATTATTAACATTAGCATTATCATCTATTGTAGCATTAGCAGTATTATTTGAATTTACAAAATTATTTATAAAATCTAATTTTTGTTTTGCAAATTCTCTATTAGTTTTATGATTATAATTATATATAATGTAAGCCTTTGCTACATCAGCATAATTAAAATGTATAATAGCTCTAATTACAGCATCTTGAATTTCTTCAGTTGTTTTACATCCTTCTGATAAAAATTCAGCATAAACTAATACATTTTTAGGACACTCAATTCCCATTACTGCTATAAATGCAGAATTAAGTGCTTTTTTAATTTTATTAAAGTTATAATCTACTCTATTTCCAAATTTATTTTTTATTTTCCTCATTTTTTAACCACTCCTCAATATTATTTGGTTTTGTAGTAAATATTCCTTTAGGAACTGTAGGAGATTGATTTAAATAATAGTGTAAATCAGTTACTATTTCTCTCCAATTTTTAATAGTATAATCTCCACATTTAAAAGTAACTTCTGTTTTTGTAAATGGGCATTCCCAAACAAGTGGTACTCTTGTTTTATTATTTATAACAATGAATCTATAGTTCTCTAAAGTAAAGTCTTTAAAATAGTCATCTTTTAAGAGATTTTGTCTAATTATGTACCAATATAATTGCGCCTGTATGAAGTAAGACCATTGAATGAATGATTTAGGAAAATCATATTCAAAATGTGATGATGTTTTCAAATCACAAGGTGTAATAGTCTTATTTTCATAATCTACAACTATTAAATCAGCCATACATCTTAAAGGTATATTGTTATACTCTCCTTTAAATTTTAATTGATAATATCTTTTTATAGGTTCAAAAGGATTATCTTGGGCAAAGTAAAAAGAAGTTGCTGGGTTGTTTTTTAGTATATCTACACATTCTTTTACTTCATTACTTATAGTATTTGACAATAATTCTTTTCCTTCAGATAAAGATAAAAGATTGTATAACTGACTACCTTTTTCTATTATATCTTTAACTCTTGTTTCTGGCTTCCATCTTAATTGGTACTTTAAAATTTCTGTATAGTTAATTAAATCATTTGTAGGTATAGAAGAGAGTGAGTCATATTTATCTTTATTTTCATTGTATATTACACTTACTATATTAAATACAGTATCTGATACTTCTGGAAAATCTGCAATAAAGAATCTTTCTTTAAATGCTTCTTCTCCATCAGTTAATAATGTATCAACTGCACTTCCAAAAGTTAAAGAGGGTGAAGAAACTTTATCAAATAACTTTGAAAGCTCTGAAAATCCACCCCTATAAAACTTAGCTAATGTTGAATAACTATAAGCCTTATCTTCTCTATAAGTTGATTCTGGTACTTCCCAACTTATTGTATTTAATTGCTTTTCAATATTCATCTTCTATTTGTTCTTCAAAATCCCCTATTAATAATAAATAATCAACAATAATACCTGCCAATTCATAGATTTTATCCAAATCTAAAGATGCAAATTTATTTATATATTCTTCTGTATTTGTGGTTTTTTCTATCTTTTTTATACAAGAATCTACTAATTCTTTTAGTGAATTAAAATCTCTTTTGGCTATTAATTTTAATGCTATGTTTTTATCTTTTTCTGGTAGATATTGTACTAACTCATTTATTTTTTTATTTGGTGATTTCATTTTTAATTAATAATAAACTTTTTTCTAAATCTTTTAAAGAATGTGTTTCTATAAATATTATATTTTTATTAATAATGCTATTAAGAAATAATTTTCTTTTATAAGGATATACATCATTATAGAAACCTTTTACTTCTATGTATATATTAATATTATTTATAGTAATTTTAAAATCTGGTGTATATGTCATTTTTAAAATTTTCCTTTTTACTTTTTCACCATCTTTGTAATAATTATGAGAATAAAAAGATTCAGAAAGGACAAAAGCATCTGGTTCATAAGATGCTTTGTATCCTTCCTTTTTTAAATATTTATATACAGAACACTCTAAAATACTTTTAAATTTAATATTATCATATGATTTAGATGTTGTATTTATAATCTTTTTGTTCGGCATGTAAAAGAGGTTTTATAATATCTAATACTAAAAGAGCATCTTCATACTTTCTAAAAAATGGTGCTATTTTAGTATCTATATTTTCTGTGGCTACACTACAGATTCTTTCTCTTACTATATCTATATAATATAAGATGTCAACATCTTTAATATGCCCTTCAAAACTACAATCTAAAGATTTAGCCATAAACATTATAATTTCTGAAAAGAAAGCATCTTTAGCAGCAGAGTAAAGCTTTTTATATTTAGATACTAGGTCATCACCCATAATATCTTTTAGAGAAGTAAAGAAGAAATCTAGTAAATCACTCTTTTCTAATACACCTGTTTTACATAGTGCTTCAAGTGTTTCTTCTGATACATTTTTGAGATTTATATTATCTCCTACTTTTACTTTTGTGTTTGTTTGTTTGTTAATGTAATACATATTATTTCCAATAAATTAATGGTTTATTATATTTAATATTAATACCATCTATCTGTTTAAATATATTAGGTAGCAATATATTATTTCTGGCACAATAAGATGGATGGGGTGAAAGTATTGTAAATTCTTTATCTATAATAGTAGAATATCTTTTACACCATTCTCCAAATAATACAAATATAGTATGCGGATATTCACTTTTTATATTTATAATTAATTGTTTTGTAAATAAGTCCCAAATTTCTAAATTAGATGCTGGGTTATTTTCTATTACTGTAAGTGCAGAGTTTAAAAGAAGGACCCCTTGTTTAGCTAAATAATGTAAATCTTTTTTACCTCCTATAGGAACATCATCATAGTATTTATCTATAGAATCAAGTAAAACTTTTAACGATGGTGAAGTATATAATGATTCACTATTATTAGCAAAACAAAGTCCTGTAGCAATATCTTTTTGTGAATATGGGTCTTGCCCTAAAAAAACTATATTTAGTTTATCAATAGGACAATCAAAAAAGGCTTTAAATATATATTTTTTATTTGGTAAAATATTATATTTAAAAGATAAAGAATTAATATTATTTAAAGCCTTTTCTAATTCTTTTTTAGGTATTAAAGGTTCCCATTTTTCAAAAAATTGAGAGTAATTCATCTATAACTTCATTAGGAGCTGTTTTTAATTTTAATTTTGCATATTCTGTTACATTTTCATTACTATCACATTCTGCTGGTATCATTTTTTCAAAGACACACTTAGAAAAATCATAAAAGAGTAGAGATAATCCATTGATTTCAATATCTTTTATATGTTGTACTAACCATTTTTCTAAAGGGTCATTAGAAGTTAAACATTCTTTATTTAATAAAAAAATACCATGTGATGATATAAAAACAGGAATATTTTTATTATTATAAATAATACCATTATATGTGTAATATATAGTATCTTTTAATTTTGCTTTGCATTTATTAGTATTTCTTGCTAATAATAACAGTAGACTTGATACATTTTTAACTACAATAGTTATACTGTGCCTATAATTAACTGTATAAATACATGGCATAGAAATAGGTAATGTATATTTATAATTACTAGTGTCTCTATTAATAATTATATAATAAGAATCAATATCAGCAGGTATTCTATTAATAGGATAGTTTAAGTATTTCCAAGTTTTAATTGATATCATTATTTATTTTTGTTTTAAAAACATTAATTCTGCATTATATTCTGTATAGAAAGGTAAGTCCCTTTCCATTAAAGGATTACAGTCAAGATTAGTAACATAATTTATAAAAAGATTAGTCATTAAGGAACCTATTAAAGTAGCAGTATAAGTTGTTTGTTTGTAACTACATATTGATTGTTCCGCTTCTGCATCATCAAATAACCACTTTTCCTTATACTCTTCTATTCTTTTTTCATCATGTGCAGGAATACAGAATATCTGTAGCTGCTCTGCTGCTAACCTTCCATCTATAAAAACACCACTAGTATTAGTAGTATCCCGTAACCAACTATGAAATGCTATTTTTCTAGTTTGCATATTATCTACACAACAAAATGTTATAGGACATAACTTATAAATATCTGAAAATCTTTCACTATAACAATATAAGTCTACATTATCACTAAATAATACAATATTTAAGCGTAAAGCATCTACTTTATATTTTCCTATATCATTTATTGTATACATTTGTCCAGATATATTTTCTTCTCCTACTTTATCTGGATCAAAACACCTTATTTTAGCTAGATTTAATCTACTTAGATTATAAACTAAATTACTACCTATTCCTCCACAACCAATAACAGCTACTTCCTTAGTTTTTACTGCTTCAAACCATATTGCTGAAGAAAATCTAGAGGTCTTTAAATCTATTTTTTCTTCATCAGTTTTTATTATTGGTAGTATTTTATTTTCTTCAGTTACTGTAATCTCTTCTTCTGTCACTGTTGGTGTGGTTGTTTGAAATAATTCACTATATTCTTCTGGTGATAGTATTTGTCTAAAAGTGTTTTCTATATTTTCCATTTTATAAAATTATTATTTAAAATTCATTTGAAAACATATAAGTATTCAGTATATCTAATATGTTATCAATATAATCATTAGATTTCATTGTTCTTAATAGTTTAGCTATATTATAAGCATATATACACATTATTGATACTGTAATATCTTCATCTGAATTATCATAATTTATATACCTTTCTAGTTTATCATCTTCTATATGACTTAATATATAATCACAAAGTCTTTCTATGTAATCAGTATAGGTAAAAATATCAGAAAAATAGTTATCAAGAGTTTTTACCATATCTTTTTCTACATATTTTCTAATATCATCAATATTATTGCACTGAGAACATACATTTGCTGATACTAATTTATAAGTTACATCATATAAAGTATGTAAATCTATAGGAGCTTTACTATAAAAAGTACCTACATCTTTTAGCTCTACTTCTTCATCTTTCTCTTTTGAAAAATTTAATGATATAAATCCTTTATTGTCAGTGTCATGGTTATCAAACAAAGAAGGGTATATAGATTTATAATTTGTTACTTTTTTAGCTGTTAGTTCCTTATATCTATCTAGAATATCTTTATTGATCGAATCATTCTTTCCTTCAATTACTATTTCTAGAGGAAACCACTCTATACCTGTTACTTTAGAGCAATTTATATTTTTAGTATCACTAAAATTATCATCAAAACACTTTGTAGTTACTGTTGATACTCCTGTAATAGTCGTTATTACTTGTCTTGTAATTCTTGCAGTATATTGTTCTGCATTATTTACAATCAAAGAAAGAAAATTACAAGTTTCTTTTCCTTCTTTTTCTAGTGTATCTTCATCTGTACCACTAAAGAAAGTCTGCATCTGTTGATGTGAGTGAATTAATCCTATTTTACAGTCTAATAAATCTGAAAGTAACATATATTGTGTTATTTCAGCATCTACTTTGAATTCAGTAAAAGTAGCATTTCCAACATCAGATACTAGAAAATCTTCTACTGTTAATTTAATACCATTTTCAAAATTCTCTTTATAATTATAAAATAAATATCCAGACCATTCTGTTGTTGGGGATACTTTACACCATTGTTGTATCTTCTCAAAGACTTTTTTAGGTATAAATAATTGTTGCTTTACAGCACTTTTTGTTTTAAATAATATACTCTGTTCCATTGCTACTTATTGTTGCATTTAATAATTTTATTATACATACTACTATATAATTAAAAGCACTTTCTCCTAATCCATATACTTTATTATATTCTTGATAACCATTATTTTTTATTTTAATGTGTACTGGTTCTCCTTTAAAATTAAAATAACTAATAGTTGGATATCTAGATATAACATCTTCTAAACTAGAAAAAGGATAATAACTCACATTATTAGTTTCTGTTTTCCATAAAGTATTGTTTTTAAAAACTCTTATCGCCAAAAAACTTCTTTTTGTACTTAGAGGAATACTGGTAACTAAATTACACCATTCAATATAACTATTTGAAATGTCTATATAACAATCTGAAATAGATTTATTGAACCAAAATATGCTACCATTATAAGAAAATGGGGTATCTTCTTTTTTAATATAATACCTAATAAAAGAATTTAATATTGATTTATCATTAGATGGTATATTATTTATTATATTTGTTCTTAAGTTACTAAATAATATTGGTGTTAAGTGTTCTTTTTTATTTACATTACTTAAATATCTATAGGGTACACCTCGTAGACTTTCTGTTTTTACATATAAAGATAACTCAAAACAAAATAGTTCCCATTTATCTAAATTATTATTTATCAACAATTCATATTGAGTTCTTTTTATAGGTCCTGTTCCTAGACATGGTGTTTTCCATTCATACTTATATGGTATACCTTGTATGTGAGAATGACAATAGCTATGTTCTAATTGAGCTATAGTAAATGTAGTACCAGTCATAGTAAATAAATTAAATAATTTACCTTCTTTAGTAAGGGGTACTTGCACCCAAAGATCTTCCACATCTAGACTTTCATTATTTTCATTAGATATAGTTACTTTTGGAAAATGTACTATGATATTACAAAATTCAGTATTATCTGTATTTGTATCTTCTCTATTAGTAATATTTAAATCAGTATTTTCTTCTCCAAAAAAGTCTTTAAACACATTATAAACCTCGTTTACTTGTGTTGTGTTTTCATTGCTACTCATTTTAATTAATTTATCCCCAAGAATATATCTTGGGGATATTAAATAATATTAAATTAAACCATTAAATAAAGCTAATAGGTCTTCTTCTTTATTAGATTCTTTTAGATACTCATTTAATGCATAGAATATAAATTGTTTTTCTCTCTCTGAGAATTCTTTATTATTCTTTACCCATGTCATAAATGAATTTATTGATGAATCTTCACTATTATGGCTACTTGCTATTTGTGTAGTTTTCCAACTATCTATATAACTTTCTAGAGTTTGAGTAGGAAGGTTAGTAAAGGAATAACCATAAATATCTTTAATAGGCTTATTTAAATTATTTGTAGTAATAAAATCATAACATTCTGCCCTAGTAAGTCCAGAAGCAATCTTTTTCTGTGCTGTAGTTATTAGGAATACTAATTCATTAGTAGGATTACCATTCTTATCAGGTACATTTGTAGGAAGTATAGCATCATCTACAAATAGTTCTGTCTTTGATCTTCCTTCAAGAAATGCCATACCAGTACTTTCAATTCCTACATTTAAAAGTTCTGCTCTTAATTCACCAAGTGTTGTAGCATTTGACATAAGTTCTTTTCTTGACTGTGTTGTGGATGAGATAACTGTAATTTTTCTTGTTTCCATAATATAATAAATTAAAATAATAAATAAATTGTTAATAAAATTAAAATGGTGTTGCCACCAATGTTGAAATAACTTCTTTTACTTTTTGTCTGTTAAAGTTTTTACATAAATCTGATGGGTCTTTAGATTGATATTCTGTAGGTATTTCTATTTGATATAAATCAAATAAACTTGCTAACTTATTACCAAAGATATGACCATGATTTTCTGTAGATTTAAAATCATTATCATATAAAATAAAGACTTTATCAAATCTATTTTTTAACTGATTTATAACTTCTTTTTTTGGTATATAACCTTCTCCTTGTAAACTAACTGATGGAATTAATGTATTTTCCCATATACATAGGGCATCTTTTCTTGAAGATGTTATAATTAGATTCTCCCCTTTTTCTGGTAGTTTAGTCCATAAATCCCATACTGAAGCATTATGTTTATTTAACCATTTTTGTTTAATATTAAACGGTTGATATATTTTGTAAGATAGTATATTATCTTTATTCTCTACATAAACATAAGCATATTTATCAGCAGGGAAAATTAATTCTTTATTATTCTTATATAAAAATATATGAGATATAGGATATATATCTCCAAACTTTAACCAAGAAAGAGAAATACCATAACTTTCCCAGTAATCTAAATCATACTGTTTCCATTCTCTTGTTTTTACTTTTATAGAAGAAGATGTTATAATATGTTTTTTATTATAATAAGTTTCTTTTTTATATATAGTAGCATTATTATTTATTTTATATAAATCTTTATTTATTCTATTTAATACTTCAAAATAATTACAATTCCAAGTTAATTTAAATAATTCTATTATATTACCATGATTATATGTTGCAAAATCTTTAAAAAGAATAGAATTATTACTATAAAAAATCCCTACAGAGGGTTTCTTATCTTCTCTGTAGGGAGCATTTATTAAACATGGAATAGTAGTTATATTAAAATAATAATGTAATAATGCTTCTTCTGAAACACTATCTAGAATGTCTATATATGAAACACTACTATTTCCTTTACTTATCATTACTTAACTAACCAACTACTAGGTACTTCTTGTGTTGTAGGTTCTACTTTGGTAGGGGTATTTACATATTCTTGAAGATTAGTAAGTGTGCCATCTACAAAGAATTGTGTATTCTTTATATTACTGCTTTCAGAAGCTCTTTCTTGAGCATCTTTGATATCATCATAGAGTTTTGTATATTTAGAAACACCACATCTAAGTACTTTATTAGTATATACTGTTTGATATTGGTCATTATCTTCAGTAGTCCTAACACCAAATGCTACTTTCATTTTATTAGTAGGTTGATATGAAAGTACTTCTTGTAGTTCTGAGAAATCCCCCTTAAAATAATCTGCTACTTTCTCTAATCTAGCTGTACAATCTTCTGGATGTGCAGTCATTACCCACTCTCCATTTTTATAATCCATTACATTAGGAATATTAAGATATACTTTCAATGCTTCTGTAAGGGCTTCTTCACCTACATAAGCAGCTCTATAATCATTAGTAATGTTAAATGGATGCTCTATTCCATCTTTAGTATAGGTAGGAATTTCTTTATTAGCAAACTGTTCTGTAGTAACCCAAGCAAATCTACCATACTGATCAACTACTTGTAGTTTAGTTCCATCTGCATTCTTTCTAGGCTGATTTCTAAGAATAAAAGAAGCTCTAACTGTCTTTTCTATATCATTATTTCTAGTAGGATCAGTTTGTAATACCCATTCTATTCTAGCCATCTCTACAGATTCCCCATTAACATCTATTGTTGAAACATAAGATGGCTCTTCTGTAACTACATCTCTATCATAGATAGAATTAAGAGTTTTCATATCTGGGCAAATTGCCTTTACAAATACTGAACCAACACCTACATAATACTTTTGACTAGCTGTTTCTACTGAAACTTTTCCTTTTGATATTGCCATAATTTAATTTAATTTAATTGTTATTTTATTCATTAGTTGTTTCTTCACTTACTTCTACTTCTTCTGGTACTTCTGGTAGTTTTTCTACGATTATACTCCAAGTTCCATCTTCATTTTTCCTAAGAGTATCTAGATTTGGTTCATAACTAAATCCATTTGAAGCACCTTGAACTCTATTTATTAAATCTATAGAATTAAATCCACCAGTTATTAGTCTAGACCCTGTTTCTATAGCTTGAATTTCTTCTTCAAGATTCTTAATTTTAGTTTCTAGTTCTTCTTTTTGTGCTTTTAATGTTATGTACCTACTTACTCTTGGATACACATTTTGTGCATTTCTTTTTAGAAATGCTAAATCTCTTACTGTTAATGTTTTCATAAAATTAATTATTATATTCTTTTACTTTTTCTATTACTTCTCCTAAATCATTTTTCATATAAAGTGGTAACATACCAAATGGTGATTTTGCAGGATAAACCCCATCATCATTTGTTACAAATTCTCTAATAGCTCTTTTTTCTTTTTCATCATAAGATGATCTACCATAAAGAACTATTTCAAATTTACCTTCTGGTACAATATAGGAATCTACCATATTACCTGTTGATTTATATCTATATGATATAGAATCTCCATTTTTATCTTTATATTCTTCATAATGTGCCAAACATATTATATTTTTAGATTCTGGTACATTATTTATAGCATCAAAGATAAGTCCCATATTATATCCAATAACTTTAGGTGTATCCCAGCCTCCTTTAAGAGCATTTTTCATATAGTAATCTTGTGATATATAATTCATATCATCCAACACTATATTCTTATAAGGACACTGTTCTGATGCTAATATATTAATTATATTTGCTATTTCTTTAGCATCGTTAGTAATAATTCTATTTCCCTCATTTATTTTTGAGGGTGTAGTAATTTTATAGCTAGAAACAGCACCCCTAAAAGGTAGTGGCTTATTAACTGCACTAATTAAATAGGTTTCTTTTGGGTTTAAACCTTTAATACCCAATTCATCTATTTTTCCTAGTGAAGTGCTTTTTCCAAAACCACTTTTTGCAAGAATTAATATTTTTGCCATATTTTTTTGTTTTATTAAATAATAAATATAAATTGTTTTTCTTTTTATTTTCTAACTCCTCTATATACTTATAGACTTGTTCTAGTTGTACTTTATCAGTAGGTAGAGGTAACTCTTCAAATTGAGATACAGCACCATTAAAGAATAATGGGCATATATTACCGTTTGCTCCATAATCTCTATCTTCTAGTACTTCCATAAATCTACAATAGTTTTTTAGTTTTGTTATATCATAACCACTGAACTCTTTTTTACCATATTTAAAGGGACTATATAATCCTATTGTGATATTGGCCACATTGTTATCTTAGTAGTTCTTTATCTACTAATTCTACAGTTTCAATTTATTATATCTGTAGGTCGGACTATCTCTTTATATTCCACTAACTGTTGGTACAGATAGGAATATATCATGCACTCTTGGTACTTCATCTTCTTCAACACCACTTGGTAAGAAGGTATGTACTAGTCTCTGTTCCTTCATAATATTTCTATTATGCTTGGATAAGGGTTATCTGTTTCCAGATTTTCCCAGATTCACATGATTAAGAGACAATTTATATAATAATTCTTGTTTCATATATGGTAAAACTAAATTTTTAAAATGTTCAAAATCTTTTTTAAGAAGATATATACTATGATTAGAATTAATATGAAAAGTTAAATTAAATTTAATTTTAAAAAATTCTGTTAATAGTAATAGATCTTCTTTATCAAAACAATTAGTAGCAATACTTATAGAAGAACCACTATAGTAACCATCATTCATAAATAGTATGGCTAAAGAAAGTGTATCGAAATCCTTCAAATAATCAGAAGTTATAGTTTTCTTTTTATTCTTGTATAAATTATTATAAAGAAACAAAAATTCAGGATTTGAAGGCAACTTGCATATAGCAGATTCATAATATAACCCAGTTCTTTTATCTATAGTTTTTCTTTTAGATATAACAAACTTTGCTCCTATTGATGCCAATTCTTCCGCTTTCCATTTACAATATTCTAATTGTTTTATTCCGTGCTCACAACTAAAAAATGGATTAATGTTTGTTTTTATTAAAGAAGCATCTCCCAATAAAGAACCTATTATAATAAACTTCTGTCTTTTTGTCATTTTTATAGCTTTATTTATGAGTAAATTATCTCTTTTTATATTGTTTCTTTTTCTGAAAGAATATATAGAGCTTTCTCCTACTCCAAGTATTTTAGCCACTTCTTTATCAGTTTTATTCTCTAAAATTAACTTTTCTGCTTTCTCATAATCTATTTTTTTTAAAAGGTTTATATGAGAAATTAGATTTTAATCCCATTTTTGTTCTGTGAAATTGTATTAATTGTCTTGAAACATTCATTATAGATGCTATTTCTACATCTGTTTTACCTTTTTTATATAATTCTATTAATCTTTGTTTATCCATATTTTATGATATTTTAAAACTACAGTACAAAGATAAATAAAATATATAATATATACAAGTTTTATTGTGTGCTTAAAAAAATCTCTACTTGTGGTTTTTGCGTCCGCTAAACCATCTGAAGAAGGCTTTATTTTATCTAGTTTTTGATTTTCTATTCCTTCTTGACTTTGTGCTTGATGCTGTACCATTACTACAATATAATTAAGTTGTTTCTTTAAAGTTATATTGTATTTGGACATTTTATTTATAGTACCTTTAAGGTCCAATCCACTCTCTAATGATAAATTAGCAGCATTATCTTCTATTATAATCCTATATTCATCTGGATCATCTTGCTCATATGGATTAATAGGATCTAACATTTTTTTCTTTATTAATTTACCAAATTCATCTTTTGTTTCATATTCTACATAATTAAAATGTCCATGTTTTTCTGCATATTCTCTGCATACCTTATTAATGCCTGTTGGGTTTTTTATGTCCTCAAAGCACAAAACTACATTTTCATATAACTCTATATATTCTTGATATAAAGGAGATTTTAGTAAATCTATAATGCTTTGATCTAGTGGATGTTCTTTATTAGTACTTTTAAGGTCAGTAGTTGATACATATAATCCTGATAATCTAAACAAAAGATGAGATAAAAACTCACAATACTTCTCTTTTTTACTCATTTCAAGAGTGAAATAAAGAATTTTTGCTTTAAATTCTGGATGTTCTTTCATAAAGAAAATAGAATCATATACAAACATTTTATCTGCAAATTTTGATTTACCTATTTTTTGATTAGCAGTTATTATTATATATTTACCTTGTTCTACACCCGGAAAAGTATTCCTAAATCTAGGAAAAGGCAATGGTATACAATTATATTTTCCTTGTAATATTCTATCCCTTCTTTGCTCTAAATCCTTTATTACAATATCAAAATCTTTCATATTAAAGTAGTAGTAAAATCTGTAGAAGTTGTATCAATTTCTTTATTTTCTAACACTTCTGCTAAGTCTGATCTATTATCTTTTAAAATAAAATATTTTAAAATTCTCATATACTGATTACCAGTATTGTTTTTAACATAAGTTTCAGTAGCCTTAGCAATATCATCTGCTGTCCATTTATTACCATAAATAGCATAGAATTTTCTTAATTTATCTACTATTTCTTTTTGAGAACTCTTCCAGTAGTAATCACCTTTTTTACCATCTGGATATAGACTTCTTAATCTAGTAGCTAATTCATCTAATTCTTTACTTTTTGGTAATATAGTCATAGAATCCATAATAACATTATTTAAAATTTCTATAGCTAATGATGATACTGATAACCCTTCATATTTACCATATTTTGATAGTAAACTTCTAGTTGTTAGTTTATTAATTGCACCATCAATATTTAAAGGACCACAAGAATAAGCAAGAAGTAATAAAGTTTCTTGTATTGACAAACCATTCTTTAGACAAGCATCTTCTGTAATACTAACTTTCTTCATATTGTTTTATAAATCTGTTGTCTATATTTTCAGTAACATTTTTCAGATACTCTTCATCTTTAGTTCCTCTATAATAAAAGATATATTGTACAGGATTAGTAGACCTTAATACTCTTCCTAATTTTTGAATAAACTGTCTTTCTTTTCCATCTAATTGTACTATTATTCCAATTTCAATATTAGAAAGATTTTGTCCTTCTTGTAACATTCCTATAGCAAATAGTTTATTATTAGTACCACTATTAAAATTATCTATTAGTTTTTGATTCTCTGTTTTACTATTTTTAGAGTTTATTACATAGTTGGCTCCTAATAACTGTGCTTGTTCTATAGATGTACAGAAGCAAATTAGTCTTTTATCTTTAAGTCTATTTAATAAAGATTTAACTTCTTTAGTTTTAAGTTCTCCTAAATATCTTTTTCTTATAGTTCCTAATTGTAACCATTTATTTTTTACAACTTCTCTTCCACATGCAAAATATCTATTTTTCCAATATTCTATTTTATCAGTTAAATAGTTATATTTCTGTAATGCAGTACAAGAAATATGAAGTTCTACATTAGGGTATCTTGTTTTTGCAAATAAGTATTTAAATCTATCTTTATATTCACATTTAAATATTTTTCTCAATGTTGTTTTACCCCAAGTTTCTACTATTTCTTCTGTAGGAGATATACCATTTAATGTTAAAGGTATTAAATAAATAATTGGTTGAGGAATATAATTATTATCTATAGCTTTTTGTATTTCTATATTAAAATGATAAAAATTACCAAATATTCTAGATAAAGTATCTATAATATCTGTATTTAATGTTGCTGATAATGCTAATATTTTATTTGTTTTTAATGTTTCTAATATTGCTATTCTTTTTTCTGAGTTTAAATGATGTGCTTCATCAAAAACTATTAAATCCCAATTAGTATTCTTATATTTTTTAAGAGAAGCATAACATTCTATAATTATATTATTAAAGGGAACATTTAAATTTTTAAATTCATTTTCCCAATTCTTTTTATGGGCACTTTCCGCTACAAAGATAATAGTTTTAGTTGGTTTTAAGGTATCTATTGCTTTTACTGTAGTATATCCTTTACCAACTCCAGTTGCCCATGTTAATATAACTCTATTTAATTCTTTTAATTTTAAGATAGCAGTATTTTGAATTGTTTCTTTTTCCATCAATCTTCTAACACAGTATAATTATAACTTTTAGCCCCTCTAGCACTAGCATATGAAGAAATATGCCATTCTAGTCTTTCTTCTGGGGTTAAGTTTTTCCATTTTTTTCCTTGTGTTTTCTCATTATAACCTTCTGGAATTGTAGTGGAGATAAAATAATTATATGCCATTCTAGTCATATTAATATGTATAGAAGCATCTTCCCAAACATAATCTTTTACTTTTTGTACTCCCTTTTTTACTACTTTATCTCTTTCTTTTTTTGTTAATTTGATAGGTGTAAGATCTTTTTTAGTTAGGACAAAAGGTATTTCTTTTGTCCCAACTAAATGTCTAGTACCACCATTAATTATTAAATTAACAGATATTTTAGTATCATTATTCATTACTTCTTAGTTTATCTTTGATTTTTGTAATTACCTCTTCGATATTATCACAATCAATAGTTGCTAGTATAATATCATTCTCTATGAGTGTAGCAGACCAAAACTTATTAAAGTTTTTATTATGTCTTTTTTCTATACAACTCTTAACAGCTCCTTCTATTGCTGATATATGATAACTAGGTTGTGTAGATCCAAGTAGATTTTGTAGTTTTGAGATACATTCTTTAAGAGTTTTTAAATCTTTAGCATCTTCTTTTGAAAGATTATTATAGAATTCTTTTTTTTCTTCTGCCAATTCTTTTTGCAGATCAGATTGTACTCTTTGAGCCAATGCTGAAATTTGTTTACTTGTTAATTTCATTTTTTTTTATTACTAAATATAAATGTTTTGTATTTGTAAAATAACAATGTTTTTCCTTATAAATATCAAATAAAAAAGCACACACTTTAGATGTATTACCAGATTCAGTAAGTTGAGATAACCAATAACATTTATCCCAAGAAGCATTATATACTAATACCATATTATCATCATTTCTTATAGCATTAGTATAATCTGGATTTTTCCAATCTATTCTTTTTGTTGTATAATTAGTGCCTTTATATACCCATGTTCTCATAATTATTTTATTTCTGAGATTGCAATAATATCTTTAATATCCCAATATTCACTATTTGCTTCTATCTTTGCTTCTTCTTTAGTATTGGCTTCTACCCATACTTTTGAAACATCTTCTTCATCCCATTTTGGGATATATACTACTTTCCATTTTTTCATATTTATTTACATATAAGATTTATATAATTATAAAAATTTTCTTTAAATAATGGTATATCTTTTATAAAAGAAGTTGCTAATACCATAAATCTAGGGTGATTAAACCCTATAATTATATTACCATCTTCATTTACTGCAAAATCATCACCATTCCAGCCTCCCCCTTTATAACCTATTGTATTACAGAAATTAGATATTGATGGTTCTATAAATCCAAATTTATGAGATATAGCATTAGAAATAAAAGAGTTTGTTTCTATTTTGTATTTTGTGTCTATATCATTTAAAGGTAATTTGTTTTGATCACAAACTGCTTTTATTTCTAATAATTCTTTTATTGTTGGTTGAAATTTATGAATAGAAAGAACTAATTGTTGCTTTTTTTGTATTTTAGCAAGTCTTTCTTTTTCTTCTTCTTCTGCTTTGGCTTTTCCAAAAGCGTTTATTTTATCTATTATATCCATAATTAATTTTGAGTGTAGTTTTCCAACATTTCACTATCTATTTCACCATTATCAATTTGTTTTGCTTCTGCATTTAAGAAGTTATAACATTTTAACTTCCATGCTTCTGATATAGGGTCATTTGCTTTTCTAATAACAATACCTTCTCTTGGTACTTTGTTATTACATAAAGATTCATTCTTTTCCATTAGAAATGTCTTTTCATTTTTTAATAATTCAAGGACATTTTCATGCCAGTGTTTAGTAATCTGTAAATTAGGATATAAATCTTTTAGTGTTCCATCATATAAAAGAGGAAACTTCATAATACAATCTCCTAATTTTTCTCTAAGCAATAATCCAAAATTAATTACATCTGCAATATCTAAATCTGTGCCTTTATATGTTATTCTATATACCATTAATTTTGATTTTTCTTCATCTTTAGAGTTACAGCCATAATCATAGTTTTTCTGTATTGCTGTACCATTAGGAGTAAAACCTACAATCTCTACATATATTTCATAATCTTTTTTAATAAGACCATCAAGTTTCTTTGCCCAATATCCCCAGATATCATCAGAATAATAACCACCTATTTTTTGTTTTTTATTAATATATTCATTTTTAATAACAGTTCTTGAAGAATATACTAGATTATATTTTTGGTCATATTCATTTGTATGTTTCACATATTTTCTCCAAAACCTTTTATACCAAGGAGTTGGTATATTAGTAAGAATATTAGCAAAACATGCTGATGTTCCATGAATCTTAGTACTTATATAAACTCTATCATTAGGATTTATTTCATTTATATATTTCTGTAATGTTTTTGTATCATAATGAAATTTAAAAGTACCATCTATAAGTAATTTAAACTTATTAAGAATCTTTTGTTTTTTATTTGATTTGGATATATTTTTATTATTATTAGGAATATAGACTTGTATAAATTTTTTATCATTAATTTCATCAAAGTCTTTTCCTACATTATTTTCAAGAAAACTAATTACTTCTTTTTCTGTAATATTAAGAAAAGTAGCAATACTTTTAGAATTAAGTAGTAATCCATATGAAGGTGTACCACCTAATTTAATAATTCTAATTCTTCCATACTTATTAATATATCCCTTTTTAGTGTTATCTTTATTTAAAGTAGAATCATCATATAAAGAGTTAAGATAAAGAAATTCAGTACATAGCATTGTTTCATTTGCACAATAAACCGCAACATCACCAGTTTTGAACTCATCCTTTCCTATCACAATGGAAAGACCATTCACCATTGTCTTAACAATTCTATCCTTACCTTCAATAGTAAAAATTTCTCCTATTCTCACACAAGTTGCACAATATTCATCCTTGAACCCCTTGCTTTTGCTTATTTTGATATTAGTCATTTTTTACAATTTGTATGATTTTTTGTAATCTTATTTTTGTGTATCTTTAGTTATATCTTTTACTTTACATTTATTTACTTTCATTTATAATTTTTCTAATGAATAACTATTTTTCTAACTAACTCATAAATAACTCCTAGAATTAAAAAGAGTAAAAATAAAGGCCAAATAAATGTACATGTAACTACCATATAGTAATTTGTATGAACACTTGAATTGATATAATCATACATTAAAAATAAAGTAGGTATATCTGGTTTATCAATGAATTTGCGATCAACCTTTTCCCATACAATTGCTATAATTATACCTATTATAAAATATGATAAAATAATAATTAATACAAATAACCAAGTTGCCATAAAATTTATAATTTTAATTATTACACCCTAAACCAATTTGCTAAATCAGTATACCTCAGCACTCTTACTATATTCTGCGATTCATGTACTGCAGAAAATCTAGCAAAATAGTTATATCTTCATAACTATTGAAAACATACCAAATAGAAATAGATAATTAGATGTCATTGTTTCAAATTTCACCCAATCTCCAATCAAATTCATTTACTTTCATCTGTTATTAAATCTATTATCTTCTGTATTTCCTGTTCTACATAGCACCAATCTTGCAGTGTGCCAACCATTAACCCACCTTGCCTTATTTTCATTTCTTAACCCTCCGAATTCGGTGTGTTTAACCTCTCATATTTTAGTTCATCTATCTCTCCATCCCAAACCTTTCCATCTTTTGTTTCAATATTATCATCTTCGTTGTAATGCCAACAATTGGGGCAATACCACTTACCACCTCTTTCTGTCCAATCAGAGTTCTCTGCATTAAACTTTGCTCCATCTTTATCCGAAGTCCAATACTCATCGTTAAGTATTTCTCCACAACAATCACATCTCATATTGAAGAAGTATTCTCTTATTATTCCCATATCCCTATTTCTTTAATTCTTCGATAAGTGCATCGGCTAATTTTATAGCACCTCTTGCAGTAGTGTTATAATTTTAATTCTATATATGGTAAGCCATCCAAACCCTTATATTCTTTTGCATCTTCAGACCAGTCTACTTCTTCCTTTATCATATCAATTAGATAATCCTTGTCATATCTTGCTATAAGTTGCATTATTACATCTCGTAATTCTGCATTGGTTAAATCTTGTGCTCGGACATGGTCAATGATAAGAGTACCATTTATAATGCTTGTTATTTTCATAATTATTCCTCCCATTCGATTTTAATCGTTCTAATATAAAGTTCGTTACTGGTTCGCCCTGCCCCAATTGCATCTTCTTCGGTTTTATAAATCACACACCCTAAATTTAGTTCCCTGCAATTTAATTTATACATATTCACCCACCCCTCATGCTTTTCGGGTGCAAAGAAAAGGTCAAATATATTTTCCATACCTTCGCTATATTCTCCGCTTAAAGTATAAGTCTGAAAATCTTCTGTACCATTATCATTCCTGATTAAGGCTATGATTGGATAATCGAACATCCTATCTGTGCATATTATCCTTGCGCTCCTGCCATCTCTCGTCACAACCTTGCGTGACGGATTGGCTAAATACTCTTTTAAATTAAATTGTTTCATATCTTATATATTTCTCTGTTATTCAATCTGTTCTGTTCCCTCTTGTAGGCTTTAATTACATAGTCGGGAACACTATTCATAATTAATTCTGACTTGATTGGATGCGCTTCCTTTGCTGCTTGTAGCCACTCGTTGAAATTAAAGGATATTTTCAGTTTAAGTTTGGTGAGTTGCATAGATGCCTCCTCGTATGCCAATCTCGCATTTTCCTCGAATACAAGCACTTGCGCAGAATTGTATCTTATGCGGTCTTCTTTCTCGCTTTCTGACATCTCCTGCCAATAATCATATCCTACAAAATAAGCATACTTATCTCGTAGTTCGTTATATAACCCAAGTCGCATCCCCAACTCGGTCATAGCATCGCCCACTGCCTTGCAGTCGACTACTATCAATCTTTGTTCTTCTGCTGTCATCGTTCATTGCATATATTATCCATCATCTTCTCCCCCTCTTTTTCGCCAAGTAGCATAAAAAACTCTACATCCTTTGTGTTTGTCCTTATGCGTATTGAACGAGAATGCGTCCCTCCAATAACCTCTAACTGCCCCACTCCGAACTCATGCGCCATATCTACAAGTCCACAAGAGTACACATACCAGTGTCGGCTACACTCATCTTCCGTGTCATGCACACCATTACATACTAATTCAGTGTGCCCTTTTTCTTCTTTAAAAATCCAATAATGTTTCATTTTTTTCTTTTTTTGAGTTGTCAAAGGTTTTTTGACAACTGGTTTTCTGTCGCTTTTGTTCGTGCTTTGCAGAGCCTTTATTCTTCGAACCAACACAAATCCTGCAAGTATTCCAAATACTCTGGGTTGTGCTCCCATACTACACCCGTTCCACCGCAGAGGGTGCATTCTATATATTTGCCGTCCTCATCCTGCCCCTTATATCCCGTGCCCTTACAGATAGGGCAATCAATATATAAATCCTCTTCCATTATTTTTTCCCAATTAATTTCCAACTCTCTTCGTCGAGTGGGATGCAACATCCGTCGAAACAGATAGTATTATCTATATCCCCTATCCGCCTTACTTCGTGGTAGATTGTCCCATTGCAATTCATCCTCTCGACATATATACCCGTTCCCCACATATCGTAGGTAGTGTTACGGCATACTACTATATCTCCTGCTTGCATCTCTTAATCCTTTGTGCGACCTCCCAAGTGCCGCAGATTATATAATATACTACCATCGGTATCAATACGCAGATACCGAACATACGCAAATAGGACACGGGCACATCACACACAAATATGTGACATACTCCGCATCCTACTATTCCTAATACTCCTATTCCTCCGAGTACTACCATACTCCAGAATAGAACATTTAATAGAATTTCTTTAATCTTTTTCATACCTTTTATGTTTTTGTTTCTGCAAAGGTAGAAATAAAATTTGAATTGTGCAAATATTTTTTACCAATTTTTTAATCTTGCATATTCTGCAATAAGCAAACTATCTCTGTCTGAATGGTTTACATCGTTAAAAATCGGATACAATCTATTGCCAATTTGTAGGCTCATTGACTTCAATTCGTCCTTTTCAGTCCCTCTGGGCAGAATTTCCTTCTGCCATTCCTTGCTATCGATATAGCGCAAAGGCAATCCCAATTCCTCTATCAATATCAGTTCCGCTTCGTGGCATCGCAATGCCACCGCACTCGCTATAAACCTCGTAGGATTGACCATTGGACGCTCCATAACCACTAACACCTCCGCGCCTTTATAAGGCTCTAAAATCGCCTTTAAAGTGCCATAATCGAGCCGTGTTATCATCTTCTTTGCTTTCGTGTAGTCCTGCTCTTTTTTTACGGGTATCTTGCCAAAGGCTTTCTCCTGCTCGGATAGGATTGTATAAGTCCCCGTAACTCCGTTATCAATCCCGATGTAAGTCTTACTCATCTTCTTCTCTATTTAGATATGTTACCACCTTGTTTGCAAGCGCAAAACAAGTATTTTTAAGTTTTTCCGCGTTATTGAGGTTACAGACAAAATCCACATTCAAGTCCCTTTCATAACTATTCGCCATCTTAATCAAGCACTTACGCATATATTTGAGGTGCATATTCGTTTCCCCCTTTCTGTTAGGCAAATAGACATAGAGGTTAGTCCACAACAACCCTGCAATCTGACATAGCAAGTCACATAGTAAGATGGATGCAAGCACATCCCTTGCGCTTTCTCCATAGGCATCTAATGCCGTGTAGAGTTCCATTTTGCACATCTCGATATAGTTATGCAATTCAGTCCCAAGATTGTCCATCTCGTCCATCATAAAATCCGCTTCGTCCATTGTAAGCGTGCGGAACAAGTCCGAATTAAACGCTTTATACTCTTTTGCAAAGTCGGTAAGATACTTCCGCGCTTCGTGCTTAAACTCCCTGTTTTTTATCTCCTTACAATAGATTTGATATGCTATATCCATAAGGTAGTAAGGCGCAAGTAATGCAGTTGCATCCCCCTTTACTTCCATCTGCTTGTACTGTCGGAAGTACTTAATCGCTATATCCTTGTATTGTTTCATATTTCAACAAAATGTGTATAGTTTTCATTTCCCCTGCAAGCAATTTTCAGTCCTCCACCTGCTCCTGCTCTATTCTTCTGCAAGTACATATTAACCTCGTTAGTATTCTCGCCGAACTCATTGCGTACCCTTTCAAGCATTATTACGATATCTGCATCCTGCTCGATTGAGCCACTATCCCGCAAGTCTTGTAGTTGTGGTGTTCTGTTAGCCGCATCGCGGTTCAACTGGCATAGTAACACGATAGGTATTTTTAAACTTTTGGCAAGTTTCTTCAATCGCTTCGTCATCTCCGTCACCTGCCTATATAGGTTCTTGTCGCTATCGCTTGTGCTCATCAGTTGCAGATAATCGATATAGACGATATCGCACCTCCCTTTGAGGGCGTTGAGCGTTATTGCAGTGCAGACATCATCCGCAGTTGCTTGCGCATCGTCAAACCACATCTTGCCGTTGTTGAGCATTTGCTTCGCCTTGTCGAAATTCTCCCAATCTACTTTGCCTGCTGCTATATCTCTTTTGTCAAGCAATCCCGTACTCGATAGCAACCTTTCTCCAAGTTCGATATTGGTCATCTCCAAAGACAAGATTAAAGCATTATAGCCGGCTATTGTCGCCGCTCTTGCCATCTGCATCATAAACATCGATTTTCCGACCGATGGGCGTGCCGCCAAGACTACCAAGTTGCCTGCCGTAAATCCGCCGTAGGTAAACCAATTTAAAGTGCTAAAACCTGTTGTTATATGGGTTTCTGTTCCCTTGCTGACTTTCTCTGCTATCTCGTTAATCACCTCGCCTACACTTCGGGTTGTTTCGGAGTTCATATCTTGTTCGAGTGTGCGTGTCAGCGCAGTGGGTGCATCCATTACCTCCGATAGTTGCGTGGCTTCATTGCTTGCTATTTGGAGGTTTCGTATGGCTTCAAAATATAACCTACGGCGTTGCATCACTACTTGCAGTGTGGTTATATGGCTTCGCACTTGCATATCTGTGCCATATCCGATTTGAGATGCAATTTGATTAAGGAAATAGGTCTTATCTACCCTTGCACATACGGATACCATATCGATAGTTTCGCGGGCATCGTACATTGCTCGTAATACTTTGTAGACTTCTTTCGCATCTCTGTCGTAGAATAGTCCCTCACATAGGATATTTAGGTTTTCGGGTATTAATTCGGGACTTGTGATTAACTCGAATAATAGTTTCCTTTCGAGGTTCTCCTCGTAGGGAATAGGGAACTCTGCAAGTTGCAGAGGCTCTCTAAAATCTGTGTTTCTTTTCATATTCTTCTATGTATTTTTTCGCATCCATTGTAGGCACTTCTGAATATTGCGCCTGTGGTTGTGTTTGGGGTTGTCTTGTATATCTTGCCTTACGTTCTTCATCGTTGCGCTTCCAAGTTTGCAGTCTTCTTTTTAGTTCCCATGTTTTTTCTTTCTCAAACCGCATTTTTTTACCGCCGAACTCTGTCCAGTAATCGCAGAATGCTCGTATCATTCTTTCTCCATATTCGGCTTCGTACATTTCGGCTTCCGCTCGGAACTTATCTTCGCGTTCTTCCCTTGTGAGAGAGGGGGGTGCTGGCGTTGTATGGGGGGAGAGAGTCACTTCGTGACTATTTTTGTTTTTAAGGTTGATACCTTCGGTTTTAGTACTACCCTTTACTACATTGGTAGGATTGGTCAGTGGGTAGTTTGAACTTTTTTCTTTGCTAAAACTATTTATAGTTTTAGTTTCTTTATTATATATATTATTATTATATATATTATTATCTTTTGTTGGTTGTTTTAACCAATCGTCAGTTGAATTAACCACTGGACAGTTATTTTCACCAAAGAGGGATAGTGTTTTTTCGGTTAGGGCATACCAATTTGTTTTTAGCATTTTGTTATTGCTATAATTCCCCTTAATTATATAATTACCCT